GATCGGCCCGCAAGGCATCCAAGGCCCGGCCGGTGCCGACGGCCTCGACGGTGCGCCGGGTGCCGACGGTGCTACCGGCCCGCAGGGTGAGATCGGCCCGCAGGGGCCGCAGGGCGAGATCGGCCCGCAAGGCATCCAAGGCCCGGCCGGTGCCGACGGCCTCGACGGTGCGCCGGGTGCCGACGGTGCTACCGGCCCGCAGGGTGAGATCGGCCCACAGGGGCCGCAGGGCTTGCAGGGCGTGCCGGGTGACACCGGCCCCGCCGGGCCTGCCGGTGCCGATGGCCTCGACGGGGCCACCGGCCCGCAGGGCGAGATCGGCCCGCAAGGCATCCAAGGCCCGGCCGGTGCCGACGGCCTCGACGGGGCCACCGGCCCGCAGGGCGAGATCGGCCCACAGGGGCCGCAGGGCGAGCAAGGCCCACAGGGCATCCAGGGGCCACCAGGCGAAACGGGTGCCACCGGCGACACCGGCCCGGCCGGGCCGCAGGGCGACCCCGGCACGGCCTATGACATTGGCGTGGGCGTCGCCGGGCTCATGCCGGAAGGCGAGAAAATTCTTATCTTCCAGGCCGTGCGCGACTTCACGCTCCCGGCGTCGCTGACCGGCAGCTCGTCGAAGAGCGGCACGGCCGCGACGAGCTCGTACACGTTCACGATCGCGAAGAACGGCTCGAGCATCGGCAGCGTGAACTATGCGGCGGCCGCCACCACGGCCACGTTCACGTTCGCCTCGAGCGTGAGTTTCGCCGCGGGCGACACCCTCACGATCACCACCGACGGCACCGCTGACGCGACGCTCGCCAACGTCGGAATCACACTGAAAGGCACGGTGAGCTGATGCCGCCGGTGTTCTTCCAGCGGTACGTGATGCGCGAGAGCGCGCCCCCACCGCCCGCCGATCCGACGATGCCGACGCCCATGAGCTATTGGCGGTTCGAGAGTGCCCCGAGCAATTCGTTTCGCCCGTCTATGGGCACCGACAACCTAACCTTCGGCACGACCGGCACGGCGGCTGGCGTGGCGACCGGCAAAGTCGGCAACTGCGCCGACTTCGTGACCAAGGACTTTTCCTATGTATCTGCTATCGTCAACAACGCCAGCAAGAGCATAGCGTTTTGGGTCAACGGCAGCGATCCGTCGGCAACGAAAGTCATCCTCAAGCTGGCAAATGGTTCTGCGTCGAATACATTTTGTTCGATTGGATGCACCGCAACCGAATTTGGCGCATGGGATTTGACAGGCAGCAATTTTATTGCGGCCGGTTCCGCTGCATCTATTCTAAATGGCGCGTGGCACCATATCGTATACGTCGAGGATTCGGTCGGCAATACCCGCAAAATTTACCTTAACGGTGCCCTTGTAACGACTGGCTCGGGCGACCTTTGGAGTTCCACGACCTATCCCTACATCGAGATCGGCACGAGCATGGACGCCTACATGGACGAGCTTGCCGTTTACCGCGTCGCGCTCACCGCTGAACAGGTCGCGTACCTCTACAACAACCCCGGCTCGATCGTCGGGCTCGGCAACGGCAGCTCGACGCCGGCCGACACGACCGGGCTCGTCGCGCCTACCTACGGCTGGAATTTCGACGGCGACACCCTCGACGCCATGCCGACGGCCGTCAACAGTGACGCGCTCTCGGGCCTCTCGGGCTCGCCGGCCTACTGTGACGGCCGAAGCGGCCGGGGCAACACCGTAAACGCCAGTAGCCGGGTGAATTACACCGCCATCAGCAACGCGGTCAACGACAATGTAAGCGTCAGCTTTTGGTGGCGTCACGACGCGGTTTCGACCTCGACCGCGATCCGGCTATTGGTTAGCTGGCAGGCCATCACGACCAACCGCGCGCGCTCAATTGGCATTGCGGCAAACGGCAATGTCGGCGTCTACAACAGCGCGGGCACCTTCATTTCCGCCGGCTCGGCTTGGACAAAGGGCCTGTTTGACGGCAAATGGCACCACATCGTTCTAGTGGAAAGCCCGACCGGGGCCTACCGCCGGCTTTACGTCGATGGCGTCTTGAACACGCTCACCAACGGCAACTATTGGACGGCCGCTTCGGGCTCGAAAAACTTTGCCGTCGGCGGCGACTTCAACCAGGGATTCAAGGCGTTCGGAGACTTTGACGAGGTGCGCGTTTACATCGGCACCGCGCTCACGCAGGCCCAGGTGACGGCCCTCTACAACGCCGGGGCCTAGTCGGCCTCGACCTCGCTTGCGGCGGTGCCGGGCACCTTGCGCTCGAGGGCGCGTTGCTGGTGGTTCTCGACGTGGCGGCTCGCGCGGCGCAGAAACTCGGCGAGCGCCTGGCCGTGGGGCACGTCGCGTTCTATTCGCGTGGCGAGAGCTGCGAGCGCGCCGGGCGGTAACTCCCTGACGGGCTCGGTCATGTTGGCGAGGGCGATCGCGTCGGCGAGGGCCGCGTATAGCTCGCGCAGCTCTTCGCGGCTGATGCTCTTCTTACCTTGTGCCATCGGTGCGCCCCCACGATTCGGCCTGGAGGTCTTCGGCGCGCTCGACGCGCTCGGTTCCGTCGTCCCAGATAATCAGGTAAGCGTCTGCGCGCCCGGCAAAGGCTTTCACCTTGCCGAAGGTCCTGCCGTGAATCAACTTGCCGGGGTTGTCGCGGTCGAGCATGGTGATCGCCTTGCTGACCCGCTGGCCGATCGCCCAAGGGGTGTTAATCATGGTGGTTTCCCTTTCCGCCGGTTATCGCGGCACCGAGAGCGCGGGAAGCGCCGAAACCGGCCACGGGGGCGCGGTTGCGGGTGCAGGGTAGGGGCCTGCTCGCGGTGCCATTCCAGATAAGCGACATTATCAATGCTTTTTCGGTGTCCTTCCTGGTTCCAGCTACGGTGTCAGAGCAAGTGACATAATTAGTGCCGGAATCGGTCTAACCTCAACATACCACGTTGTCACCATTTGCAAAGGCGATATACAAGTGTTCAGGCCAAAATATCGCAAATTCACATCAAAAGCGGCCCCGAGCGTATATCTCGGGGCCGTTATGTCGAAACCGTCATTTTTTGATGCAAATCGGGGAATGTTGTCAGTCTGCGTGGTTTCCAGGGCGCGCGACGCCCGCGCGACGCGCCAACAGCCGCAACATGGCGTCGGGGATTGCTTGCAGCTTGGCGATCGCTGCCGTCGCCTCGGGCGTCCCTTCCGCCTCGAGCAGTTCGATCGCGAGGCCCAAGGCATCAAAGGCGCTCGCGTTCTCGGCGGCTTGCCATAACGCCATGAGGTCGTCGTGATCCTCGGGGCCTATCTCTTTGAGCAAGCGGCTCATGGCCACTCGCCCCGCGACTTCATCAGCTCGACGTACCCCGGCGGCGCGACGAGCTCGGCGAGCTTGGCGATCGCCGCGTCCTGGTCGGCCCCGCTGCGCTTGGCGAAGACGACCTCGATCGCCGCGATCTTCACCGCGTAAAGCTCCCGGTTCTGCGCCGTCGCCTTGAAGTACATGGCGAGCATGGCCGCGAGGGCCAGCACCCACCCAATCAGCTCGATCATGACTTCTTGCCTTTCTTCTTGCCGAGGCCCTGCGCGTCGCGGTATTCGGCCCACAGGCTCGCGTCGGTGATCCAGATGCCGTTGCGGCACACGCCCGCAAGCGCCCCGGCCTCGACGGCCTTCACCAGCCGCGAGAGCGGCACGCCCACGGTGCCCGCGCAGCCCGCGAGCGTCATGGGGCGCACCAGCCACGACGGCATGGCATTCGGGTCCGCGGCCGGTGCCGGTGCCGACGGGGGAGCTGCGTCGATCACCTCGGCGACGACTTGCGGCTCATGGCGCTTCTTGGCGGCCGCGCTGAAATGCTCGACCCCGTGCCGCTCGAGCGTCGCCTGCCCGCCCGCGCGCCCACCGCCCATGCGGCCGATCTCGCGGAAAAACTCAGGCCCGCGCGCATCCTTGAGGGCCGTGCCGCCAGCCTTCCCGGCGTCGCGCATGTGGTCGCTGCCGTGGCGATCGACGGTCTTTCGCCCGCCCTTGCGCCCCCACTCCCTGGTGCGCTGATCGCCCTTCTGGAAGCCACCCCGGCGCGGCAGCGGCTCGCTAGGGTTCGCCTCTTTCTTTTCCTGATAGCGCCGCGCGTTCGCGGCCTTCTGGCAATCCCGGCACCAGAAATTGATGCCGTCGCGCGAACGGTGGTTCTTGTTGAACGCCTCGAGCGGCTTTTCCTGCTCGCATTTCGAGCAGACCTTGGCCCCGTCCGTCGCCGCGGCGATCGGCTCTTCGCGCAGCCGCTTGGGCAGCGGGCGCGGGTTGTCGGGCATCAGGGGCCGCGGCGAGCCCGCTGGCGTGCCGTCCTTGCGCGGTCGCCCCATGGGGCGCTTCGCAGGCGGCTCGGGCACGGGCTCAGGCACGCGCATGGGGCCGGTGACGATCGGTGGCCTGCCCTCGGCGACGCAGATAGCGCAAGGGTTCGCGGGGCCATTGGGAAAGATGCCCTCGAGTAATTCGGTGGCGCAGGAGATACACAGATAGCGGGCCACGGCCTTACCCCTTATTCTCGGTCGTGAAGGCCCGGAGGTTCTTCCAGGCCTGGGCCACATGCGCGGCCCACGGCTTGCACTCGGGCGGGTACTGCTCGGCGAGGACGTGCGTCAGGTGCCGCCAGGCCCGGTAAAGGTCGTCACCGCTCACGTCCTCGCCCGTCAGCCCGTCGAAGGTCGCGAGCTGGTGCGACGCCCCGCCGTCTTCGCGCCGGATGCCGCTCATGAGAACGAACACGTCGGTTCCGCCTACCATCGGGTCGGCTGCGGCGGCCGCGCGCAGCTCGTCGGCCGTGAAGGGGCCGCGCGTGAAGTCGAGCCGGTATTTCATGGCGTACTTGTGTTCGCTCATTTCCGCACCCGCCGCGCTTCGTAGACCAGGCACACGGCCTCGGGCGTGGTGCCCGTGCGCGAGAGCCTGACGTTCCACAGCATCAGCTCGAGGCCGGCGTCGAGCTCTTCGGGCAGCTCCCACGCGGTCACGAAAAGGCTGTGTTCCGGCTCGCCCATGCGCGCGATCTCGTCTGACAGCACCATGAGAACCTGCCGCATGTCGTGGCCGTTCGCCACGCGGGCGCGTTCCTCGTCAGCGAATTTCGCGGCCCACCGGCGGCGACGGCCGCCAGGCTCACCCTCGATCGCCTCGACGTATTCCCACGCGACTATTTCAAACGGCTTGATGCTCTGAATGGAATCGAGCAGGGCTTGCGTCTGCTCGGGGTTGACCTCCCACATGTGGTTTCCTTTCCTTGTGTGGTGAACAGCGGCTATCAGCCGCGAATCAGAAGGTATAATCCGGCACCGAGCGCGATACAGTAGCCCGCATCGGCGATCCAGATTATCTTGCGACCTCGCGCACCGTTTTTAAGGGCGACGTGCGCGAGGGCCTGGGCGACCCCGCCGAGAACGATCACGGCGAGGACCGCGAGCTTACCCGGTGTCATCGGGCAGCTCGCGGTCCTCGTCATGTTTCAGGGGCCAGCCGTTCATGCCGTCGAGGTAGCCGGGCTCAAAGCAGGGCGAGAGCGCCGCGATCACGGCGTTCATTTCATCGAAGCCCACATACTTGACCCCGTGCCGGCTGACGGCCTTGAACAGCTCTGCGGCAAGGGAAACGGGAATGCCCATGACGATCCTCCCGGCAACAGGCGGTCACAGGCAAGGGTTCAGCCCCGCGCGTGACCTCGAGCGGCCAATGACAACATACCCCGCAACAGGGTTAGAGCGCAAGGTGTGACGGAAACGCCCTATGCGCCCCCGTGGGCGGCATCGAGGACGCCGCGGGCGAACGCCTCGATGTTTGCAAGCAATGTCAGCGCCGTGTCGCCGCCGTCGAGGCCCTGGTCGGCGGCCACCACGACGTTTGACGCGAGCAATTGCAGGGCGATCGCGAGGCGATCGGCGTCGGTCAGCTCGAGGCGGCCGTCGGCGTACTCGTCGGTTTGCTCGCGCAGATGCTCGACGAGGCGAGCTGTGACCGGCAGGGCGTGCTTACGGCTGGCCCTTGGCGCGGCGGCGTTTGCGGCGGCGCGCTCCTTGCGGGTGCGTTTGGCTTTCGGCTTGGGGGGCATGGGGGTTCTCTTTCAGTCGGCGCGCACCAAAGACGCGCCCCCCGGCGGGTGCCGGGGAGCGAAGGGCGTCGAGCAGGGCGAGCGCACAGGTCAGGCAGCGCGCGGGCGTGAGAATGAGGTACTGAACCAGCGCGTTACACAAGGGGCAATGGACGACGCGACGCGCCATCAGGCGGGCAGAACGTAGGTGTAGGCGATCGCGCTGAACGGGTTGGTAGGATCGTCGAGCTTGATTTGCCCGCGCCCGTTGGCCTCGGCGGTGCGATACCACGCGGGCTGATCGGCGCGGCGATCGGTCGTGGTGAAGTCGTGAACGGGCTGCATGTTCGCGGCCGTGGTGCCCACCGTCGCGCCATCGGGCAGGGTCGCCAGCACCTCGGCGAGCGTGGTGGCCGTTTCTTTCGTGAAGCCAAGCACGACGCTCGACGGCTCGGGCATGGCCACCGGGGAAGCCACAGCGGGCGCGGGTTTCGGCTTCTTGACCTTCGGGGTCGCGGCCTTCGCGGGCTTAAGCTTGGCTTCTGGCGCGGGTTTCGGGGTGGCCTGTTTCTGCTTGCGCTCGGCGTCGAGCTTGGCGAGGTTCGCGCGGTTCACGGGCTTCAACACGACGCGCATCTTCTCGGCGTCGAGGTCTTCGACCGTCTGCCCGTCCTTCAACAGGCCGAGGTACTTGCTTTTCAGCTTCCCGCCTTCGCGGAAGAAAACGTACCAGTAGGGGCCGTGCCCGTTTTCGTTCTGGCACGTCTTGCAATGCTCATGCTTGCCGCACTTTCGGCGCTCATGCCGGTAGGTGCGCGTTTTGCCCTTTTCAGCCATGGCAGCGTCCTCTTTTTGGCTCTTGGTTACACAGGATTCCATTATTCTACACCTCCGTCGGGGTCGTTTGCATCAGGCAGATCGGACAAAACGGCCGAAGGGTCAGGAATGCGACGCCACGCGCATCCGAAGAGCTGCGCGAGGCGGGCCGCATGCTTGTCTGCTTCCTCGGGATTCCACCAGCTTGTGACCGTTTCGCGCTCGTCGCCCCTGACGGCCTGAATCTTCCAGATGCCGCCCGAATCGAGGTCGCGGAAAATTTGCAGCTCGACGACCTGGGCGGGCTTGGAGGTGCGCGAGGGAACCGGCGTGGCCGGGGCTTTTCGGGTGGTTGGCATGTGGTGGCCTTACCTTTCGTTACACAGGATTACACAGGAAAGTTACACAGGGCGCGGATTCGCGCTCGATCGCCCGTTGGGTTTAGGGGCCTGGGCGGGTTTAGGTGCCGGCCTTCCAGTCGAGCCGGAAGATCGTGCCGATCGTGTCGCGCTCGGCCGTCTGCTCGCCGGGGATGGCTTCTTGCCGGATGGCGTTGGTGAGCTGCTTGGCCGCGTCGTCGGATGCGAGGTAGCTCGCGGCCGTGGCGATCGCCCGAATGGCTTGGTACACGGCATCGGGGCCGATGGCCCTGACCTCGACGGCGACGCCCTCGGGCGCGGTGCGTCGGATGGCCTTCGCGATAGCGCCCGCGATAAGGTGCGGGTCGGTGGCGCGGCGTACCTTAATGACTTCCATGCGGCGGCTCCTGCTGCGGAAAGGGGGAGGGGCAACCTCACGGCTGGCCCAATTTCCGTAGGATAGCAGCATGGCGACGAACGCCCCCTTTTTTCTGTCACACAGGCCCGGCGAGGCCGATCGCGTGGGCGACCTCCCCGCCCTGCTGCCGTATGGTGTCGGCCACGACCTCGACGGCCTCGCGCAGGCCGCGCAGCTCGCGCAGCTTCGCAAGCTCAATTTCGGCCATGACGCGGGGTATCTCGTACAGTTGAAGGTCTTTGACCTTGGCGGCAAGCGCGTCGAGGTCGTCGTTATCGTTCAGCTCAGCCATTCGTGGGCCTCCTTGCACTCGGGGCAGGGGTTGGTGTCGTCGTGGCCGTGTTCCTCCCGCATGGGGCAGTTTTCGAGGTGGTCTTCGGCTTTGATGGTCTTCGCCCGGCCCTCGTCCATGACGGCGAAGTAGCGGGTAAAGAACGCGCCGATCGCCCGCATCTGCCCGGCGTCGAGCTGGGTGTACCCCGGCGGTTGGCCGGGCGCGGCCGGGGGCGTGTACACGTCGCACACGGGCATCATCGAATCACGGTCGCCCGACGGGTCTTTGACCCACCGGATCGAGGCTACCAGCCCGTCATTCAGGGCGAGAAAGTGATCAGTCGCCATGGGGGTTCTCTCCTTTCAGGGCCTCGACGGCCTTGTGCAGCTCGACGTGTTCAAGCGCCCGATCGAGCGCGTCGAAACGCTCGCGCAGGTTCGCCCGGCACTTCGCCACGTCTTCGGCCTTCACCTCGTCGCGGGCGAAGTTCGCCGCGAGCGTGACGGTTCCGGCCACGATCTTCCGAAGATGCTCGGCGGTGTAGGCGACGTGTTCCAGCACGGCAGGATCGAGGGGCCGCGCTGGCCTGTTTGGGGTGTCTGTCATGGTGTCCTCCCGGCGCGGCTTGCTGACCGCGCCTTTACGCATTCTAGGTGAGCAGGCACCACGCCCGAAGGCGTGGCGCATGCGAGGTGGTGTTGCGGGTCTACCGGCTCGCCGCAGAGGTGGCAAGGCCCCTCGGCGGCGAGCGACTTCCAAGGGTTCACGCCGTCAGGCGCTCCCCGGCAGCGACGATCGCCTCGTCCCATGGCCCGGTGCAGGTCGAGCCGATCGGCTCGCAGGCCTCGGCGTCGTAGATGGCGACGCCCGTGCTGTCGGCGAGCAGGTTGAACCACTCGTCGCCCACGCGCACTTGCACCACGGCCTCGCTGGTCGTGTTGCCGAACCAGATGCTATTGCCCACCTCGTCGAAGCCCTGCGCCTGCGCGGCTTCGCGCAGGGTGTCGGGCGTGAGGGGCGTTTTAGCTTTGAAACCGAACATGGGGGCCTCCTTAGAAGCGGTTGACGCGGGCCTTCAAGTCGGCCTCGGTCATGGGGGCGAACGTCACGCGGATTCCGGCGATCGTCTTTTTCAGCGCGGGCAGTTCGTAGTCGATGAAGTCGCTGAATTGGATGGGGGCGAGCTGATGAACGCTGCTGTGGCCGTACTTGGCGAAAAGATGCTCATGAACGTCCTCGTTGCTCAGCCCGAGGCGCTTGGCCGTGCCCCACAGAAGGCGGAGCTGCTTGGCGGTGAGCTTGGTTTCGGTCATGGGGCATCCCTCCGTTACACAGGAATCTCGATGCCTGTATATTACACAGGAAAAGCCCCCGGCACACCGAGCGGCCGGGGGAAATTTCCTGTGTAATGCGACGAAGGGAAACCAAGGCGCTAGAGCGGCCCTTGCCAGGTGAACAGCACAAGGTCTTTTTGAAACTGGCGGCGCACGAAGCCTTTCAGTTCGCGCACGCCAAGCTCGCGGCGTTTCTTCATCCCGCCCCAAACCCATTCGATCGTGCCATCCCAAAGGCTTCCGTCCTCGGTCGTGACGCTCACGGTGTCGCCGAGCCTGGGCGGGCGCGTCAGCTTCCAGTGGCACACGATCGCCGTCTGATCGGTGAGCGACACGCCCGGCGGGTTCACGCCGCTCACAAGCTCGTCGGCCGGCAGCTCGCGAAGCATCAATTCGGCCCCCTCGAGCGCCGAGCGGATCACGTAGTCGCGCACCGGGCCGGTCGCGTAGCCCGCGGCCCCGCCGAGGATCGTCACCTCGGCTTTCCACTTCCGGCCGCGCGCGAGGTAGCGCACGCGCAAGTCGGTGAGCTGCGTGCTTACCGGGCTGGCGTTCAGGGCTTCCCACAGTTTCATGTTAAGCCTCCACTCGGTTGACGGGCATGACCAGGGCGTAAGGCTCCTGGGCGTTGGGGTCGGTCAGGACGATGGGCAAGAGCGGCCCGTTGAAATTCAGCGCGACGAGCTCGCTCGAGGACGCCGACAGGGCCTCGTTCAAGAACCCGCCCTTCGCGTGGATCGTGAAGGCCTCGCCCGGCACCTCGGTTTCCCACTTGATGCCGATCGCGTCGTCGGCGTTGCCGCGATCGCCGTCGGATGCGTGAATGGTCAGCTCGTCTTCGTTGAACACCAGCTTGAGAACGCGGTCTTCTTGGGCCTGGGCGAGAACCATGGTGCGCTCGAGGGCACCGATCAGCTCGCGGCGCACCGCGCTCACGACCTTGGTAAAGCCCGTGGGGCAAATTTGCTGCACCGGCGGGAACAGCCCGTCGATCGTGCGGGTCGTGATGTAGCGATCGCCAATCAGGAACCCGAGGCTCGTCGCGTGCTTCTCGCTGGCCGGATAGAAGAGCTGCACCGTTTCGGCCCCGGTGGCCTCGACCACGTTCTTCACCTCGATAATCGCCCGCTTGGGCACGATCACGTTGAGGGGTTCCCCGCCCTTCGGCCAGTCGAGCAAGTACCGGCTCAGCCGATACCCGTCGGTCGCCTCGATGGCGAGCCGGCCCAATTCGGTGTCGGCCTGGACGTGAACGCCGAGCTGCACTTGCGACAGGGCCTCGCCCTTCGCCGTGGCGTACAGGACGTTGCCCACGGCCTCGGCGAAGACCTTGCCGCTCAGCGTCAGCAGCGGGGCACCCTCGGGCAGCTCCACTTCGGGAAACTCGGCGGCCGAAAGCGTGTTCAGGTGGAATTTCGAGCGGCCCGACTTCAACAGCAGCCGGTTTTCTTCAAGCGCGAGCTGTACGTCGTCCGAGAGCCTGCCCACAATGTCGCGCAGCACGTCGAACGGCACCGTGATCTCGCCGGATTCAAGCACCATGGCGACCGTCGGCACCACGATCGCAAGCTCAAGGTCGGTGCCCTTCAAGACCAGCGTTCCGGCCTTCGCATCGGCGACCAGCAGGGCGTTTTTCAGAATGGGGAGGGTCTTCGACTTGCCCGCGACGTTTCGGGCGTCACGAAGCGCCGCCTTCAAGGCGGGGAGCGAGATAGTCAGCTTCATGGGGTTCCTTTCCAACACAAGGGGCCGGAACCACGGGGTTCCGGCCGTCGAGGCGCTATGCCGCTAAGGGAGCGGCGCTGTAAGGGGTTGCGGTAGCCATTTCCGCAACCATTGTACCCTAAATCGTGCCGTCGGCGTCACGACATACGGGGCAGACGCAAGGCCCCGCCTCGCCTATCACCCGGCCAATGCCCTCGCACTCGCTGCACTCCCCGAGGGCAACGAGGTCGAGCGCGCGCACCGCGTCGGCCGCTTTCACCTCGGCCTCGTCGATGGATCGGCCGCGCCGCCAAATGGTCAGGTCGGGCACGGGGAGCTGACGCTTGCCGACCTTCGTCGTGAGGCCGGTCAGCTTGAAGCCGTACACCCGCGCGGGCCGCGCGAGGTACAGGCTGACGAGGTAGGCGCGTAAGGCCTCTTCCTCGGGCGTGTCGCGATCGGCGAACAGGCGATCGCACAGCGCGCGCTCGGCGAGCTTGATGCGCTCTTCCAGCGCGGGCATGGTGATCGGCGCGTAGGCCTTCGGGGTCGCGGTAGTGGTAGCCATGGGGGTTCTCCTTTCAATCGGGGGTGGGGTCGTCAGGGGGCGCGGGCTCGGCCGTCGCCTCGGGGGGCGGGTTCTCGGGCTCGTATTCCCAGAACCCATGCCCCTCGTCAGAAACCGGGGTGAAGTACATGTCGCCCACGTTTCAGCCCTCCGTTACACAGGGAAGCGTTACACAGGGACGTTACACAGGAAAGGCCCCGCGCGGGGGCCTCGGGTCTAGCCTTCCAGCTTGCGGGTCAGCTCGGCCACGCCGTTCATGGCGGCGCTCGTCATGACGATCGTGTACATGCCGTTGGCTTCGGGCGTGTCCCACTCGTCCATGCGGGCGAGCCACGCTTTCGCGAGGTGCAAGCAGGCCTCGGCCTGCGTGCGCTCGTCCATGTCGAGGTGGCACATGCCGAGGTTCGCCGCCGCGCTGGCGTTCTTCGCGGCCTGCTCGACGCGAGCCATGGGAATGTCGGTCCACTTGGGGAGGTTCAGAGCTTCCATGGGGGTTCTCCTTATATGAGGGGGAGGGGCGTTCCACCTGGGAACAACGCCACGTTAGCGGTTTCCTGTGTAACAAACACCGGCCATCATGCCCAAAGAAATTACACAGGGCGTGGCAGAAAAACGGGGGTCGCTCGCCGGGTCCCTATACGCTGCTCCCATGCTTGAGATCGACGGCAACCACTGGCGCATGACGCTGCCTTGTAAGCTCTCGACGCCCCCTGGCCCCGACCTTGTGAAGGCGGCCGGGGCGCAGCTCACGCCTGACGAGAAGGCCAAGCCGCTGATCAGCGTCGGCAAGGACTACCCGCAAAGCAAGCTGGTTCAGATTCGCCCCGACACCGCGCGCATGATCGAGGGCGCGGCCTGCGTGCCCTTCCACGACATTCAAGACGAGTTCGTTGAACCCGGCGGCCTGGTGCTGACCTACTTCGCCAAGCAGGGCCGCATCAACTGGCACCACGGCAAGACCCCGTGGGATATTGTCGGGCACCCGCTCAAATGGATTCAGACGCCGCAAGAATGGTACTTGTGGGCGCACATTTACGACGGGCTCCCCAACGCCGAAGGCGCGTTCAAGCTGGCCTCGGCCGGCGCGCAGCTCGCGTGGTCCGTCGAGGGCCGCACGCTCGAGCGGCACCCGAAAAACGAGAAGCGCGTCACGCGCGCGCTGGTGATCAACCTCGCGCTTACGCACAACCCCATCTGCCCCGACACCTACGCGATCGCGTCGAGCCTCGCGACGAAAGAACATCGGAACGGCGTGGCAGAAATTGGGGGGTCGGTGCCCCATGCCGTGCTACACAAGAGTTTAAGCACGCCAAGCGGCGCGGTTCTGGTGCCTGAGAGCCTGGAAGACGAGCCCCAAGAAGTGCTTGCGAACCATTACCGCGCCTGCGTCGGTGGCGTCTGCCGCTGCCTCGACTTGGAAAAGGGTTTGTTCGTGGGCGGGCACCAGGGCGCGCTTTACCACTTTTACGGGTGCTGCGGCGCGACGCCCGAGCTGACGGCGAAGCTCGCCAGCCACCACATCGACCTCGCCCGAGAAACCGCGTTCCTGTTGAAGGGAGAAGGATAGCCATGTACCAGAACACCCCTGGCCTCGACACGGCGCTCGCCGGTCTGGAATCCATTGTGAAGGGCGGCCCCCTGAACCCGATGGACGCGCCCGGCGGCCAGCCGCTCGCCTCGCCCGGCTCGCCCCTCGCGAAAGACGCCCCCAACGACCTGTCGAAGGCCGACGACGACGAGGTTTATGACCTGGGCGACGAGGACGACGACGACGAAGAGCTCGAAAAGTCGATCCTCGACTACGCCGGCCTCGACGTGATCAAGGCCCTCACGGGCGACGACGATCAGCCCGGCACCGAGCATCCGTTGATCACCCTGACCAAGGGCCTCGACCTGATGGCGGGCGATCTGACCGAGGCGATCGCCACCGGCTTCGCCGGCCAAGCGCCCGTGAACGAGGCGCTGGTGAAGGCGCTCGGCTCGGCCATCCAGCGTTCCGACGCGCAAACCGAGCTGATCAAGGGCCTGGTCGGCACCATTTCCGACCTGAACGGCTCGCTCGAGGGCATCAACAAGCAGCTCGTCGAGCTGGGCGCGAAGCCCGTCCCCCGCCGCGCGGTGACGCCCGGCGTGCAGGTTCTCGAAAAGGCCGTCGCGGGCACCCCTGCCGCCGGCACCGAGAGCCATTCCACTTTCCCTGCTACTTACGGGCTGCATCCTGAAAAGCTGCGCGAAAAGCTCGTCAAGGGCATTGGCACGCTGGGCCTCGACATGGGCCTCGCGGGCGTCATGGACCGCACCGGCACCGTTGAGCCGGCTGTCTTCGAGCGGATCAAAGACCTGTAAGCAACGGTCAAGCGTAGCGGCCTGAAACCCGCGACCCACCTTAAGAAGGAGGATTCCCCATGCAATTCAACGCGCCTGGCCTGGCTGATTACAGCGGCCATTTCGCCTCGCTCGATTCCGGCGACGTGTCGTTTGGTGCCGGTGGCTCGTACTTCGGTCGCCCTGACATTGTGGCGAACCTGAACAAGGCCCTCGGCGACGGTGCCAGCTTCGGCACCACCTCGGCCGCCGGCCCCAACGGCGTGAACGTCCTGATCCCGCAGAGCCTCGAAACGACCCTCCAGGTCGTCGGCTTCAAGGCTCAGATGCTCAAGCTTTGGCAGCGAATCGCCAAGAAGCCGGCGTACTCGACCATCGAAGAGTACGACATGCTGAAGTCGTTCGGGCAGGACGAGCTCATGTGGATGAGCGAGGGTGGCTTGCCCAACATCGACGCCTCCGAGTACAGCCGTGAAGTCGCTCAGGTGCGCTACCTGGGCACTCAGCGCGCCGTCACCCATCAGATGACCCTGGTGAACGTGATCTCGGGCATTCAGAACATCATCGACCGCGAGGACCGCAACGGAACCTTGCAGCTCCTTCGCAACCTGGAAACCGCGCTTTTCGAGGGCGACGATCGCGTTGACGCGCTCAGCATCAAGGGCATCTTCCAGCAGATCGAGGTCAACGCCCCGAAGAACGTGATCGATCTTCGCGGCAAGCCGATCACCGATGCCGTCCTGGAAGACCTCGACAACCGCGCGGCCGACAACTACGCGACCATCGACACGATGTTCATGGACAACCGCCAGAAGAACAACCTGTCGCAGTTCGCCTTCGCCAACAAGCGGTTCATGATCGGCAACAGCGGCCAGCAGGGCCAAACCAACCTGGGCTTGCCGGTTGAGCGTTACATCGGCAACAACTCGCAGTTCGCGCTCGAGAGCCACCAGTTCATTCGCGCGGGCGTCGCCTACGACCTGACCTTCGTGCCCCGCGTCGGTGCCCCCGCGGCCCCCACGTCGGCCGCCTTGGTCGAGGCCAACAACGCGGCGTCGCTGCTCCCCGTCGGCACCTACTCTTACGCGATCGTCGGCGTGAACAGCAAGGGCGAGGGCGCGGAAGCGGTCGTCACCAACGGCGCGGCCGTGGATTCGTCCACGACCAACGGCCTGACCTGGGTCGATCCCGCCGATGCGGTCTACATCAAGATTTACCGCCGCGACACCGCGACCGGCAAATACTTGTTCCAGGCCAAGGTGGCGAAGGGCGTTCAGGCCTACAACGACGCCGGTCAGGACGTGCCCGGCACGTCGAAGGCTTACGCCCTCATGATGGACGGCGACGAGGGCATGGCCTGGAAGCAGCTCGCCCCGCTCATGAAGCTGCCGCTGGCGCAGATCGACACCTCGATCCGCTGGGCCATCCTGCTCTACGGCACGCTCATGGTCTACCAGCCGACCAAGCAGTTCGTCTTCAAGAACGTGGGCAGCGTCGGCATCGAGCATGTCTACGACGAGGCGGATCGCCCCCGCAACTAAGCGGAACGGCTCAAACGCTCTTGGGGGCAGGGTTAACGCCCTGCCCCCTTTCCATATCCATAGGAGGAAACCCCCATGTTCAATCTCGTTGCGAAGATCGGTACGCAGGCGCTCAACACGCACGTCGGCCGTTTCGAGTTTGCCCCGGCGACCGGCGTGCTGGTGAAGCCCGCGCCCAAGGACGTGACCGAGGAACAGGCCGCGTACCTGACCGCCAACGCCGAGCGGTTCGGCCTCACGCCCGCCAAGGGCAGCGCCCCGGCCCCGGTCGAGGCCCCGAAGGCCCCGCCGGCCGACCCCGGCCCGGCCCCCGGCGACGACGACGACCAGGCCGACGACCAGGCCGAGGCCCCCGCGCCCGCGCCGAAGACCCCCGGCAAGAAGAAGTAGGGAGCTGCGGCCATGCCCTTCGGAAACGACGCGATCGAGGTCAATCAGGGTGGCTACGTCACCTTGCCGTGCTGGCGTAACGACATTGGGGTGATCCCCGTTGCCGCGACGTTCAGCGTGCCTTTGCTCGGCATCGAGCCGACGCCCGCGAGCATCATGCGTGACGGCCTGGTGCGCGCCCGTTTCCCTAGGGCGAAGGCCTCTGACGCCTACCTCGGCGAGTACGAGGTCGTCTGGGACCTGACGGTGCCGATCATCGGCAACGACATGAACAACGACCTCGCGCCCATGACCGAGACTTTCGACGTGATCTCGACGGTGCGCGTTCTCGACACCGCCGACATGCCCCCCGAGGACGAGAGCTGGAAAGACGCGCGCGGCCTGCCGACGCCCGCCTATCTGCGCGAAAAGCAAATGTTCGGCGTCCCCATGCTCGACGGCGACGGCCGGCTCTTCAAGGACACCGCCGTTCAAAAGGCCCTCGACGCCGCGGCGCGGCGCGTCGAGGCGGAATGCGACATTGTGCTTGGAGAGCGGTACTTTTCCAGCCTCCCCGACGCCGTGGCCCCCGACGGCCTGACGGTGACGCCCGAAGCGGGCTACGACTACGACCCGTACCGCATCAGCGCCAACTATTCGTTCATGCGCCTGCGGCACCGGCCGGTCAAGCGGTTCGACGCCCTCGAGCTGTGGCTTGGCAAAATGTCCATGGTCAAGATCCCCTCGAGCTACTTCACGCTTCACCCGGCATCCGGCGACGTGCAGCTCGTCGCCAACGCGATTCAGTCGCTCTCGATCAACGGCCTGTCGTTCCCCCTGCTCGCCGGCAGGCCCTCGGGCCAGGCCGTGCCGCACCTGTGGCATGCGAGCTACCTCGCCGGCCAGGAAGTCACCGCCGACATTTTCGAGGTCGTGAGCTGGATTGCGACGCAACAACTGCTGATCACCATTTCGGATTCGGTGATCGCCGGTATCGCGAGCCAGTCGGTCAGCATCGACGGCATCAGCGAATCGATCTCGACCACCTCGAGCGCCACCAACAGTACCTACGGCGCGGCGATCCTCGAGTACGAGAAGCGGATCAAGGAATGGTTCAAGAATGAGGCCCTGGTCTACCGGGGCATCACGATCGGGGGCCTGTAATGCCCGGCGTTCGCATCGACCTACGCAAGCTGGAAGACCTCATTCGCCGCAAGGGCGTGTGGGTCGATTGGGTTCGCACCTCGCGCTGCCCGTGCCTGACGGATTCGGGGCGCACCAAGTTCCAGTGTCCCGTGTGCGCCTCGACCGGCTGGATGAAGCTCGACACGCAGCGGGTCCGCGGCCTGCTCGTCAGCCAGAACCGCAAGGGCCAATTGAACGAGGGCGGCGAGCTCGGCACCGGCTCGGCGCAGTTCACCCCGCCCCGCTGGGTCAGGCTCGCCGAGGGCGACTGGATCGTGTCGGCGCAGTACCCGCAGCGCACCAGCGAGGTCGTCGAGCATCAGCCGTCGCCCCACTGGACGGGCGACCCCCTCAACACCATGTTCCCCGTCGAGCTGGTCGCCCTGCGCGGCATTCGCGACGGCGCGGCGCACCTGTTCGACCCCACGGGCTACACCCTCGACACCGACAAGGGCGTGATCACCTGGGCCGATGCCGCCACCGATCGCCCCAAGGCGGGCGAGAAGTACGCCGTCGAGCTGATGCACCGCGAGGCCTACCAAATTTGGCGCGGCGACAAGCCGATGCACCGTGGGGCCGAGGACAAGCGGCTTCACGACCGCGCGGCCCTGCGAATCCTCACGCGCCGCGTGCTGCGGGAGCCGGTCTGATGATCGCCGTTTCCATTCGCCTGCGCCCGCGCGGCGGCAGCATCCTCGCCGACCCGCGCCGAATCGCAGCTCTTCGCAACGTCGAGAATTACCCGGCCACCGCGGCGGCCGTCGCGCGCCTGACCCGCGACGCCCAAAAGACCATGATGGGCGCGGTTCAGGGCAAGCGCGTTTTCTGGTCGGGCGGCAACTTCAAGGTCAACCGCGTGTCGGGCGCGCTCCACGGGGCGATCCTGGGCGGCTACCGCTACCCGTGGCGCGGCAACCCCCTCGCGGGCGCGCTCGAGGTGAAGCACAAGCACTACAACTTTGTTACACAGGGAACCCGCGCCTACGACATGAAGCCGGGCCTGCTGCGGGGCCGCTCGGCCCGCGTGAGCAAGAAGGGCGTGCTGTACGCCGTCGTGCCGATCAAACTGCACCCCGAGGAACGCTGGTCGGCCGTGGTGTACCGCGTGGTGACGCAGTTCTCGAAAGGCTGGATTCACCCCGGCACGCCACCCCGCCGGATCGACCTGTACACCCAAGAAGAAATGAGGCGCACGGCCGCGCGTCGGCTTCGTGACGCGCTTAAGCAAGACATGGGGATGGTCTAATGCACACGCCCGAGAATTTCAGCTTCAAGCAAGCCGTCTACGATCGCCTAAAGAAGCGGCTTCCCAACAATCCAAAAACCGGCGAGTTCCGTGTCATAAAAAGCCATCCCCACGACAACAACCTGCTACCATGCCTGTCAGTTACACAGGCCGGGGGCGGCCTGGGCACCCAGACGATCGGCGAGGAACACGGCACCGTCAAGCTCGACGGCGAGTGGTTCGGCGTCGAGGGCACGATGTACCGCGAAACGCTGCACATCACGGTCTGGACCTACCACCCCGATCACCGTGACGACCTGGCGGTTGCGACCCGCTTCGCGCTGTGGCGCATCCTGAAAGAGCTTTCTGACGAGTTCGGTATCGCGGAAACGAGCATGTCGGAAGACGGCGACGGCAACACCGCCGACGACGACCAGAACGCTCCGCAAGAGCTGTACCTTTTCAATTTCACGCTGACGGCCCTAGTTCCTCTCGAGGAAATGACGCCTTTAGGGCCTCCTACCGATGTGGTGTACACCGTCGCCTTTGGTGACGGGGAGTAAAAGGAGGCTGCGTAATGGCAACCCGTGGTATCGTTTTCGAGGGCCGCAAGATCCTCATTCCCGGCGCGTATGGCTACGGCGAGCCGCTGAACCCCGTTGAGTTCAACGCGGTCGCCCTCAACGTCGTGTGCCTCGTCGGCACCTCCAAGGGCGGCGAGCCCCACAAGCCGACGTACTTCGGCATCGGCTCTCAGGATTCCGCGCACCGCATGTACCGTGGCGGCAACCTGCCGGTCGCGGCCCGCGCGGCCTGGAACCCCTCGCCCGACGAGAAGTTCAAGGGCGCTGACGTGATCTGCTTCATGCGCGTCAACCGGGCGATCGCCGCCTCGCGCGTGCTGTCGAACGCCGATTCGGTCGAGGTGATCAAGGTGATCGACCGCGATTGGGGCGAGCATGGCAACGGCACCCAAGTCGGCATCACCGCCGGCAAGTTCGACGCGAGCCTGCGCCGCGTCAAGATCAAGAAGACCACCGACGGCATCGACCTCACCAGCCCCGACCTGGGCAAGGTCTTCCGGCTGGCGTACAGCGGCAACGGCGGCGCGACGGCTCAGGTGCAGGATTACACCGACACCCTGACGTTCCTCGACATTCGCTACAACGGCGACGCGACGGGCGTCACCGCGCGCGTGAAGCTGAAAGACGGCAGCACGACCGATAAGGAGCTGGTGATCGACGTGACCGGCGCGACGGATGGCGGCGTGGACACGACCTTCGATCTCGTTCATGCCAACTTCGACACGCTCGAGGAACTGGCGGCCGCGATCGACGCGATCACCGGCTTCAACGCGACCGTGCTGCCCGGCGGCGTCGGTCAGGCGTCGAATCTGCTCAACCTCACCTCGGCTCAGGTCGTGCCCCTCGCCAACGCCTCGGCGCTCACCCTGTCGGCCGACATGGAGAGCGGTCGCGAGCTCGTCGTGACCGTCACCCCTGCCGGCGGCGCGGTCGAGCATGACGGCTCGGCCTCGTTCACGGTGCGCCTGGGCACCAAGGGCGTCGAAACCGTCGAGAAGCTGGCCGAGTACATCGACAGCCAATCGTACTTCAACGTGTCGGTCCTGGGCTCCAACGGCATGCCGTCGAGCCACCTCGACGACCTGGCCGCCACCACGATCACCAGCGAGGGCATCGAGCTTCGCGCCATCAACGGCGCGATCGTCGATTACCTGAACCGTTTCGGCGCGATCGTGAAGGGCGAGCTGCTCGTGACCGGCGTCAACCCGGTTGCGGCTTCCGGCCTGGTCTCGCTCACGGGCGGTTCCGAAGGCCCCCCGCCGACCATTGCCGACTGGAAAGCCGCCTTCGCGCGCCTCATGAACGAGCATGTTTACTTCGTCGTGCCCTGCACCGACGACGAGCTGATCATTCAGGCCGCGCTCGATCACGTCGTCACCGCGCGAGACATTAAGGTGAAGCGTCGCCGCCAGCTCTTCTGCGGCGCGGCCCTCGACGACGTGAATTTCTCTAACCCCCTGCTGACCACGATCGAAGGCCTCAAGAACCGCATCTTCGACATTAACTCGTCGGCTGCGTCGTGCTTCGCGCCCGGCGTGTACGTCGAGGTGGATGGCGAGGAAGTCTTGAAGTCGTCGTGGGTTCTCGCGGCCGCCGCGGCGGGCATGAAGGGCGGCGGCAAGCCCCAAATGTCGCTCACGTACAAGTATTTCCGCTTCCTGGGCCTGCAAGGCGACTTCGACCCGACGGCCGAAGAGGAAGTGATCACCGCTGGCGCGAGCTACATGGTCAAGGTTCCCAACAAGGGGTATCAGCTCCGCGTGTCGCAGACGACCAACCTGCGGACCGGCGTGCCGTTCTACTCCGAGCCGAGCATGATCCACGTCGCCGACACGATCCTGACCGACCTCGAGCTGACCTTGGGCGATCGCTTCACCGGCGTTCCGCCCGAGAAGAACGTCAAGATCATCCTGAACCAGATCAAGTCGGATACCGAGTACGTCTTGAAGAAATACCAGGACGAAGGCGCGCTCGTCGGCAACGACGACGTTCCCGGCTACAAGGTGACGCGCGTCAGCTACCTCCCCAACGAGCGCCGCTACCACGTCGAGCTGCAAGCCGAGATCGGTGTGCCCGGCAACTACATCACCATCAAGGCCGGCTGGACGACTACCGCCGCGTCGGTCTAACGACCGACCAGGCCGAGGCCCCTTTGCGGGGGCCTCGGCCCCCCTGTGACCCATTACCCGCGTCACACGCGGCATAGGAGGATAACAACATGACCATGTTGGCCAACCAGAAGGTGCGTACCCACCTTCAAGCCAAGCTCATGATCAACGGTCAGGACGTGGGCACCGCGCGCATGCAGAGCATGGAAGCGGACCACGACTTCGGCACCGAGGAAGTGCGCGGCATCGGCGATTACCTGCAAGTCGAGGCCGATCACCTGCGGTTCTCGGGCCGCCTGTCGCTCGATGCGTTCATGCTGCGCGAAGTCACCCTGCGTGACCTCGGCATTGCCGCGCTCGGCAAGAAGGTCCTCGAGCTGGACACGATCGATCTCGTCGTCGTGGATGAAGCGGGCACCGAGATTCGCAAGTACGTCCAATGCTCGATCATCAACTACACCGAAACGATCCGAGCCGGGCAAATTTGCGGCGAGCGGGCTTCCTGCTACTTCCGCGACACCGTGTAAGCACCGGGGGGCCGCCGGCCCCCCTTTTCCGTTTTCCCCCGCCTGAAACGAAGAGGACGCCGAAATGACCAACCCGCGCATTGATTCGACCACGATGCTCGACGAGAACAACAACGCCGCCGACCTGGGCGAGGTCATCAGCCTCGACCCTGAACCCGCCAAAGCTGCCCCGGCACCGTCGCCGGTTCAGAAGGCCCCGGCCCCTGCCGCCCGGCCCGAGCCTGCGCCCGAGCAGACCGGCCCCACCCCCGAGCAGGAGGCCGAGGCCGGCGAGCTCGTCGTGCAAGTCGGCCTCGGCATCGAGTACACCGACACGTTCACGCTGCGCGACGCCCTCAAGAGCTACAACGGCACCAAGCGCGACATTCGCCACCCCGAAACGGGAGAGCTTTTGCTGTCGGCGAAGGCTCAGCACGCCGTCATGCCCGAAAGCTGGCTCAAGAAGCGCGAAGGCAAGTTCAAGCTGCGCCGGCCGTCGTTCCACGACCTGATGGCCATGCGCTGCCGCATTGCCGAGTTCACGCGCGGCCTCGACGTGGACCCCGACACGACCGAAATGCTGACCGGCATGAGCGTGTGCGAGCAACTGCTTGTGGACGCCCCGGCCTGGTTCGACGTGGCGAAGGAGAAGAACGGCGACGTGGTGCGGCTCATTCTTCACTGGCACCGCCAGTGGGGCGATACGTTTCGCGAGGAAGATTAACCGGCTGATGCCGGTCATGGCCGGGCTCGAGGCGTCGAGCCTGTGGGGGCAATGGCGGCTCGCGTTCAACCGCTCGGTAGCCGACCCCCTCGCCCGCGCCGTGACACCGGAACAAGCCCTGCTCGACCTGGAAGTGATGGCGGCCGTGAGAACCGCCGTCGAGCCGCAGACCACCGCCGAGTGGATGGACGAGCAGGAAGCGAGATACGCGGCCCTGGACCGCGAGCAAGCGGCCCGAATGGCGGCAGACCTCCCCGAGGGCCTGCCGAGCATCGAGGAAGGCAACACCGACCCCGAGGCGGCATTCAGGCGGCTCATGGCGCTGACGGGCCGCGATCGCCCGATGGACCCGACCATGGAACCCGTGAGCTTGGAGGGCTGACATGAACGAGAAGCTGGCGTTTGAAGCCGAGATCGACACCAAGCGCGCCATCGGGCAGCTCGGCTTGATCGAGGCCAAAGTGCGCGAGATCGCGAAGACGACGGCCCCCGCTCACGGCGGGGGCATCGAGCCGATCGACAGCGTGAGCTTCAAGCGCAGCATGGGCGAGGTCACGACCGGCCTCGGCAAGCTCAAGACCGTTCAGAAGGACTTTCAAGCCGACCTCAAGCGGGGCATGGATGCCCTCGCCGACAGCCAATCGGCGAAGCTCCGCACCATGGTCACGAACCAGACGCAGGCGTTCAGGCAGCTCAACCAGGAGATCGCCCGCGCGCAAGCCAACGTCAACGCCCTCGCCCTCGCGCAGGGCGCGGCCTCGCGCGTGCCGTCCGTTACACAGGGCGGGGCGCTCATTCCTGTTACACAGGGAAGCCGCGCCGTGGTGCCATACGGTGCCGGCGGGGCGCTGATGGGGCAGACCCGCGCGCTCGCGCCGGGGCGCAACGAGGTTATTCACCGCTGGGCGCACGGCCACCACCCCAACGAGCGGCGGGGCGGCAGCGTCAGCCTGCTCGATTCCATGATGGGCGTCGGCGTGGGCGGGGCTTCCATGGGCGGCGGCGGGTCCGGCGGCGGGCTGCTCGGCGGCGGGGCCTCGGCGCTCGCGGCTGGCGGCATCGGGGCTGCGATCGCCACGGCCGGGCGCAGCCTCATGGGCGCGCTCGCGAAGAGCGTGGGGCTCGCCGCGGCGGGCCTGCGTTTCCTCGGCCCCGTGGGCGTCGGCACGGCCCTCGCGCTCGGGTCGGTGCCCGCGCTCAACGACCGGGCGAATCGGAACGTCGCGCCCGGCACCGACACCGGAAACGAGCTCGTCGATCGCACCATGCGAAACCTCGAGCTGCAATACCGCGACATGAAGCGCGAGGTCGAGGGCAAGAAAGACGACGGCAAGAACACCGCTCAACGCATCCTCGACACGATCGGCGGGTTCTTCTTCGGCTACGCGGCCGAGGGCAAGACCCTCGACAACGGCCCGAGCCAGCCCGGCGCTCGCGACACCCTGCCCGGCGGCGGCGGCGGCGTCCCGCCGAAGGGGCCGTCGATCGGGCCGGATGGCTTGCTGACGCCCCCGCCCGGCCGCTGGACGGGTGCGCCCTCGATCGAGAGCCTGACGCGCGAGTACGCGGCCGAGCAGGCGAAGGCGGTTGCCGGCGAGAAGGACGAGGCCACCGGCGACGCCAAGGGCGGCATCTGGGAGAACCTGAAAGACTGGTTCACCAACAACAAGGCCGTCGCCGGCCTGGGCGCGGGCGTCGTCGGCGCGGGTGCCGCCATGGCGCTGATGGGCGGGCCGAAGATGGCGGCCATGCGCGGGCTTATGGGCCGCGTGGGCGGCCTCGGGTCGCTGCTCGGCGGCGGCGGCATGATGTACTATGCGAACCGCGCGGTCGCATCCGTTGCCGAGCAGGGCGTGCAGGAAGCCGACATGGGCACGCGCCTCGCTGGCGACCAGGACACCGAGGGGCTTTTCGACAAGATCCACCGGCGGGCGAAGTTCCTGCAATTCACTCAGCTCGAGGCCAATTCGGCCGCTGACGCCTTGGGCGGTCAGATGGGGTCGAAGGACCTCGTTTTCGACACCGAAAGCTCGCTCAAGTTCTCGCGCGCGCTCGGCCTGTCGGCTGAACACGGCGCGAGCATGTTGGGCGGCGCGGGCCGCGCGGGCGTCATGCAGCAGGGCGGGGTCATGAGCTTCACCCGCCAGCTCGCGGCCGGATTCGACCAGTCGAAGATGGTCGGCCGTCAAACGGAAGTCACCGAGGGCATGATCGACGTGCTGACCGACATGGCCGGGCGCGTCGGCGCGCTCGGCGAGGGCGAGCGGTCGAGCGCGATCGCCATGCTGACGCACCTCAACAAGTCGGGCAATCCGATGTTCCAGGGCGCGGCCGGGGCGCAGCTCGTCAAGGGCATGGGACACGCCTTCCAGCCGGGCGCTGGCGGGAACGTCGTGGCCGATGCCAACTTCGCCATGGCCATCCAGTCGGCGGCCGTGAAGTCGGGTAAGCCGCTCTCGTTCGTTGACCTGAACATCAGGCGCGAGGAAGGCGCGAGTACGCGCAACCTGCAAGCCCTCGGCGAACACATGAACAGCCGCATGAAGGGCGATTCCAAGCAGATGCAGGACGCCCGAATCGCGTACCTGCACGATCAGATGGGCGGATCGCTCAACTACACGCAGGCGCGCGACCTGTTGAAGATCACCAAGAACCTGACCGACTTCGGCGACCAGAAGGCCATTAACGAGATCGTCGGCGAAGACGTGCTGAACAAGCAAGTGGACAAGAACATGGACCACAAGAACGCCCGGCTCGCCCGTCAGACGGCCGTCATGGCCGACGACTTGCGCCGCTCGGTCGGCGAGGCCCTGTTGCCGACGTTCAAGCTGATTCAGACGGCCACGACGACCCTCGGCAAAGACTTGATGGATCACGCCAAGCCGGCGATCGGCGAGTTCAACGGCGCGATCCTCGAGCTGATTCCGACCGTCAAGGAAGCGGTCGGGGCGATCGCCGACGGCGTGGCGACCCTCGGCGGCAAGGTCGCCGAGGCCGTGGTGCCCTCGGCGCACGCGGCCGGCGCGCTGCCGGGCGTGGGCCGGCTGCTCTCGGGCGGCGGCAACGGCAAGTTCAACATGGCCGTCGGGCACCAGTCCGTCACCGGGCATCAAGACGCGCTCAGGCGCATGGCCGCATCCGGCATCGACATGGCCGAGCTGGAAAAGGTGTCGGCCGAAACGGGCGTGCCCGTCGATCTGCTCTTGGGCGTCGCCAACCAGGAGAGCCGGGGCGACGCGACGCGCATCGGCCCGAAGGCCTGGGATTCGGGCTACAACCGCTGGGACCGCGCGCGCGGGCTGATGCAGCTCATGCCCTCGACGGCCGCCGGGCTCGGCCTGGACGAAGCCAACATCATGGACCCGAAGAAGAACCTGCGCGCGGGCGCGAAGCACCTCGGCTACCTGCTCAAGAAGCACAAGGGGAACGTGCGCCTCGCCCTCGCCGAGTACAACGGCGGCGGCGCGGCGGTGGCCATGAGTACCGACCCCGGCCATGAGCATCAGCGCGTTTTCGAGAACCCCAACAACCACGACCCCAAGAAGCCCAACAGCTACTTGCAGACCTACAACTATGCCAACGAGATTGAAGGCGGCCTCGACGAGGGGCGCGTCGCGCTCGAGGGGCCAGCGTCTTCGTCCCTGCGGGGCACCGGCCGGTATCAGCCGGCACCGGCGGGCGTCGCCCCCGGCGAGGGCCTGGGCGGCATCAAGTCGCTTGATGCGTGGGAAAAGAGCGTGCTGGCGCGTAAGGGCACGAATCCGAAGCTGCGCGCGGCGATCATGGCGCTCATTCGCAAGGCCGAGGCCGACGGCATCCGGCTCGATCTCAGCTCGACGCACCGCGACTATGCGACGCAAAAGGCGCTTTATGAAGACGCCGTGCGCCGGCACGGGCCGAATCAGCGCATGGTCGCGAAGCCCGGCCACAGCCACCACAACCACGGTGTCGCGGTGGACTTCAACCAGGCGCAGCCGCTCGACCCGAAGACCTATGCATGGATGCAGCGGCACGCCCCCGAGGTCGGCTTGTTCCAGCCCATGAGCTGGGAGAGCTGGCATTGGGAATTGGCCGAAGACCCCGCAAGCCGTGGCTCGGGCGACTTGCCGCACCCGCTCGCCGGCAAGCCCGCTGCGGCGCGCACGGCCGCCAAGCCCCCGGCGAAGCCTGCCGCCAAGCCCAACGGTAGGTCGGCGACGAAGCCCGCAGCGGCCCCGCTCGCCCCGGCCTACAAGCCGCCGGCACAGCTCGCGCCGCCGGGCAGCGGCCTCGACGGGGCGATTCAGAATTTCTTGCGTCAGGGCGCGGCCCCGGCCTCGGCCCCGGCGCAGATTTCACAGGTCTTCTACGTGAACGGCAACAACCCCGATCTTGACGGCATGCGCCGGGCCGCGCATCAGGGGGCCATGGATGGCCTCGCCGCGGCCGAGGCTTCCAAGCGCGCCATGTGGAGCAGCTAAGCGTTACACAGGAAGGTTACACAGGATGCCCGCAACGACCCGAATCAAGCTCGAAAACCGCTTCGGCGGCTCGACGGCCTGCAAGATCACGTTCCTCAGTGAGGAAGGGCTGTACACGATCAACCAAGAGCTGCTTGGCTCGACGTGGCGCGGCCCTTACGACGAGCATCTGATCGACGTGACGACGAACAAGGACCTGTCGAACCCCTGCGGCTCGTTCAGCATGAACCTTCACGACCGGCCGATCCCCTCGGGGCCGCTCAAGGGGCGTCGGCTTCAAGACGTGTTGAGGCCCCACGACCTCGTAATCATCAGCTTTCGGCGCGGCCCGGTCTTTCGGGGCCAGATGATCGGCCTGGTCGGCGCGAAGCCCCTGGTCGTCGAGGACCTGGACCAGAACGGCGCGCGCATCCGTACCGTGAACGTGAGCGGCTTCGACTTCGGAAAGTTCCTGCTCACGGCTCAGAGCTTCTATTTCAAGGACATGCCCGAAGCCGATCCGGTCGTGGCGCACTTGCGCGGGCAGCTCCCTTTCTTCCAGGAGGACGGCCCCTTCGCTGCCTACGGCGGCATGGTGCCGCGCCACAAGCTATTCAGCTTCATGCTCGAGCAATGGTTGTTCAAGCTCTCAGGCCTCAACTGGCGGGGCGGGCAGATGGGCGAGCTGCAATTTCCCCTGCGGAACATGCTGAACCAGACCATGGGCGCGACGTTCGGGGAGATTCCCTTCACCGATCACACGATCGACGACGAAATGAGCCTTTACAGCTTCATGAGCAACGTCGCCGAGAAGCCCTGGTGCGAGTTCTTCGTCGATACGTGGCCGATCGACGCCGAGTTCCAATCGGCCATGGTGCCTGACCCGATGTTGCTCGAGGGGCGCTTGTCGCCCTTCCCCGACCCCGCAATCAACGTCATGCCGCATTTCGTGCTGCGCGAGACACCCTTCGACAAGGAGAAGTGGAATCAGCTCCCCGTCTTTGAGATCGACAACGAGGTGATCCACCGGGCCGAAACCTCGGGCGAGGGCGACGTGTACAGCATCTACTACGCGCGGCCGCCAGCCTACGCGGGGTCTAACACCAGCAACCACGTCGCGGGTCAGGGCATCCCGGCGTTCGACATGGTGGCGCTCGAGCGGTACGGCTACCGGCCCTTGATGGTCGAGTGCCGCGGCATCCCCAACGTGCGCGAGGACGACGGCGAAAACCAGTTCACGCCGATGCAGCAGCAAGCCCGCGACTTCACGAACCGGCTGGCGCGCTGGTTCTACATGAGCCCCGAGTTCCTGTCGGGCAGCTTCACGTTGCAGGGGAACCCTCAATACAACGTGGGCACGCGGCTTCGCCGGTTCCTGCCGACTTTTGAACACGGCGACGCCTGGGAGTTCTACATCGAGGGGCTGACCAACACGTTCGCGACCTACGGGCAGTACCGGACGACCCTGCGCGTGACGCGCGGCCTGCGGCCCGACCAGGACCGCTTTGCCGAGCCGTCGCACCTCGTCAACATTTCCGACTTCAACCTGACGCCGCCGTATTGGGGGAGGCACTAGCCCATGACCGCCGAGGTATCACGCTCATGACCTTTCAGCAGTTCCCGAAGTCGCACCAGAACGCCATTCCCGACAAGAAGCCCCACGGCCCCGACTACGGGCATAGCGTGCCGGGCTTCAAGACGGCGCGCGTGACATGGGTGCATGAGGAAGAAGGCACCGTTGACCTGTTCTTCGACGACGGAACCGTGCTGACCCACGTCAAATGCGACATGGGCGAATCCGGCCCCGATCGCGACGGCTGGGACTTGCCCGTGAAGCGGTCTATTGTGCGCGTGCAGTTCGCCAACGGCCAGCGCACGCACCCGCTCGTCGTCGGCTACCACCGCCGGCAGAACCGCATCAAGAAGCGCCCGCCGAAAAAGGCCAAGCGGCGCGTGTTCCAGAACGGCGGCCACGTCATGATGCACCACCACGGCGACGTGGAGATTCGGTTTGCCGACGGCACGCAAATCGTCATGAGCCGCACGCAGGAGCCGCCACCCGACACGACCGAGAAGGACGACGCCCGCGACGACGACCCGGTGCCCGAGCTCATTCAGGGCAAGGCCCACGAAGATCACACGCAGCAGAAGAAGGAGAACCCCGACGGCCACCCCATGAAGGCCTGGGAGCGCGGCGAGGTGCCCGACGTGGACCGGCCCAACAAGCCCGCGAAGCCCTTTCAGTACAACATTCGCATGGCCGACGGCACGCACTTCCGGTTCAAAGACGGCACCTGGACCGTCAAATGCCCGCACAATATGGCTTTCGAGGCCGAAGACGTGGACTTCAACTGCAAGACCTTCCAGGTCAGGGCCACCGACAAGATCGAGCTGTACACCGGCCCCTTTGGCGTCTTCGCGACCGGCGTCCACATCACGCCCGGCAACGTCATCGTTCCTGCGACCATGTTCGCCTGGCAGAACAGCCCGGTCAGCATGATCCCCTTCGTGCCCGGCCCCTTCAACCTGCCGACACCCGTGCCCAACATCGACCCGCTCAACCTCGCGACGGCCCCCACCATCGAGCCTTAGCCGAGCGTGGCAGAAACCGGGGGGCGGAACCGCGCCCGGTGCTAGGATTGACCTATTCCCGCGCCTGGCGTGGGTTCAGGTCATTTCGTTACACAGGACGCCGTTACACAGGAGGCGACCCATGGCACCGCAGCATTTCACCTCGACCGTCAAGCGGCAGCTCCACGTCACCACCCTCGAGCTGATCGTCGGCAACCGGCCGCCGCTCGTCCTGACGCTCCCCCTCGGGCCGCAGCGTCAGACCTTCATCGAGCCGGCGCGCACGACGGCGAACCAGACCCTCGGCGGCTACTACCTGGAAGAGTGGGGGCCTGGCATCAAGCCGATCACCTTGGCTGGGCACACGGGCTTCGCGGTGAAGGTCGCTTACCCCGGTGCGCCCGCCATGGACGGCTACGAGGGCTTCATGGCGCTCGTCGAAATGTTCCGCACCTACTTCCAGGTCGCTCGAGAGAACAGCCGGCGCAAGGAAGACGAGGGCGAGCGCCTGGAAATGAACCTGTACCTGTGGGAGGAAGACGAGGCCTGGCGGGTCGTGCCTTCCGGCCCCGACGCCCTGCGCCGGGAGCGCAGCGCGCAGGCCCCCTTGCGCTTCGACTTTAGCTTGAGCCTCATGGGCGTCGAGAACCTGCGCGATCGCCCGGTGCCCCTGTGGACCGGGCTGCTCGCGCCGCCTGGCATGGACGTGTTGATCACGGCCATGCGCGAATCCCAAAACTGGATGAACAACGTCCTCAACACCCCGATTATCGCGGGCATCAGCCTCAACAGCGCGGCGGGCTCCATTGGCGCGGCGCTCGCGAGCATGCGCGAGAAGGTGTCGGCCGTCCGGCAGACGATTGAAGGCGGGCTCGCCGGGGCAAAGGCCGCGCTCGGCCCGATCATGTCGGTGGCGACCGAGGCGCGCAACCTCATGCGCGAGGTGTCGGCCGCGCTCGCCGCCGGCCAGATGGCGGCGAACGTCGCGCTCGACATTGCCCGCGGCGCGCGGCACATCTACTGTACGGCGAAGAACCTGGGCAGCATCCTCATGAGCGCGAGCGGCCTGGGCACGATCCTCGGCCAGTGGGAGGCGGCCAAGCGCGCCATGGTGGCCTGTTAATGGGCGCGCTGCTTCGTCACCGCCTGAAAGGGCACGAAACGCTGCGATCGCTCGCGGTCGATTACCTCGGCGATCACACGCGCTGGGCCGAGATCGCGCACCTGAACCGGCTTTACGCGGATCAATTCGACCTGTTGGCCCTCAAGTGGATTCTCTTGCCGATCGAGGTCGGCCCGGCGAGCCGCATCAACGGCGATCCGTTCCTGACCGACTTGAACGTGCTGAACGGTGGCCTGGTGCTGACGGAATCGGGGGCTTTGGGCACCGTGGCGGGCCTGAAAAACCTCGCGCGCGCCATTCTGCGGGCGCTCATGACGCCCAAAGGGGCGCTCTTCGCGCATCCGAGCTACGGCATGGACTTGGAACGCTACGTCGCGCACACGGGAAACCCCCTGTTTCTGCGCTTCTTGAAGCTGGAAGTCGAGCGCACCATTCTCAAAGACCCGCGCGTTGAGCGGGTCGAGAACGTGCGCGTGGTCTATCAGCCGACGCAACGCTCGATCGAGATTTTCGGGACGATTCACCCCGTCGCCGTCGAGGACGCGATCGAGCTGCTGGATAGGCAAGGGCGGGGCGTGATTAGGAGCATGACGTAATGGCTGACTTGCAGGCGCTTACCTTCGATCAGATCGTCGGCATGATGGCTGGCGACGTGCTTTCCCACGCGACGGCCGACGGCCGGCTGACCGACGTTGTGGAAGGCTCGATCCTGCTGACGCTCTACGAGGGCACGGCCGCGCCCATCGAAGAGCTGATGTACCGCTATCACGTCGATCTGCCGATCCGCTACTACCTCGACCAGGCCGAGGGCGTCGCCCTCGAGCGGCTGGTCAAGAACTTCACCTTCGATCAGGTCAAGAAGACGCCTGCGGCGAAGGCCTCGGGGCAGCTCCGCTACCACGGCGAGGACGCCGCCACCATCCCGGCCAATTCCCGTTGGATCACGCCGCAGGGGCTCGTCGTTCTCGCGAGCGAGCTGGTGCAGATTGAGGTCGGCACGACGAGCGTCCTGGGCCTCGCGGCCCCCGAGGAAGCGGGGTCGCACGGCAACCTGCTCGCGGGCGTGCAGCTCACCCCCGTTGAGCCGATCACGGGCGTCACGCATGCGGTCGTCGAGCAACGCTGGACCGGCGGCACCAACTTGACGAGCGACGCCGACCTTCGGCAGGCCGTGATCGACTTCCTGGACAGCCTGGTGCGCGGCACCAAGGGCTCGATCGTTCGCGGGTGCCGGGTGAGCGGCTACGGCCGCGTCTACCTTTCCGAGCCGCTGGGCGGCCGCGTCGTCGTGTGGGTGGACGACGCCGAGGACGCCAACGCGGCGAAGCTGCTCGCGTGCGCCGACGAGCTCGACACCAACTGGAAGGCCGCGGGCATCATCATTTATTTGTTCCACCGGCCGGAACACGTCTTCGACATTGAAGCCGAGGTCTTCAACGACGGCACGGTGCCCCAAGAAACGCTTGAGGCCAACATCGAATCGGCGTGGCGCAGCTACGTGGATACCGGCAAGCGCATGGGCGACTGGCTGACCCGCCTCGAGCTGATGGAAGTCGCATCCAAAGTGGCCGGGTACAACGGCGTGAACATTTTCAGCCCCGGCAACGACTTCCGCATCAAGCCGAGCCTGAACCGCTACAACACCAAGTTCGGCGTCGGCGAGCTGTACCCCTACGAAAAGCTCAAGATCGGCACGATTACTTGGAGGGCTGACTAATGCCCGAGCAGTTTCTTACACAGGAACAGCGCCAGGATATGTATCGGCGCATCTTTGCGGCGATTCCTCGCACCTTCCTCGACCCCAAGCACCCCGATAACGAGCTGATTGTCGGGGCGATCGCCTACGCCGTGGCCTACACCGAGGCCCACTGGCTCGAAATCGAGCGCGAACAGTTCCTCGACACGGCAACGATCGACGGCCTGACCCGCTTCGGCAACTGGTTCGGCGTGCCGGTCGAGAACGGCGAAGACGTGGAAGTGTACCGGCAGCGGCTTCAACAGGCGCTTTACGGCCCGCGTCAAACCATCAAGGCGATCGAGAACGTCGTCGGCGCGGCCACGGGGCTGACCGTCAGGGTTCATGAGGTCGGCCGCGACATTGTGACCATGAACCGGGGGGCCTGGACCGGCAAGAAGCTCCTGGGCGAAAGGTACTGCTGGGCGGTCTTTGAGGTCGTCACCGAGGGGCAAACGAACAAGGTCGTGAAGTTCATGGACCGCATTCGCGCCGCCGGCACGCGCTGGCGGCACATCGAGCGCGTCTATCACTCGATCCTGCACGACCTCGCGCCCGGCGGCGTGATCAGCCGCGAGCGCACGAAACACTGGTCGCTCGAGTTCCCCGAGATTCCCTTCCCGCTCTTCCCCGCGACGGCCAACCGCGAACACCTCGCGGCCCGTGGCTCGATGTGGGGCCGCGACTTCACGAAGCACTCTTACCGGCACGTCGAGCGGGCGCAGCTCATTCGGCCACTGGACGTTACACAGGAAGAAACGGAACACACAGTCCTGTGTAACTTCTTGCCTGACGACGCCCCGCTCTTCGCCTGGAACGATTCGGCGAGCCTGTGGGATGAATCCCGCTGGGCCAACTAGGTTACACAGGAAAGACGTTACACAGGAGGACGCCCCATGCCGACTACCCATTACGGCCTGCCCTACCAGCCCGCCGGTCAGGGCGATCGCCAGCTCGCGAATCAGGCCCTCGACGGCATCGACGAGAACATTCACGCGATCGCCGTCACGCTCTCGACGCTGGTTCAGAACACAAGCCTCGGCGAACACGTCGAGGGCGAGGCCCTGGTCGGCGCGCTCGACGGCACCAACCGCGTCTTCACGGTCAGCCGCGCGCCCATCACGGGCACCATGCGCGTCTTCGCCTACGGCTGCACCCTGCTCGAGGGCGAGCATTTGACGCTCTCGGGTGCCGGTAACAAGACGCTGACGTTCAACCCCGGCTTGCAGCCCCGGCCGGGCTACCCCGGCAAAGCCAGCTACCGCACGACGGAGGAATAGCCCATGCCCTACGATCCCGATCAGTCCTACGTCATTCCCAAGTTCGCCTATCAGGCCCCGGTGGCGGCCGACGTGGGCGACCCTGACGGCGGGGCGTCGGCCAATCTGGCCGACTTGCTCGGCGTGCTGCGGTTCTTCCGGGGCTCTTTCACCGACCAGGCCGACCGCGACGCGCTGACGGGCCTCGCCGACGGCCACTTCGTCATTCTCAAGACCGACGAGAACAAGCCGCGCATCGACGTGTGGCACACGGGCGCGTGGCGCGCGGCCACCACGACGCAAACGAGCGTCACCGGCCGGCTGGTGCCCCTGACGGAGAGCCCGCCGGGCTCGGGCCGCTACCCGCTGCCCTACTCGGGCGAGCATGAGCAGCTCTTCATCGAAACGATCCCGCAGCACGAAGGCGCAGAGCGCGACTACACCGTTGATGATTCCGACACGCCCATCTGCGCCGTGTTCAATTCGGGCAAGGGGCCGAAGGTGGGTCAGGTCGTCTACGGCACCAGCGCGATCCTCGGCCTGACCGGCACCGACGCGGCGACCCTCGGCGGCTATGTGCCCTCGACGGCCGTCACGCCGAATGCGGTCGTGGTCCGCGGCCCCGACGGCTCGATCGCGGGCGTCGCCGGCTCCAACGCCGAAACGCTCGACGGCCACGCGACGGCCGTCAGCCCGAGCCACACCCCCGACACGATCCCGGTTCACGACGGCGACGGCAACCTCGACGCCACCACCCTGACCGGCTTGCTCCCCTCGACGGCCGTTGCGGCCTCGGTCGTCGTGGTCAGGAACCCCGACGGCACCATTACAGGCATCGTGTCGGGAGGCGGCGGCAACGCCGACACCCTCGACGGCTACAACAGCGCGGTTTCCCCGGCGCACACCCCCAACACGATCCCCGTCCATGACGCATCCGGCGGCCTGGACGCGACCACGCTCGGCGGCGCAGCCCCGGCGACGGCCTCGACCCCCAACACGATCGTCAAGCGCCTGGGCGACGGCTCGATCACCGGCGTCAGCTCCAACGCCGACACCCTCGACGGCTACAACACGCTCGTCAGCCCCGCGCACGCGGCGAACCGCATCCCCGTCCACGACGCGAGCGGCGGGCTCGACGCGACGACCCTCGCGGGCGCGGTGGCCTCGAGCGCCGTCACCGCGAACGCCATCGTCAAGCGCGACGGCAGCGGGGCGATCGCGGGCGCGGGCAGCAACGCCGACACCCTCGACGGGTACGACACGCTGGTTTCGCCCTCCCATGCGGCCTTCAAGATTCCGGTTCACGACGCATCCGGCGGCCTGGACGCCACCACCCTGAACGGCGTGACCGCGACGACCTCGGCAACCGCCGGGGCGATCGTCAAGCGCAACCCAGACGGCACCATCACGGGCGTTTCGACCAACGCCGACACCCTCGACGGCTACACGACCGCCGTTTCCCCGGCTCACACCGCAAACACCATCCCGGTTCACTCGGCTTCCGGCGGGCTCGACGCCACCACCCTCGGCGGCGCGGCCCCGGCCACCACCGCGACGGCCTCGACGATCGTCAAGCGCAACGGCGACGGCACCATTACGGGCGTCAGCTCCAACGCCGACACCCTCGACGGCTACAACACGGCCGTCAGCCCGGCTCATACCGCAAACACCATCCCCGTCCATGACGCCTCGGGCGGGCTCGACGCTACCACCCTCGGCGGGGCCGCGCCCTCGACGGCCGCCACGGCGAACGCCATCGTCAAGCGCAACGCCGACGGCTCGATCACGGGCGTCACGGCCTCGGGCAAGTGTGAGCTGCACGTCTTCGCCTACAACGCCAGCACGCAGAGCATCACCGGCAACAATTCCAGCCAAACCAAGCTCAATTTCGGCACCGAAACGACGGACACCTACAACCAGTTCGCCTCGGGCACGTTCACGGCACTCAGCGCGGGCGAGTACATCGTCGAGGTCGCCGTGCGCCCGGTGCGCGGCACGTCGGGCTCCAATAACCATTGCCTGATGCTCTACAAGAACGGCGCGGAGTTCATGAGCCACGGCTGGTATGCGGCTTCGGCTGACATTGAATACTACGTCGCGCATACCGTCACGTTCCCGGTCACGCTCGCGGCCGGCGACACGGTGGAGCTGTACCAGCGCGTCACCAACACCGTCACGAACCAGTCGGGCAACAACAAGCAGTACGTCAAAATCTACAATGCGGTCTAGGAGGCGATCATGGCCTACAATCCCGAATCCCCCTTCGCCGTCCCCGGCTTCGCGCTCGAGCCCCTGTTGCTCGAGGACGTGGGCGACCCCGCTGCGGGGCCGTCGGCCAACCTGAAACAGGCCTTCGACGTGTTGCGCCGGTTCAGGGGCTACCAGACGACGAACGCGGCCAGGAACGCCCTCGCTGACCCACAGCCCGGCGACTTCGTGCTGATGCTCGCAAGCGGTGCGCGGCTGCGCGTGGACGTGTATTACACAGGAAACGGCTGGACCCCTTGGGGCGACACCCCGGCCGGGGCGCACACGCGCCTGACGCCGCTCGTCGAGAACCCCACAGGCAGCGGCCGGTACGATCTCTTCGGCTCGGGGTTGCATGAGCGCGTCTTCGTCGAGCGCATCCCCCAATTTGAAGGCGTCGAGCGGGATTACACCGTGGATACGGCCACGACCCCATGGCAAGTCGTCTTCAACGAGGGTAAGAAGCCGCTCGAGGGGCGCACGGTCTTCGGGGCCGTGGCGCAACCGGACCTCACCAGCACGAACGCCGACACGCTTTTGGGCGCGCTCCCCGACAAGGGGCAGCTCGGCGGGGGCGTGGTCGTGCGCCAGGCCAACGGGACGATCGAGGGCGTCGGCGGCTCCAACGCCAACAGCCTCGACGGCTACGATTCGCTCGTTTCCCCTGGTCACGCCCCCAACAAGATCCCCGTTCACGACGACGACGGCAACCTCGACGCCACCACCCTCGGCGGCTTCGCGCCCTCGGGCGGCAACGTCGGCTCGCGGGTCGTGGTGCGCGGGGCCGACGGCTCGATCGCGGGCTACGGCGGCACCGGCGGCGTCAACGGCGACACCCTCGACGGCTTCGACACCGTGGTAAGCCCGAGCCACGCGGCCGACAAGGTGCCGGTTCACGACGAGCTCGGCGGCCTGGACGCCACCACGCTCGAGGGCGCTGCGGCCTCGACCGCGGCAACCGCCGACGCGATCGCCAAGCGCGACGGCAGCGGGGCGATCGCCGGGGCATCGAGCGACAAAGACACCGTGGACGGCTACACGACGGCCGTCAGCCCCACGCACACGGCCGACACCATCCCCGTTCACGATGCCGACGGCAACCTCGACGCCACCACCCTCGGCGGCGCGGCCCCCGACACGGCCGCGATCGCCGGGGCGATCGTCAAGCGCAACCCAGACGGCACGATCACGGGCCTGTCGAGCGACAAGGACACCGTAGACGGCTACACGACGGCCGTCAGCCCCACGCACACGGCAAGCACCATCCCGGTTCACTCGGCGACCGGCGGCCTGGACGCCACGACCCTCGGCGGGGCCGCGCCCTCGGCGGTCGTCGCCGGCAACACGATCGTCAAGCGCGACGGGTCGGGCGGAATCGCTGGCGTGAGCAGCGACGCGGCGACCCTCGACACCTTCGACACCGTGGTTTCGCCCACGCACACGGCGAGCCGCATCCCGGTTCACGACGCCGACGGCAACCTCGACGCCACAACCCTCGGCGGGGCCGCGCCGGCCACGGCCGCCACGGCGAACGCCATCGTCAAGCGCAACGCCGACGGCACCATCACCGGGGCGGTTCTGACGACCGTGGACGGCTACAACACGGTCGTTTCCCCGACCCACACCGCCAACAAGATCCCGGTTCACTCGGCTGCCGGTGCGCTCGACGCCACCACCCTCATGGGGGCGCTCCCCGCCACCAGCGGCCCCGACACGATCCTCAAGCGCAAGGCCGACGGCACGATCGAGGGCATCACGGCGAGCCCCGGCAAGCTGGAATTGGTCTATTACGGCTACATGGCGGCCGACAAGCAGATCGCGGCGTCGGGAACCACGGGCTTCCTGTGTAACACCGAGGTCGTCGATACCCTCGGCCTCACCTGGACGACCAGCGGCGGCAAATACTACTTCACGATGCCATCGGGCAGCACGGGCGAATACCTCGTCGTCTTTGGGCACGCCATGAACGCCATGAGCTCGGGCGTGATCACCATCGGCATGGGCTTTACGGAGTTTGACACCGGCATGGGCGACTACGACCCGGCGAACGATCGCGTCATCGGCCATTACAGCTCCAGCCGCGCCGACGCCTGGACATTGAGGTTCATTCAATGCCACCGGGTAAAGCTGACGGCGGGCGAGCGGTGGGGCGTGTTCAACGCCAATATCACCGGCATCACGCGCGGCATCAGCGTCAAGTGGCTCGCCGGGCAAAACAACACCTTCATTCGCATTTACCGAATCCTGTAAGGCGGCAGAAAGCCACGTTGGGCAATAGCCCTTCGGGTGCTGGCAGAAACGGGCGGTTGAGCGGCCTCAGAATGCTACGATCGCCCCCATAGCAAGGAAGGGACACCATGGCGAACGAGCATCCCGCAAGCACCATGCCCACTACCTTCGCGACTGACGCGGAAGTAGCAGCGGCCATCACCGCGCACAACAACGCCTTTCACGCGCAGGACATTCCGCAGCGCCCCCGCCGTCGCAACAGCGTCGAGGCGGGGCGCGTCAGCGCGGCCGATGGCCTGCCCAACTTCATCGAGGCGGGCGCGGGCCTGAAAGCGACCCTGCGCGGTGCCGCCGTGCCGGCGGTCTTCAACTTCGCGGCGGGCTACGACCAGGGGCGACCCGTCGATAACCGCGTGACGATCGACGAGGACCTGTCGAACCTGTGGACGCTCACGGCGAACGCGACGAATTACCTGTTCCTCGAGCGGCAGAGCGACAACACGCTCGTCCCCTTGGCCTACACCGTCAGGCCCTCAGACGGCATGACGCTCCCCGCCACGGCGGCGCTCAACCAGCACCACTACGTCATTCCCGAGGGGCGCATGTACGTCTGCACGCAGGCCTCGACCGGCGGCGGCAGCTCGAAAGTCAACGCGGCCACCACGGCGAACGCCCAATCGGGCGGCGCGCAGGGCGGCTACCCGGCGTCGAACGCCTACGACACCAACGGCGCGAGCGGCTGGCGCTCGTCGCAGCTCGGGACCATGGTCTTCGATCGCGCCTGGATCGGTCAGGTCTTCGCCACGCGCAAGCGCATCACCGAGGTAGAAATTACACAGGAAACAGCCTCCAACAACCGCATTACGAGCTGCAAGGTCGAGGTGAGCGACAACAACTGGGCCACGGCCACCACGCTCGGGACGTTCCCCCTGGTCGGCGGCTACAACAAGATCACCATCCCCTCGCCGAGCCTGGGCCAGTCCATTCGCGTGAAAGCGAACGCCAGTACGGGTTCTTCGACGCCCTGGATCGTCTTCACGGTCAAGTTCAACGAGGACGTGCCGATCGTCGGCAACCCGCCGGTCTTCGCGACCAAGGAGCGCGTCTGCGTGGGCGAGGCCGTCACCGGCGCGACCTCAGTCACCGGAACGACGGGCTACGCCCTCAACGGCGAGTACGCGACCGGCCGGCGCGCGCTCAGCCCCGGCGTCTTGAACACCATCAAGCACGCCCTCGGCACGACCAGCGCGCACCTGACCCTGCGCGGGGCCACGGCTGCCGGCGGCGCGCTCGGGCCGATCACCTACACCAGCATGGACCACCTGACGCTCAACCTCACGCCTGACGGCTCGGTCGTCGAGGGCGAGGCGATCGTCACGCGCGGCTATTAGAAGGAGCGACGACGATGCCGAATGGATTGCTGCCCCTCGCGGGCAAGAAGGCGCTCGCGTACCACGCGGGCCAGAACGTCACGCACGCGGCGATCGGCCGCGGCGATTGGGCCGACAAGCAGAACCCGCCGATGGAAGACTTCAACGGCGACGCGCTCAAAGACGAGATCGGCCGCATCACCATTTCGGAAGTCGCTTACTTGATGGCTGACGCCGAGGGCACGATTCAGTTCTCGGGCGATTCCAGCCACTACCGCTTCGCCACCGAGGCCGAGATCGACGACGCGGCGCTTGAAGAGCTCGCGCCGTCGAATCAGGTCGTCTTCAAGTTCATCATCCCCGAGAACGTGGCGGTCGGCGAGCTCGTCTGCGAAATCGCGCTCATTTACCAGGGCACCACGACCACGGCCGGATTCGCCACTGGCGGCCAAGTCACCGACCCCGGCCATGTGTTCTACGTCGTCAACATTCCCGGCAACCCCATCGAGCCCGACAAAGAGCTCGAGCGGTGGGTTCGCGTGATCATGTAAGGAGGCCCCGAGAATGACCCGCATTATCAACGACCAGCCGGAAAACGAGCTGAACGAGCTTGAAGTCGCCTTCTCGGGCGATCGCGACCTCGGGGACTACGAGCTGCGCCGCATTCAGCACAACACCGACCAGAAAATCCGCCGGCTCGGCGATTCGATCTACCCCGAAGGCTTCATCACGCAGGGGCTCGAGGGCACGGTGCAGCTCGTAACGAACGTGCTGACCCGTTCTGACAACTTCACCCATGCCGACTGGACGAAGGCCAACGGCGCGACCGTCGCGGCCAACGTCGCGGCCGACCGCGCGGGCGAGCAGAAAATGTCGCGCCTGAACATGGCGGCGAGTGGCGACCCGTACCTCGAGTACGTCGTGAGCGCCGATCCTGCCACCGGCCGGATCGTCTTCCACCTGGACGCCAAGCTCGAAACGACCCCGCTGCTCAAGCTCTCGTTCTGGGATGGCGTCGAGGAAACCAGCGTCACCAGCTTCACCCTGACGAGCGAGATCACCCGCTACACGATCGCCAACGACGACGCCTGGACCGAGGACACCGACACGCTGACCGTGCGCGTGCGCGGCACCCTCGGCGGCACGGTCATTCTCGGCCGCGCCCAGGTCGAAGAGATCGAGGCCGGTCAGCCCCTCGTCGGCCATACCTACGTGCCGACGGCCGGCGCACCCGCATCTGCCGAGGGCAACGTCGTCAGCTTCGCCGCGGGCGCGGCCTTCGCGGGTGCCCTGCCCCGACTGGTCGCGGCCCAGACCCTCACCTATGACCCGCTCAAGCTGACGGGCTCGGATACGGTGTACCTCGAGCTGGCCCAACTCTACATCGACGCCGAAGAGCATCGGCCCGACCTCGACCACCCGATCACCGGCTTCCCCGGCAACGATTCGGTGCGCGAATCGACGCAGCTCGTCACGACCGACACCACCAACCCGACGGTTCCCGTCGATCCGGTGGCTGAAAACCCGCAGTACCGCAGCAAGCTCGCGGTTCCCGTGTACCAGTTCAACCGCGACACGAACACGCTGACGCCTGTCGTGCTGCGGAACAACCTCGACATTTCCAAGATGAACGGCCTGCTCAACGGCCGGCGCATCGAAACGCAGACCGTGCCCGAAGACGCGCTCGACACGATCGCGACCGAGGGCCAGTACGGCTTGCTCGCGGCCCAGGCGCGGCGCATGTTCAACGCCACGGGCAATTACGTCAACTTCCGAAACAAGGGCGAGCGGCCGATCGTGCAGGACACGACCGACACCGAGGCCGTCACCCTCAAGATCAACCCGCTCGACGGCTACGCCTCGGGCCGCAGCTACTACCTGGAAGAGCCCATCTTCAAGACGCTCTCGCTCGAGGCCACCACCGAAGCGCGCGTGAACGAGGGCCATTCGTACCTGACGGCCACCGTGCCGCGCACCTACACCCTTTCCAAGTTCCCCGTCACCGACATTGACAGCCTTTCGGGCATCGTCGAGGTCGTCGATGCCGACGTGGTGAAGTCGGCCCTGCTGAACCCGCTCGATCCGATCTACACCGGCGGCGAAGAGCGGCCCATCTACCAGATCATCGAGGTCAAGCAGACCGTCGGCGAAACGACCACCGTGTTCGTCGCCGGCACCGACTACGTGCAGAACGGCGACTTCGTGGACTGGACGCCAGCGAGCGGCACGGCCGAGCCGGAAGCGGGCAGCACCTACAAGGTGACGTACCGCTACACGCGCACGTTCGGGGCTGACGAGTACAGCTTCAACGCGACCAGCGTCACGTTCCTCGGCGACGGCACCGACCTCGCGCCGCTGCCGGTCAACAACACGCCCTTCCAGGTCGATTACCATTACGGGCTCTCGCGCCGCGATCTGATCTACTTGTCCAACCGCGGCACGGCCTCGGGCGGCTCTATTGGCGTGGTGACGGGCATCCCCCACTATGCCCCGGTCGCCCCGGCCGAGCCTGCGGGCACCATGCCCTTGTGGGAAGTCCTGGTGCCCTACGACAGCACCGCGATCAAGCTGACCGACCGTTACACGCCCGGTGTCTCGATGGCGGAAATGGTCAAGATGCAAAAACTGCTCTACTCGGCGCTTTACGACATTGCGACCCTCGCGGCGCACGTCAACTACAAGACCAAGAACACCGGCCTGAAAGAGGTTCAGACCGATCCGTTCATGAACGCTGACCTGTTCGACACCAACGCCGCGTGGTTTGGCGAGCCGGGCGAGCTGGCCGCGCGCATCGACCTCGACACCGGCACGCTTCGCATGGCGCGCACGCGGGCCGAGGCGGTCTTGAACCTCGACACCAGCCGCTCGACGTGCGCGACGCGCGGCGCGTGGGCGGGCCTGCCTTTCGAGGACGTGGCGAAGGCCTCGCAGCTTCAATACAGCTCCCATGAGAGCGTCAACCCGTTCAGCTCGGTTGTGCTGCCGGTGATCCCGCCCATGATCACGCTCTCGGTCAGCGCCTTCCGCACGACCAACAGCGGCCCGCGCGATCTCCAACGCTGGTTCACCTGGGCCGCGGACCGCACGACCCGTACCGAAGTCTTCATCCCCGAGGGTCAGGTCATTTTCGAGAACGACGACGAGGGCTTCAACCGCTCGAGGCGCAACGGCCGCGACGTGCTGAGCCTGCGTTTCACCACCCGCGGCACCCGGTTCCTGCCCGGCGAGCTCGTCACGATCCGCGTCGATGGCGTGAGCGTCGGCACGACCAACGCCGACGCCAGCGGCAACTTTGAGTTCACCGTCACCCGCGAGGCCGTCAGCCTGAGTGGCATCGTGACGGCGACCGGCGAGGTGTCGGGCGTCGCGCGGGCGACCTTCAACATTCCTTTCCGCACGCAGCGCGTCGATCCGCAGGCGCAGACCTTCGTCTTCGACGTGAACGGCGATTGTACGGGCGTGGACCTGTTCTTCTTCTCCAAGGGCACCACCGAGCCGTGTATCGTCACGATGCGGCCCCTGACGGTCGGCCTGCCTTCCGAAGAGGTGCTTGCCATGCGCGTCTTGATGCCGTCTGAGGTCAAGACCGACGGCACCGCGACCCGCATCAACTGGCCCGAGCCGGTGCCGGTCGTCGGCGGCGAGAGCTACGTCGTGGTCGCGGCCTCCAATGACGACGCCTACCGCGTCTGGATGGCGCAGCTCGGGAAAGCCAACCTCGGCCCCGGCGGCGGCATCATCACCAAGAACCCGTATGCCCCCGGCTCGCGCATTGCCTCGGGCGACGGCGTGACGTGGACGCCCTACCAGGACAGCGATCTTCGGTTCAACGCCTACCAGGCGAAGTACGAGCCGACGGCAACCGCCTACTTCGACGCTTCCGACTTCTCGGGAAGCGGCGGCGTGACTGGCTTCCAGCTTCACGTTTTCCAGCGCATCGAAGAGGGCGCGGCCCTCACCTGGCAGTACAGCACCGACGAAGAGGCCACCTGGACGCCGTTCGACCCGGCCGAAGAGGTCAACTTGCCGATCGTGGCCGACACGCTGATCGTTCGCGCCATCATGACGAGCGATCCGGCCAACCGCTACGCGGGCGTCGGCATCAATCACGAATCGGTCGTCCTCGAAACCTTCAAGAACGCCACCAAGTCGAGCTATGTGACGCTCGAAAAGACGCTCGAGGAAACCACGACGAGCTGCAAGGGCTACGTGCGCTGCAACAAGCCCGTCAACACGACCGTCACGCCCTACATGTCGAACGACGGCGGGGAAACGTGGATCGCGGGCGCGCTGGTGACTTCGCGCGGCATCACGCCGACGGTGACGGAGTACGAGTACACCTTCACCTTTGGCGGCGGCGACGACAAGCTGCGCGCCCGCCTCGACCTCGAAACGACCACGGCCGTTCGCGTGCCGTGGGTCGATGAGTGGTCGGCGGTCGTGCTGTAAGGGGGGGCGCGTCATGAGCGAGTGCCCAATCGTCGTCACCAACTACGAGCCGGCGGCCGTCACGCCGCCGGTTCTCCCCGTCGGCTACACCGAGCTCGTCGGCATCCTGCGCGACGGCGCGGGCGATCCGATTACGGGCCTGCTCCTGGTCGAGGTGCCCTTCGCCATGAAGACGACCGAGCCCGCTTTGATCCCGCCGGGCTCGTTCAGCATCTTCCTCGTCGATGGCGTGCCCTGCAAGGGGCAGGAAGGCACCTCGCCGGCCTGGTTGCCCATCACGGCCACGGCCACCCCGCAGAACAGCTATTTGAAGCTCAAGGTTCGGTTCAAGCACGGGGCCGAAAAGGACCTCGGCCGCGTGCTGGTGCCCGACGCCCCCGAAACCAATATCGCCGCGATCGTCGGCGTTTAGAAAGAGAGCTGCCCCATGAGCATCATTGAAACGGTCACGACGGCCGTGCAGGGCCTTTCGGGGTTCCCGCCTTTCCTCGGCCTGATGGCGCTCGCCGCGCTCGACACCGCCGTTCTCGTCTGGGCCGCGTGGCACGCCCATGAGCTCGACAACACCGAGATCACCGACGGCATGCAGAAGTTCGCGCTGGTCGTGGGCGTCTTCATCCTCGGCCAGTCGCTCGTCACGACCTCGCCCATGCTCGCGTTCTTCGTCGATCCGCTTTACGCGGCGGCGGCCGTGAACGAGGTGCTGTCGATCCTCAAGAACGTGCGCCTGGGGCTCGAGGCCCAAGGGAAGCCCGTGCCGATCTTCGTGGGCGTGCTGACCGGCAGGCTCTCGCAGTTCCAAGAAGGCTTGCTGCCCGCCGACTTCGCGGCCGCCGCGGCGACGCCCGGCCCCACAGCGCCCCCGGCGATCGCCGCCGACCCTGTTACACAGGAAGGGCACGACCAGGGCGAATGACCGGGCTTCCTGTGTAACACCCGAGAGCGTTACACAGGAAGCCGACCCCGACCCCGCATTACACAGGAAACCCCCGACGCTCGCCGCAAAGACGCCCCCGGCTCGTTACACAGGAGCCGCACATGACCACCTCGAAAGCCGCCAAGGCCACGACCCCCGCGCCGTTCTCGCTCGCCACTGACCTGACCGACGAGTTCGCCAAGGGCGTTCAAAACGTCGTCTGGAACGGCGACACGCTGAACCTCAAGCACTCCAACGACCAGAAGGGCATGGCCACGGGCAAGATCCTCGGGCTGTACTTCCACTGGCCGGTGACGGACTACAACGACATTTACAACAGCTACCACCTGGGCGTGCCCTACTTCCCGAAGCACGACAAGGCGGGTCTGACCAAGAACCTCAACTTCTCGCAGCTCGGCAAGCAGCTCTGGAAGCGCAACACCGGCCACATCGGCATGAGCCTGTGCGGCATGTGGGATGCCTCGATGGGGCCTGACGGCAAGCTGCACGCCGGGCCGTTCCCGCTGAAAGACGCTCAGCTCAAGGTCGCCGCGCGCGCCGGCGCGGAGTTCTGCATTCTGCACGGCATCGACCCGCGCGGCAGCCACCAGGCCCCCGAGTACGCCTACAAGGGCGGGGCGCTCGTTCCGACGGGCAAGACCATCTGGATTCCCAACGTGACCGATCACGCCTGGTTCGGCAAGCGCGACGGGTACGGGTCGTGGGATTGCGGCCCCTACACGCCCATCATCTTGCAGCAGCTCTTCAAGGACTACGACGAGCTCAAGAAGACCCCCGAGGCCGATCGGAAGTTCCTGTACCGGGAGCTTCTGAAATGAGCGCGCTCGACGAGCTCAAGCGCGCCCGGCTGACCTCGGTTCTGATCGTCGCGGCCTTCCTCGTCGGCCTGGTCGTCGCCTCGCTGGTCAAGTGCCATCTGCCACCGCCCGGCGATCGCCAGCCCCTTCGCCCCCTGCCCGCTGTGACCGACGGCCCCGCGCCGTCGGCCACGCCCCCCGCGGCCACCGCGACGGCGGCCGTCAAGACAAGGGTCGTGATCGAGCGGCCCGTGCCCCGGCCGGTTTCCTGTGTAACAAGCATCCCGCAGAATGTTACACAGGAAGCCTCGAGCGGGGCGCACCTCCCCGACCCGGCGATCGCCCCCGGTGCGTCGGGCATCCTCGCTCAGCCGCTCGAGGTGGAACGCATCATCATCGAAACCGAGGGCATCAGCACGGCCGTCGCCCCGGTGCCGACCCCGCCTCCCCCTGTGTACGTTACAACGGATGCCCGGCCGGGTGCCTTCGGCGTCCTGGTCGGCACCATGCCGGGTGTCGTGGCGCTCGACTACCAGTTCGCTCGAGGCGAGCTTTTGGGGCACACCATCGGGGCCTCAACAATCGTTAACGGGCGAATGTTGGGCGTCGGTGGCGGAATTTCCCTAGTCGAAATCCACGACCGTTTATACTTGGGCGCAGGCGCATACCAAGAGTATAAGCTGATTCCCGACCCTGGCCTGTACATCGGGGCGGGGTGGCGTTTTTAGAAGGGGGCCTCCCATGGCGAACGAGAAGAAGTACGACCCGATCCTCGCTATCTGCGGCTTGGGCGGCGGCCACATGGAAGCCACCATTCAGGGCAAGCGCGCGCTCTTGTCGGTCGTCAACGGCGATCGCGTGAGCCTGAACGTCGAGGGCACCGTGCCGGCCGATTCGGCCCCGGCGACCTTCCGCCTGGTCGAGGGCGTTCGCACGCTCTCGGTTGTCTCGACGGTCGAGGCCTTCGTCGCCCCCTACGAAGAGAACGTGGGCACGCCAGCGGCCGGGGCCGTCCACGGCGAGCGGTTCCACTTGCAGGCCGGCGTGCGCCGCGAGCTGCCGTGGGGCACCAACACGATCGCGGTTCAGGCCGTTGGCGCTGTGGCGGGCAAGGTCTACGCCGAAGGTCGCCTGTAATGCCGGGGCCGATTGCGCCCGGCGGCGCGGCCCTTTCGGAGATCACGCCCTACGTTCTGGCCGTCTACGGCCTGATCGGGGGCTTGTTCGTTTTCATCTTCAACGAGCAGAAGAAGCGAATCGACACGGCCGAGGCCAAGATCACGACGATCGAGCGCGACGCCACCGACAAGCGCGACGCGCTGCGCCGGGAGCTGCGCGACGAGCATGACAAGTTCACCGCCAAGCAGGCCACGGAACACAAGGAGCTGATCGCCAAGGTCGAGAAGGACCGCAAGGAGCTTGAAGAGAAGCTGGACAGCCACATGAAGACCGTTGTCGAGCGGCTGGACGGCATCAAGGAAAGCATGAACACCTGGGCGATCAACCTGACGCGCGACTACGTGACCCGCCAGGAGTTCCGCGAGCTGATCGCCGTGGTTCCTCGGGCCGCTGGCGGCCACGCGCAACCCGGTCATACCGGCCCGCTCCCCGGATCTGGCCATGGGACCTAAAAACGAAGAGCAAATTTACACCGACATTCAAACCAGGCTGGTGCGCTTTTTTGTCGAGGGCGTGCCGCAGGCGTTCACCCGTCAGATCGCGGTGAACGCCGCTCTTCGTGCGTCTGGGCGCTCAAAGGCGCGTGGCTCGGCCATCCCGGCAAAGCTTCGGGAGTGGCGCGACACCATCCAGCTCTTGTACCTCGCGGCCGTCATGGAGGCAGATCCGAAGTATGAAGCGTTCCCGCGAAGTGGCGAGTTTACAGGCCCCGTCGAGTTAAGCATTGTAATCTGGGGGAGCCAGGCCGACGGCACCAACGTCCTGAAAGAGATCGAGGACGCGCTGAATTTTGTTGCGTACCCTGACGATAGGGTTATTGTTAAGGGGGGCTTCGCTTTCGGCGACCGTATGCTATCAGAACGAGGGGGTTTGTTGCGTAATGTAACATGTGTGCGGCAAGGCGTTGACATATCGGTTCAGTTTCGGTGATAGTAACAGTGTGGCAACGGTTGCTCGTTACCGAATCAGTATTTACAACGGTTTACGCACCAAGTTAGTGACAAAAAAAGGAGCCGACCTTCGTCTGCCCCTTTCGGAATGACCAGTTTGGTGTTAGCTTTGGTTTACCTTGAACAAATAAAGAAGCCCCCCGCATCGGCCCCTTAAACCTGACGCGGGAGACTTCTTCGGAAAAGGCCACCACAAACCCATTCGGTGCAGGATCTAGCGCAAGCTAGGTTCAGCCTCGGACGGCTTTGTGTTGGTTAAACCACAGATCAAGGTATACCACGGCTTCGCGCCAAATTCAACCGTCGATTCAACGAAAAGCCGGGGGGCGGCCCCCCGTAAGGAGTTCGGAAGATGGCAGATTCGCAAGCGAGCAACCAGGCCTCGGGCAGTTTCGCCCAGGTCAGCAACGAGTTCCTTGCCGCGCTGATGAGCGTGCAGTTCACCGCCCGTGAGCTGCGCGTCATGCTCTACTGCGTGCGCCAAGGCGGGTACGACAATGACAAGCTCCGGCTGTGTCAGGCAACCTCCCTGTTTCCCCACAACGCCAAGTCCACCATCGACCGGCTGGTGAAGGGGCGCGTACTGGTCGCCAACGGCAACCGCTACGACCTCAACACCGACCCCTCGACGTGGGCGCTCGACGTGGTGAAGGCAAGCAGGTCCGCATGACCGAGCCCCGCTCGCCGGGGCCGCAACGAGAGGACGGATTCACCCCGGTCACACACCATTTGCTTGAGCTTTGGTGCATGCTCGGCCTCACGTCGCGACAGTGGCCGATCCTGATCCACGTCTGCCGGATCACCTACGGGTGGGACAAGACGGAGCGGGTCACGGATCTGTACTCGATCGCGGCCGCCGTGAACCAGAAGCCCGACAAGGTGAAAGACACCCTCGCCGTCATGGCCGAAGGGCGTCTGCTCGACCTGGACGGCGTTCCCTACCGTCGCAACACCTTCACCATCGGCATCAACAAGCACTATCCCGAATGGCGAGGCGACTTTGAGCTGCCTCGGCCGGTTCTGCTGCGCTACGCAGCCGAAGACGGCTACATGCTCGGCGACACGATCCTCAGTCGGCCCGTCGAGCAAACTCCCCAAAATGGGGAGTTTGAAAGTCCCCAAAATGGGGAGTTTGCCGCCGATCGCCCTCAAAGCGTGACGGCAAGCGCCTCGGCGGAAAGTCCCCAAAATGGGGAGTTTACTCCCCAAACCGGGGAGTTCCAAAGTCCCCAAAATGGGGAGTTTGAAAGTCCCCAAAATGGGGAGTTCCTGAAAACCGAAGTCACCAGCCGCATTGCCGGAAGTCCCCAAAATGGGGAGTTTGAAAGTCCCCAAAATGGGGAGTTTGAAAGTCCCCAAAATGGGGAGTTTGGTGACGGCAAACCCGCTGATAGTGCGGGTTCCAGCTCGCCTAAAGAAAGGTACTTAGTAAGTAGTAACCATCATGGCGACGGCGATCGCCTTTCAGGCGCGGGCGATCTCGCGCATGCGGGCGATCCCGCGCATGAGGGAGGCCCGGCGATCGGTCCTAATGGAGCTTGGGCCAAGGAGGGCTATTCACTTTCAGGCCAACCGGAACCCCCCACCCCCCTACCCCCCGCCCCCCTGGTCGGCTGGAAGCGGCTGTGCGAGGTTTTCGCGAAGCTTCACGAACGCGGCCCCTACCCGATCGACCCGCATCAAGCCGAGCTGCGTGCGACGTGCGTCGAGTACGAGGTCACGGGCGACGAGTTCGCCGACGTGCTGGAAGCGTGGGCCGCGAAGCGGCGGGAGCGGCGGGCGGATACCCGCATCGGCTCGCCGGAATTGGCGAAGCGGATTCTTCGCGACGTGTTGAATGAGCGTGCTGCGAAAGCGCAGCGCGAGGCGAACGGCACCGAGAGGGTGCCGGGCAATAGGCTCACCGCCGAAGACTTCAAGGCTCGCGCCTTGGAGAAGAAGCGGCGGGCGAAGGAGGGATTGGCATGACCCCCGAGAAGAAGCCCCCCAAGGGGCGCGTGTTGAAGTTCCCCGGCACCAACCCCGGTGACGTGGTTTCCAAGCAGCTCCCGCCCGACACGGGCAGCACCCCGGCGACGCCGATCGCCGACCATGCGGTGATGGCGCTGCGCTACAAGGCCCGCATGGACTTGAAGCCCTGCCCCGACTGTGGCGAGGCCCCCGTCGAGAAGCCGATCGGCCCCGGCGGCTCCCCGGTGCCGGTGTACTGCGATTGCCGGATGCAGCGGTACGCCGAGGCCGAGGCCACCCGCAACCGCGAGGTGCGCCGGATCGGCTGGCTGAACAAGTTTGAGCGGGTGCTGCCCGAGCGTCAGCACAAGGGGCTGACCCTCGACGCCCTCGACGACCTCCCCGAAACCCGGCGGGGCGTCGTGGTGGCCCAGGCCTTCATTGCCGGGGCCGACGAACACCTCGCCAAGGGCCACGGCCTGTTTTTCTACGGCGACCCCGGCACGGGCAAGGGCACGGTCAGCAAGTGCCTCGCCGGGGAGCTGGAAGCGAAGGGCTACCGGGTAGTTTGGGCCAAGCTGGAAGACCTGACGCAGCGCAGTTTCCGCAAGGACGCCCCCGAGCTGATGGAGGCGCTTTACAGCGCGGATCTCGTCGTGATCGACGAGCTCGGCTACACCGGCGAGAACCGGGCGAGCCTGAAAGTGTTGTTCCCGGTGATCGACTACCGCTTTGAAACCGGCAAAAGCACTATCTGCACCGCGAATTTCGACGTGTACGCGCTGCAAGCCCGCTATCACTCATTCCTGATGCGTGACGAGGGCGAAACCCACGACACGGCGACGGTTCAAGTCGATCGGTGGCGAACCCGCATGAATCCGCCTCGAGCCGTGCCCTTCAAGTTTGAGGGCCGCGATCTTCGCGACGTGTACGAGTACAACCCTTTCGAGGGGCTGTAACAATGACCACCAGACCTTCGGGGCCTGTCGCTGTGGCCCAAAACGAAGAGGGACGCGACATTGAGCGCAAGGAACAACTGCAACTTCATCTGCCGCCTCGCCACCGACCCCGAGGTGCGCTATTTCGAGAACGGCAACAGTGTCACCCGGTTCCGCGTGGCGATCGTCGCCGGGTGGGGCGAGTACGAAGAGGCCAATTTCTTCGATGTGGAGTTCTGGGGCCAGCGCGGCGAAGCTCTCGCCGAGCGGTTCAAGACCGGCGGGCAGATCGGCATTTCCGGCGAGCTGACGATTAACAAGTTCGACGGCAAGGACGGGGAAGTTCAAAAGCCCCTGATCAAGGGCCAGGACTGGACTTTCGCCGGGGAAACCGAGGGCAAGGGCGGCGGCAACGGCGGCGGCGGCGATCGCCCTCAAACCCGCTCGCAGGGCGGTTATAACGGTCAAAACCGGGGTAATTCCGATCGCCCCCAACAGCACCAGCGCGGCGGCGGCTCGCAGGGCGGGAACCGGGGCTATAACAACCAGCGCGGCGGCGGCCGTCAGGGTGGCGGGAACGGCTACCAGCGGGGCGGCCCGCAGCGCGGCAAGAACCTCGACCAGGGCAACGCGGAGGCCGATGCAGCCTTCGCCGGGATGCCCGAGGACTTGGGGGCGTGGCCCGAGGCCCGCTAAGCTCATAGGTATTTTGTTACACAGGAGAGCCGGAAAATGGCTGATACCGTTCATTTCGACACCTTCCACCAGCCTAGCACGGCGGGGTTCTTGTGCCCCGTCTGTCAGGCGTTCTTCGGGGCCTCGACCCCGAAAGCCGCGCTGGAACAGCACGCTCGCTTCCACGTTCTCGGCGAGGCCCCCGTGCCTCACCGGGAAACGGCGGCGATCGCCCTGATCGGCCGCGAGATCCCCGTGCTGCCGGATGGCGGGTACGTGAAGCTCGTTGACTTCATGGGCAGCGATCAGCGCATCATCGACGGGGCGCGGGTGTCTTTGGTCGATGCGGCCGCCAAGAAGACGCAGAGCCTCGCCGGGCTGATGGCCTACCTGATCCGCAACGCTCACACCAGCCCGCTCGAGCATGTGGTCTTCACGTTTGAGGTCTACTGCCCGATCTTCATTGCCCGCCAGTGGTTCAGGCACCGCACATGGTCGTTCTCCGAATGGTCAGGGCGTTACGGCGTGCTGCCCGACGCCTTCCACGTCCCTGACGACGCGCTTCTGTGCGGCCCGTCGGCCATGAACAAGCAGGGCTCGGGCGCGCAGCTCGACGCCGGCAGCCGCTCGATGGTTCGCGAGCTGCTGACCCGCGTGCAGCGCGCGGCGTTCGATGCCTATCACACCCTGCTCGGCCTGGGCCTCGCTGGCGAGAACGCCCGCATTCTGCTCCCCGTGGGCACCTACACCAAGTTTTACGCGACGGTGGACTTGAACAACCTGCTCAAGTTCATTGCCCTGCGCGAGGACGGCCACGCGCAGGCGCAAATTCAGGTCTACGGCGCGGCCCTGCGGCAGATTGCCGAGGCCGTGGTGCCGGTGGCCATGGACGTGTTCAAGCGTCAGGTCCTCAACGGGGCGCGCTTCAACGAGGGGCAGAAGGGCGTGTTGCTCGCCCTCGCGGCCGTCGCCGGCCGTCAGGCGATCGTCGAGCAGATGGACGCCGCGGGGCTCACCAGCAAGAGCGAGCGCGGCGAGCTGCTGGCGAAGCTCGGCATGGAAGCCGAGGGGGAGGCCGCATGACCGCTTTCCCCGTCCCTTGCCAGCGGATCTACCTCGCCGGGGCGCAAGCGGCCTATGCCGACGACGTGCGCGGCCGGTTGCTGCTGTCGAGCTACGGCGACAAGAACGTGACGCGCGTCATGGCGGCGCTCGAGGCGGGCGGCTGGCTGATTGATTCGGGTGCCTACACAGCCTGGTCGAAAGGCCGGGCGATCGACCTCGACGGCTACATGAGCTTTCTCGATCAGGCGCTCGGGGCCTACCCCGTCGATGGGTACTTCGCCCTGGACGTGATTCCCGGCCGCGTGGGCGGGATGCCGACGGCCGACGAGGTTAAGCGGGCGTGGGAAGCGTCCATGGTCAACCTCGACCGGATGCAGGCTCGAGGCTTCGCGCCGATTCCGGTCTTCCACTTCGGGGCGGATTGGGCACGGCTCGACGAGCTCATAGCCGGGGGGTTCGACGTGATCGCCCTCGGCGGCACAGTCAAGAAGCCCCGGCCCGCCGTGCTGGCGTGGCTCGACGAGGCGTTCGCCCGCTACCCCGCGCAGAAATTCCACGGCCTCGGCTGCACCAGCGAGGCCCAACTTACCCGAATCCCCTTCTGGTCGTGCGATTCGACTTCGTGGCTGACCCTCGCCATGTTCGGCGTGGGCGGCAACGAATGGCTGCTTCGTGGGCGATCGTCGAGGGCTCTTCGCCGCATCGGCCTGGTCGCCTTCGACGACCTCGCATCGAACGCGGCCCCCCGCAAACCACGCGCCCGGCGCAAGACGGTGACGCAGCTCCCCCTAGCCTTTGAGAGGTGAACCCATGACCACGACGACCCCTTACGTCGCGACCGTGTGGCGAGAAGTCGAGTTTCACGCCAGCCACCAGCTTCCCTACCACGACGGCAAATGCGCGCGGCCCCACGGCCACAACTTCAAGATGCGCGTGAGCGTCACCGGCCCCGTGCAGGACGACGACCCCGCGAATCCCGAGAGCGGCATGGTGATCGACCTCGCCAAGCTCGGCGACCTGATGAAGACGGCCGGGGAGCTGTACTTCGACCACCACAACATCAACGAAACGACGGGCATCCTGTGCCCGACCTCCGAGCGGCTGGCGTGGTACGTCGGCATCTACGCCAAGCACCACATCGAGGCCCGCGACGGCGCGGCCTACGTGTCGAGCGTGAGCGTCCAAGAAACCGACCGATCGGGGGCGATCGTCGCCTTTGTCGGCAAGGGCGTCGAGAGCGGGAGGGAAGCGGCATGGGTGTAAGCGTCAGCTACCCCGTCGCCGAGCTCTTCGCGAGCTTCCAGGGCGAGGGCGTCTTCGCTGGTCAGGGGGCCTTGTTCGCCCGCTTGATGGGCTGTGACGTGAAGTGCTGGTTCTGCGACCAGGCCGAAACGTGGCGACCCGACGCCGTGAAGCTCGACGGCATCCGGCACATGCACGGCTACGAGATCGCCGAGGCGCTTCACGCCCTCGTCGGTGGCGACTATGCCAAGATGCCCGAGCGGGTGATCGTCACCGGCGGCGAGCCGACCATTCACGATCTCGCGCCGCTCTTCCACGCCCTCGACGACATTGGGCTGAACGTCCATGTCGAAACCGCCGGGCACCGGCCGCTGCCCCGCGGGGCGCATTGGGTGACGGTCGCACCGAAGCTGGTGCCCAAGTACCCCGGCATCAACCGCGACACGCTGCTCGCGGCCCATGAGTTCAAGTGCGTGGTGACGGAACCCGGCGACATGGCCCGCTATGACACGCTTTTCGCCGAGCATCCGGTCTTTAACCACCTCAAGACGCCCGTTTACTACATTCCCGAGGCATCGAAAGTCAACGATGGGGCCATTCTCGCGGCGATCGCCGAGCGGGTCGGCCGGGGCGGCCGGTATCGCGCCGGGGTGCAGCTCCACAAGCAGTTTGCGGTCAGGTAGGAAGGATGAACCCCATGAACATTCGTCGCAGCGTGGTTGTGCTGTCGGGCGGGCTGGATTCGACGACGTGCGCCCTGATGGCGAACGCCCTGACCTCGGTCGCGGCCGTGGTGCATTTCGACTACGGCCAGCGGCACGGCGTCGAGCGGGAATGCTTCGACTATTGGGCCAAGCGGCTCGCCGTTCCGGCCTACGTCATTCCCGTGCCCTCGCTCGAGCTGGTGGGGGCGTCGGCCCTCACGGCCGGGCCGTTGGCCCTCGACCCCAACGAGCGGCACCCGCAGAACGCGACGCTGCCGGCGAGCTTCGTGCCCGGCCGCAACCTCGTCTTCCTCACCCTCGCAGCCGCGCTCGCCGAAAAGCTCGGCGCGTCGGAGGTCTGGACGGGCGTGTGCGGCAACGACCACGCGGGCTACCCCGACTGTCGCCCCGACACGATGGAAGCCTTGCAGCTCGCCATCCGGCGCGGCATGGGCACCGACGGAATCAAGCTGATCACGCCCTTCATTCATCAGGACAAGGGCTCGATCTGGAAGGCGGCCGAAGCCACTGGCCACCTCGCCGAGATCATCGAGCATACGCATACCTGCTACCGGGGCGAGCGCAAGCGGCGGCTCCCGTGGGGCTACGGTTGCAGCCGGTGCATGGCCTGCGACGAGCGCCGCGCGGGCTTCAACGCCCATTTCGGCGATCGGAGGTAGCCATGGACACGCAGATCGATCGGGTTGAAATGACCGTGCATGGTGTCGTTCGCGACGACCACGCCGCCGTTCCTTTCCGCGTGACGTTCTCGGGGCGCGGGGCGGTGGATGCCTCGCTGTTCTTCCCCGATGGGGTCGATGAAGAGGCCTTGTACCTGCCCATGCTGCACGCGGCCGTCATGGCGGCGTGGAAAGCCAGGCCCAAGAAGGCGACAGCGGCGAGGGGGGCGGATTGATGCTACGGAAGGGACTTGTCACCCGAAACGACCGCTGGGAGCTTCATTACGGCGATTGCCTGAAAGACGGCATTCTCGCCTCGATGCCCGACGAGAGCGTTCACAGCGTCGTTCTCGACGGCCCGTATGGGTTCGACCCGAAGAAGGACGACTATCAGGCCGGCGACGACGCCCCGGCAACCGCTGGCGAGGGGAGCTGGGACCAGGCCGACGCCCGGCGCGACATGTCAGACGCCGCCCAGGCCGACGACCTCACCGAGGCCGAGCGCCTGCGGAACCGGCTGACCCGTGGGGTCAACTACCTCGACGGCGGCGATCGCCTCACCACCGACAACGAAACGTGGGGCGTGGATTCGGTCGTCGGCGGCTACGCGGCCGAGAAGGGCATGGTCGAGCTGCCCCGCTACATCATGCCGCCGGAAGCCATGTTCAACTTTCAGCTTTGGTGCGCCGAGTGGGCGCGCGAAGACTTGCGGCTGCTCAAGCCCGGCGGCTTCCTGCTCGCCTTCTGCTCGACGAAGTGCTATCACCGGCAGGCCGTGGGCATCGAAGACGCGGGCTTTGAGGTGCGCGACATGATCCACTGGATCTACGGCCAGGGCATGCCCAAGGGCACCATGGCCTGGAAGGCCTACGAACGCAGCTCCAAGGCCCCCGCCGGCCTGAAAGCCAAGAAGAAAGGCACGATCCTCACCACGCCCGAAACCGACGAGGGCCGCGCGCTCTTCGGCTGGCACACGGGGCTCAAGCCCGGCCATGAGCCGATCGTCGTCGCCCGCAAGCCGTTCAAGGGCACCATCTACGGCAACATGCAGGCGCACGGCACCGGGGCGTTCAACATCGAGGGCTGCGCGGTGCCCGGTGGCCTCGACCAGGACGACCGGCACCCGTCGAACGTGATTGTGACCCACAGCCCCGAGTGTGTGAAGGGCGCGGCGTGCGTGCCGTGGTGCCCCGTGCCGCAGATGGAGGCGCGCTTCGCTGGCGCGTCGGGCTACTTCAAATGCCTGTATTGGGAGCCGGGCGAGTGGGAATGGCAAGTGGCGAGCCGCTACGTGCCCAAGCCCGGCAAGAAAGAGAAGGGCGCGGGCCGGGAACACCCGACCGTGAAGCCCGTGGCCCTGATGAAAGAGCTTACCCGGCTTGTGACCCCTCGAGGGGGCCGCGTGCTGGATCACTTCGGCGGGTCAGGCACGACGGGCGTCGCTGCCATCGACGAAGGCTTTTACCCCGTGCTGGTTGAGCGTGCCCCCAAGTACCTACGCATCATCCAGCAGCGTTGCGGGAGCGCACAGCTCCCCCTATTCAAATAGGCCCGAGGCCGGGCCGGGAGGACCACCATGGAGAACCACAACCCCTTAACCCTCGACGAGCTCGCCGAAGAGCTCGCGCAGACGAGAACCGCGTGCGACGAGCTGGAAGCAGCCGCCGGCCGCTACGCGAGCATCTTCGACCGTTTCATGCTGCCCTTAGCTGCCGCCGCGGGCATCCCCGGCGTGCAAGACCCCGAGGTAGTCTTGCCCGAGGCGATCGCCCGGCTTGTTACACAGGACGGGATGATCGACCGGCGGAACGACCGGCTAAACCAGCCTGACGACGGCTGGAAGGGTGCATGCATGGCCCTCGCCCAGGTCGTCGCCGACAACCCGCGCTTGGGCCACCTGATGCCCATAGGGCTCGAGGTCAGCGTCACCGACCTCATTACACAGGCGATCACCTACCTGTCGCGCGACCTCGACAATGCCGAGGCCGAGGTGAAGAGCCTGCGCGAGCGCCTGCAAAGCGAGCAGCAAGCCCACGGCGGCACGTTCGCGCGCCTGAAAGCGGCGCAACGAGAGGCGGGCGCGGCCTACGACATTCTCGGCGACGCCTCGCTCGCGGTGAACGTGGCGAGTGACGTGCTTCGCAGCGTTCGCGACGGCGTGCTGCGCGAAGACGTGCCCGAGGGCGTGGCAGAAACGGCCGTTCCCGAGGCCCCTGAATCGTAACATAGGGGACAGAAACGCCCCCTTGCTCGACGCCCCAAGCGGCCACAGCAGCGCCTTTCGGCCGCGCTGGCCGGTTATGTTACTTGCATTGTTGAGCATTGATAAGTTTCCAGTCGAAAGTTTGCATACTAGCGCCTGAGTGTTTTACATTGGGAAACATTCGGCAGGAAGGAGCCACCCGCATGATCACGGCAAACGCGCAAAGCGTGCTGGAAAAGCGGTATTACCTGAAAGACGACAGCGGCGTTCTGATTGAGAAGACGCCCGAGGACCTGTGGGGCCGCGTGAGCCGCGCCGTCGCTGAACCCGAGCGGGTTTACAGCGCCGAGGCCTACGACCTGGCCCAAGCCAACTTTTACGGCATTCTGCTCGCGGGCGACTTCACGCCCAACAGCCCGGCGATCGCCAACGCGGGCGCGCGCACCGGCCAGTGTTCGGCGTGCTTCGTGCTGCCGCTCGAGGACGACCTGGGCGGCATCTTCGACACCGTGAAGCACACGGCACTCATTCACCAGACTGGCGGCGGCACCGGGTTCAGCCTGTCGCGCCTGCGGCCGAAAGACGACTTCGTGCGCTCGACCGGCGGCAAGTCGAGCGGCCCGCTCACCTTCGCCGACGTGCTGAACGCGGCCACCGAGAGCATCAAGCAGGGCGGCATGCGCCGGGGTGCCAACATGGGCATGTTGCGGATCGATCACCCTGACATTCTCGACTTCATCGAGTACAAAGACGACCTGACCAAGCTCACCAACTTCAACATCAGCGTCGCCGTTACACAGGCGTTTCTCGACGCCTACGACGCCGGCACCAGCTACGACCTGATCAACCCGCGCACCGGGGCCGTCACCGGAAGCCTCGACGCCCGCACGGTCATGAAGAACATCGTTCACCACGCCTGGAAGACGGGCGAGCCGGGCCTTGCCTTCATCGACCGCATGAACGAGTATTGCCCGGTGCCCTGGATGGGGCAGTACGAGGCGACCAACCCGTGCGGCGAACAGCCCCTTTTGCCCTACGAGAGCTGCAACCTCGGCAGCATCGACCTCGCGAAGTTCGTCGTCGAGACACCGACCGGCCCCGCGCTCGACTGGAACCGGCTGGCGTGGGCGATTCACGTCGGGACGCACTTCCTCGACAACATCGTGTCGATCAACCAGTTCCCGATCCCCGAGCTGAAACGCATGAGCGACCTCACGCGCAAGATCGGCCTCGGCGTGATGGGATGGGCGCGGCTGCTGCTGCTGCTCGGCATCGGTTACGGCAGCGACGAATCGCTCTCGCTCGCCCGTCAGGTGGCCTCGTTCCTCGACTACCATTCCAAGCTCGCGAGCATCGAGCTTGCCAAGTGGCGGGGCAGCTTCCCGGCACGCGCCGGGCACGAAGACGAGTTCAATGCGTTCTTCGACCGCATCTGCGCCGAGCGTCAGGCCAAGCCCGACCGTCACCCGTCGTGCGACTACATCAGCCTCGCCGAGCTGCAACGGCAGTACGGCATCAGGAACAGCAACACGACGACCGAGGCCCCCACGGGCACGATCTCGATTATCGCCGGCACCACGGGCGGCATCGAGCCGATCTTCGCGCTGGCCTTCAAGCGGTGGCAGGCCGACATGCACATGCTGGATTCGGAACCGACCTTTGAAGCGTTCCTCGCCAAGCGCGGGTTCGACGCCGAGCGCCTGGTCGAGCTGCTGCGTCAGGTGGACGAGAACCACGGGACGCTGACCGGCCTCGACGTGACCCCGTACAGCGCCCATGAGCAAAGCATCATCGACGCGGCCCGCCCCATCTTCACGGTGGCCCATGACGTGACGCCGCGCCAGCACATCGAAACGCAGGCGGCGTGGCAGGACTTCAACGATAGCGCCATCAGCAAGACCGTCAACTTCGACGAGAGCGCGACCGAAGACGACGTGGAAGAGGTGTACAAGCTCGCCATCCTGCGCGGCTGCAAGGGCGTGACGGTTTACCGCAACAACAGCCGCAAGCACCAGCCGCTCAGCGTCAGCGAGAAGCCCGCGGCCGACCTTGCGGCCCCCGAGGTGGCGGCGGCGATCGCCCGCGCGGCCGACCGCATTCTCGCCACCGAGCCCCGCGAGCGTCGCACCGACCTGTACGGGTACACCCGCGAGGTCAAGACCGGGGAGGGTAACTTGTACCTGACGCTCAACTACGACGAGCAGGGGTTGCGCGAGGTGTTCGGCAACCTCGGCCGCTCGGGCGGCACGCTCCACAGCCTCACCGAGGCGATCGGCCGGCTGGCCTCGCTCGCCTTGCAGTTCAACGTGCCCCGCGACGAGGTGGCGCGTGCCCTCGTCGGCATCCGAGGCCCCGAGCCGGTCGGGTTCGGCCCTCGACAGATTCTCTCGATCCCCGACGCCATCGGCAAGGCGATCGCGTCAGCTCCCCGTTCCCTTAACGGTGAGCTGCCCACGATGGAAGCCCCACGCGAGGCGATCGCCAAGCAGCCGGTTCCCGTCGCTGCCGAGGCCAAACGGCTCGAGGCCGTCGCCGTCTACGGCAAGTCGCCCGATTGCCCTGAATGCAGCTCTCGCCTCGACTTCGGGGAAGGCTGCATGACGTGCCATTCGTGCGGCTACTCGAAATGTAGCTAGAAGACCACCACGACAGGAAAAGACCACCACATGAAACCCGTTACCCTCAACCTCGTTAGCTATTCAGGCGGCAAGGATTCCGGCGCGCTTGTGCTGCACCTCATGGAGCAGGGCGTGCCGAATCTGGTGCTGGTGTTCTGCGATACCCATTGGGAACACCCGGCGACCTACCGCTATGCCTACGAGTTCGCCCAGGCCGTCGGCCTGCGCCTGCGGGTCGTCGATTCCGAGGGCATGGTGAACCTGTGCCTTCGGAAGAAGCGCGCCCCGTCTACGCGCGTGCGGTTCTGCACCCAGGAATTGAAGCTCAAGCCGTTTGAACGCTACGTCAAGACCCTGCATGAGCAGGGCTTCGATACGGTCGTCTGGATCGGCGTGCGCGCGGAGGAAAGCCCCGCGCGCGCCAAGATGCCCGAGAGCGAGCATTCGGATTACTACGATTGCGAGGTGCGACGCCCCATCCTCGGTTACACCATCGACGACGTGAAGGCCATTCACGCCCGCCACGGCCTCGAGCTGAACCCCTTGTACAAGCTCGGCATGGGCCGCGTGGGCTGCATGCCCTGCATCATGGCGAATAAGGACGAGCTGAAAAGCATTGCCGACCGCTTCCCCGAGGTGTTCGACAAGGTGGCCGATCTTGAAGACAAGCTCGGCCGCACGTTCTGGACGGCCGGGGACACCCCGACCCGCTTCTGCTCCAAGGTGGCCGTCACGAAAGACGGCCGCCATGTGCCCGTGCCGACCGCGCGGGACGTGAGGACGTGGGCGACGACGGAGAGGGGCCAGGCACCGGGGCAAGTCCCGATGTTTGAACCCCCTGTGCCCGCGTGCAGTTCCAAATACAACCTATGTGAGTGACGAAAGGGAGGCCGGATGCGGCCTCCCTTTTTTTACCAATTTAGTTACACAGGAAGTGACGACCTTGGTCACTTTTTATTTACCGAAACAGTTACACAGGAAAAGCCACCACACAACCCTTAAGGAGCGCCCCATGCGATTCTACGTCGCCACAACCTTCGACAATTGGGCATTGGCGGAACGCTACGCCAACGCCCTGACCTCGGCGGGCTACACTTGCACCTTGCCCTGGTGGAAGTACCACCCGAGCCAGCGGCCCAAGGGCATGCCCGTGGATCTTCAAGCGATTGCCCGGCAGGAGGTCGAGGCCGTCGAGAAGTCCGATCTGTTGTTCCTGCTGCACCCGGCCAAGGACGGCTCTCACGTCGAGCTGGGCGTCGCCCTCGCCAACCGCGCCGAGGTCGTGGTCGTCGGGCCTGACGTGGACGACGAAACGGCGTGCATCTTCTACCGGCACCCGGCGGTCATGCGAATTGCGCTCGAGGCCGAAGCGTTCCTGACGAGCGGGGGGCCTGCGAAGCTCGCTGACTTCATCTGGCATAACCGGCTCGCCCCGTGGGCCAACGCTGCTTACCACGAGCTCGGCACGGCCGCCGCGATCGTCGAGGCCTGAGCCCGTGTGGGCCGGCTGGGAAACTCCGACGCTGGCTTTCTTCACTGTGGCGACCCTGGTAGCCGTCGAGCTGCTGCGCCCTCGCCTTTCCCCTGACGCCCACAACGACGCCCAAGACCAACATGACGCGCTGCCCGATCACGACGAGAGGGGGTAAGCCGCCGTGACGAAAAAGTACAAATACGCCACCGCGCCCGCTTCCGTCTGCGAATACTGCGGAAAGCGGCTGCGTAGCTGGTTCAACACCATGCACCGCAAGTGTGAGATCGCTTATTTCGCGGTTCTCGAAAGCCCCGAGTTCATAGCGACCGAGCCCGAGCCCGTGCATGAGCGCCTGGTCGGCTTCCCGCCCGCCACGTTCTGCGCCTGCTGCCGACGCCTCGACAACAGCATTCAGCCGAAAAGCGTGTGCCCGTGCGGCTCCCCGATGGGGCCGCCGCCCGTATCTTTCAGAACCGAAAAATAAACGCTTAATTTTTCGCGGGTTTATTTTTCTTTTATCAATTTTGGTGGCAGAAAACGGCCCTCGATCGGCTCGCATTCTGCATAATCGCCTTAACGCTACACAGGAAATGTTTCGCCGTTTCGCCCAGGCATGAGCCCTTAACTCTGCTGAAAGGAAAAATAGAATGACCGAGTACGGAACCCTCCCACAGCCGCCCGAGCTTTCCACTTGCCTGTGTGGCAGCGGCTCGCGGTTCTACCAATGCTGCAAGAAGCACCCCGATCGCCGGTTTCTCGTTCAGATGCTCTTCGGCGACGGGCTCGAGGTGTTCGCGCGGGCCTCGACCGATGCGAAGGCCCTCGCCGTGGTGGACGCCGCCGAGGCCTACCAGATGCAGAAGATGGTCGAGGAACAGGTCATGGGCCGCGTGCTGATTCACGACGACCCGACGCGCTTCCTGTTCGTGCCCAAGGGCGTCTGGTCGCGGGAGCTGCGCGGCCGGTTCCCGTTGTGGGTCGCCCTCGAGCGCATCGGCTTCCACGCCATGGGCCACCCCGCCGAGGCCGTGAAGCAGCCCCACATGATCGCGCCCCCCGGCCCGCGCGGGCTGGCGCTCGCCATGGCCGCACAGGGCGAGTACGAGGTCTATACCTACTTGCGCCTGATGGAGAGCCGCGAGGCGAAACAGGTCCTCACGGCCAACGAGATCGCGCTTGAGCTGCGGATCGACTTCAACGAGGCGATCGCCCTGCTCGACGACGTGGCCGAGAAGGTGCGCGTCGCGAACCTGACGCCCGACGACCAGGCCGAGGCGATCGCCCCCTCGATCGAGCGGAACGCCCTGCTCGACCTCCCCGACATGGACGAGGCCACCAAGAACGCCGGCCCGCCCATGAGCCTGAGCGACGCCCTCGCCGACGGCATGCCGGGCGACGTGCGCGCGGGCCTCGACGCCCTGCTCAAGGACGTGGGCAACGCCATCGAGGCCGACGGCCTGACGCCCACGTTTGAGAGCTGCAACGGCGCGGGCCTGCTCGAGGTGACGGAGGCCGACGGGGCGATCGCCCTCGACTTCCCCCCGCAGCCGGTGCCCAAGAACCTCGACGAGGACACCGAGGCGGCGATCGCCAGCCGCACCCGCGCCCTCGCGCGCGAGCTGGCCTTCGCGCTGTACCGGCAGCAAGTCGGCCTGGACGCCGAGATCGTGCGCGCCACGGTCATGGACATTCTGAGCGAGTACGACAGCGTGGCGGCCGAGCTTGCCGAGGTCGAGGCCGTGCAGGGCGACGGCGAGGTGACGGTCGTCCTGAATGTGCCCCCCGATTCCCCGCTCGTCGATCTGATGCGCGCGGCCGCCCGGCTCTTGAACGAGGCCGGTGCGCTCGACACGCCCACGATCGACGAGCATGTGATCGTGGATTGGGATGCCGAGGTGAAGGACCTCGCCGGCCAGTTGGGCATGGCCCCGCTCGACCTGACGAACGCGGTGCGCTACGCGACGACGCAGCTCTTGCGCCATGAGGTCGAGGGTTTGCCGCTCGAGGCCGGGCATGTGGCGATCGCCCTGAACCTCGACCCCATCACGGCGCGCGAGGTCATGCGCCTCGCCGTGCTGGAAGTCGCCGCCATGGAGCCGGGCGAGCGCAACCACCTCATGGGCATGATCGGCTCTGTGCTGCCGTGCCGCGACTTCACGCCCCATGAGCGGTCGTATGCGGTGGTGGCCCTGCTGCGTCACCGGGCGATCGGCGGCATGCTGGCCTGGAAGCACCTCGAAAACGTGTTCGGCCTGCGCGCCTTTGAAGCCTCGCGCCTGGGCGTCGAGGCCATGGCGATCGCCGACATGCTGACGGTGAAGCGGCCCGACCTGTACGACGAGGCCATGCGCTTCTGGGCGACGCAGCCCCCGACGGGCTCTGACACCTTCCTCGCGGACCTCGACGAGGTGGTTCGGGCGTGGGTGCCGGAAGGGGCCGCGCATGCCTGAGCTGCGTTACCTGAGCGTTTGCAGCGGCATCGAGGCGGCCACGGTGGCGTGGCACCCGCTCGGCTGGAAGCCCGTGGCCTTTTCCGAGATCGACAAGTTCCCGTGCGCCGTGTTGGCGCACCATTACCCCGATGTGCCCAACCTGGGCGACATGACGAAGATTCACGAAAGCGAGGTGTTCCGTGGGGCAGCTATCGATCTCTTGGTCGGCGGAACCCCCTGTCAGGCCTTCTCCGTCGCCGGCCTCCGAAAGGGATTGGCTGATCCGCGTGGTAACTTGGCGCTCGAGTTCCTTCGATTGGCTGACCTCAAGCGTCCCCGGTGGATTGTCTGGGAAAACGTCCCCGGTGTCCTGTCGAGCGCAGGAGGACGGGACTTTGGTTCCTTCCTCGGGGCGTTGGCTCAGCTCGGGTATGGGTTCGCCTACCGAGTGCTTGACGCTCAATTCTTCGGAGTGGCCCAAAGACGCCGCCGTGTGTTTGTTGTCGGCTACCTTGGAGACTGGCGGCGTGCCGCAGCGGTACTTTTTGAGCGCGAATGCCTGCTCGGGCATCCTGCGCCGAGCCGAAAAGCGGGGCCGCACGCTGCCGCCGTTCCTGCTGATGGCCCTCGAGCAGACGGCAGCGGCCGGGGAAAAGGAAGCGAGCTGACGCAGGCGCTCACGGGCAGCTTTGGGACCGGCGGGCCGGATGCCGCTCACGCGCAGGCCGGGTGGCTGGTGCCCACGCTCGACGACCAGGCGCACGCGGGCGACACGATGCTGCCCGAGGTGACGCACACGCTGCGCGCCGACGGCTTCGACGCGAGCGAGGACGGCACGGGCCGCGGCACCCCGCTCGTTCCCGTGGGCCTGCCCGATACGGCCTACTGCATCACGGCGCGCGAGGGCAAGGGGCCGGATAGCGACGTGACGACGACGTTGGTGCCGGTTCCCTTCGACACCACGCAGCTCACCAACCCCAACAACCGGCAGAACCCACAGCCGGGCGCACCGTGTCATGCCCTCGCGTCGCACGCGCACCCCCCGGCGATCGCCTACTCGATTCAGGAGCGGGGCCGCGAGGCCGGGCGCGCGCTCGAGTGGAACGAAGACGTGTCGTATGCCCTCACGGCCCCCGCCGCTGGCGGCCGCGCGAGCGAGCGGCAAGTCGCCTTCGCGACGCCGGAAGAGCTGGACGGGGCGATCGCCGAGAATACGCCCGAGATCAGCGACCCCATCACGGCCAACGAGGGGCGCACTTACACGCATGAGGGAACCAACAACTTCCGGTTGCGGAACGTCGTGCCCGCCATGCCCGCCTACGGCGTCAGGACGGCCAACACGGGCAGCAACGGATGGGGCGTGGCCGAAGAGGCCATGCACACGCTCGACCTCGCGAGCCCCCACGCCGTCGGCTATCGGTTCGGCGTGCGCCGGCTGACCCCTCGGGAGTGCGAGCGGCTGCAAGGGTTCAGGGACGACTACACGCTGATTCCCGGCTGGCGCGCGAAGCCTGCGAGCCAGGAAGAGCGCGACGAGGTGGCCGCCTACCTGATGGCCGCAGGCCACCCCCTCGAGCAGGCGCGCGAGCTTGCCACCATGCCCGACGGCCCGCGCTACAAGGCCCTCGGGAACAGCATGGCCGTGCCGGTCATGGCCTACATCGGGCGCAGGATTGAAGAAGTCGAGGCGGCGATCGCCGCAGGGGAGGGGCAATGATGGGTGCCGACATGTATCAGCTTCGCGTGAGCGACGACCTGGGCGCGACGTGGCGCGACGTGGTGCCGGTGTTCTCGGTTCGCGTGGCGCGCGAGGCGGCTTTCTGCTACGCCGCCGGCCACCGCGACGCCCACGCCGACAGTCAGGACGCCGCGATCGGGTTCTTGGCCCCCGCGCTCGTCTTTGAGCTCGTCAAGGACGGCATCAGCCGGGCGATCGCCCCCCTCGAGCTGCCGCGCAACGCCCGCGACGTGTGGGAGTGCGACGACCCGGCGGCCGTCGTGGTGAGCTGACATGGACTTGTTCACGCCGCTCAACGGCTCCATGTTGCAGCTCGCCGAGAACATCAGCGATCGCGACCACGCCGAGGGCTTCGCGAAAGCGTGGTTCGCGGGCTACTCGCTCGCCTGGACGCTCTACCACCACGGCGGCCGGGAGAACGCCCCGGCCCCGGCGGATATGAGCTTTGAGCTGCGCCCCCGCAAGGCGGGCGAGGGCGAGGTGCAATCCTTCGCCCTCAAGCCGACGGTTGCGCTCGAGGGGGATTAGCCCATGGGCCGCGTGAACCCCGAAGAGCAAGCGAAGCGCGTCGCGACGGTCGTCGCCATGATGCAAAAGGCCGTCAAGGAAGGCCGCAAGGTCAAGCCGGATGCCGTCGCGCAGGCGATCGGCGTCAGCGCGCCCACGGCCCGCAAGCTGATCGAGGCGGCCGAGCGGATCGTCGGCACCAACGCCATGGCCGAAATGATAGTCAAGAAGCACCGAGAGCCCGGCCCCGCGCCGAAGGCCTCGACCCCGCCTGTTACACAGGAGAAACCAGCCAAGGGCAAGCCGGGCCGCAAGCCCAAGGGCGTTACACAGGAAGACCGGGACGCGGCGATCGCCGTCGAGGCCGAGGTCGTGCCCCCGGCCAAGGGCGGGAAGCTGGTCGCCCTGGACGGCGGCAAGAAGGGCAGGAAGGGCGCTCGCGAGCCGGTCGAGGACAAGGGGCACGGCTCGCAGACCGTCGCGCTCCCCGCGGGCGTCACCTCGTCGGGCGTGCCGGCCGAGCTGCGGGACACGCCTTTCGAGATTCCGGTGCAGCTCGTCGCCATCACGCAGCGATTGAACGCCATGATGGACCGCGCCGAGCTCGACTTGCAGATCATGCGTACCTGGGTCTTCGGCAACCCCGAGGGCCAGCGCGTGCCGGGTATGTGCGAGGGCTGCGGGGAGGACTACGCCCGCGCGTTTCCCGATCGCCCCATGTCGATGTTCGGCCCCGCCGGCACGCCGACGGACGTTGCGAACATGTACAAGACCTTCACCTCGATCGTGAAGGAGGTGACGAAGGCCCTCGAAACCCACAACGACGTGCAGGCGACGTTCTTCACGCTGCAACAGCTCGAGCGGTTCATGGACGACACCGCGCGCGCCGTGCGTGACGTGTGCCCACAGCACGCGCAGGCGATCGCCGCGAAGATCCGCGAATACCAGATGGAGTACCGCTCCAATGGCCGTTAGGAAGCCGGGCAACTATGGCAGTTAGGAAGACGATCGACCCTGACGAGGCTTACACGCGCTTCGCCAACAAGCTCGAGGCGGGCTTAGACCGCACGGGCGAGGTCGTGTCGCTCGTCGAGTTTTTCGAGGGCAAGGAATGGGCGGGCATGCGCCTGCGCCCCCGGCAACGCCTGCTTTCCAAGGTAATCGACAACGCGGTTAACTTCCGGCCGCTCGAAACCGACATGGCCGTGATCCGGCTCGACGAGCAGCACGCGCCCAAGGGCTACAACGCGGATAAGTTTGAGGCCGTCATGCCTCACTGTACCTGTCGCGACGCCGACGGCTACGTGCTGTATGACGAGCTGGCCGACTACGAACACATGAAGGCGCGCAAAAACGAGTACGCGCGCATTTACGAGAACCTGGACCCTGATTCCGACGACCCGGTGACGATCGTCCTGATCATCGGCCGTGGTGGCGGCAAAACCACATGGTCGGCGGGCGTGGCGGGGCACCAGGCGCACCGGGTTCTCTCGCATGACGACCCGCACGGCCTGTTCGACCTCGAAAAGCTGAAACCGCTTGCGATTCAGAACGTCGCGACGGCCAAGAAGCAGGCCAACGAGTTCTTTCAGGCGTTCATCAGCCTCATTCGGCGCATCAAGTGGTTTGACGGGCGCTATCGCCCGCCGACCGCTGATCTCGTCGAGTTCTCCGACGACCTCGCGGCCGAAAAGTCCTCGAGCAACAGCAAATCGGGCCGTGGCCGCGATACGGTCGTCTACATTCACGACGAGATCGCCTTCTCCGACAAGACCGACGGCCCGCGAAGCGACAAGGCGCTCTTCGACGCCATCTATTCGGCCGTCAAGACCCGCGCCAAGGGCAAGGGCATCGTGCTTGTGTTCAGCTCCCCGGCAGAGGCCGACGGCGTGCTGTACGAGCTGTACAGCCAAGCCGAGCGCGGCTTGCTGGAAAACAGCATTGTGGTTCAGATTGCGAGCTGGGAGATCATTCCCGGCGAAACCAAAGACACCTACAAGGCGCAGTACCGGCGGGATGAAGACGTGGCCGACGCCGAGTTCGGCGCGCAGTTCTACCGGGGCGCTAAGAACCTGCTGCCCTTCGTGCGCGACAAGTTCGCCTCGATGGAGGGGCATTACCGGGCGATCGCCGGGTCGTCGTTCCCGCTGGCCTTCAATTGGGTCGAGGCGATCGACGAGGACACGCTTGCCCATTGGGGCCGGAAGCTGAAAGTCGAGCGCAAGGGCTACGAGAGCGCCGAGCAGTACCGCGTCAAGGTTGCCGAGGCGCTATTCAAGTGGTGGCGCAAGTTCCCGCGCACCATCCATATCGACACGTCGGAAGGCAGCGATCGCACCGCGCTCGTCATGTGCCACGTCAGGGGCGGGCGCGTGTGCGTTGACCTCGTTCGGGCGTGGGATCGCGAGGTCGGCTATACCCTCGAGCTGGTGCCCTTCGTGAAGATGCTCGCGAGCTACCTCGACGTTCAACAGGTCAGCTTCGACCAGTTCGCCTCGATCCAGGCCAAACAGGACTTGGAAGAGGCCGGGCTGAACGTCATCAAAATGCAGTTCACGGCCCAAACGAACGACGCGATCGCCCGCAATATACGTCAGGTCGTGCTTGAAGACCGGCTCGCCATGTACCCGATTCCCGAAGAGCTGCGCGATCGCATTCCGCGCCTGCTGGATTCGGGCGAGCCATGGGACGAGGATTCGACGCTGTGGCCCTACGTGAGCGCCTACATTCTGCGCGAGGAAATGGCCGTCGCCAAGAAGACCATGAAAGGCCGTCTGATCGCCGCCGAGGCCCCCACGGCCGGCATGACGCAGACCGACGACACGCTCGACGCGCTCATGGCCTGCGTCTACCAGGCGATCGACCTCGCGGGCGGCGCGGCCAACTTCTTCACCATCCCGCGCACCGCCGCGGGCCTGGGCGAAGACGACGAGCTGCCCGAGAACCGTCGCCCCGGCCGCGAGCTCGTCGAGGTGGAATGCCCCCACCACGGCGGCCGCGTCCTCGTTGACCCCACGGATCGGATCGTGGCCTGCCCCGAGTGCGGCCACGGCATCCAGACCCGCATGTGACCCCCCTGCCCTTAACAGGAGAACACCATGAACACCCTGCAAACCCCGATTGACACGCAGTTTGAACGCTTCCACGCCGCGAACCCGCGTGTGTTTGAGGTCTTCGTGCAATGCGCGCTCGAGGACGTGGCCGACGGCAAGGCCCCGCGCGCCAACAGCATCTTTGAGCGCATGCGCGACGACCTGACGCTCAGCACGACCGGCGCACCGTTCAAGCTCCCCAACAACCTGCGCTCGCGGTACGCGCGCCTCGCCATGGTCGAGTGCCCCGAGCTGGCCGGTGCGTTCAAGATCGCCCGGCTCAAGGCCGACCCCGACGAGCTCGGGTCGCTGGCCGAGGCGATCGCACAGGAAGCGAGCATCAATGGTGCTTGCGCCGCCGAGGGTGACGCCCATGCGTAGGGCCTGCCAACTGTGCCCCACGGGCCGGGCGTGGGCCTGGGCGACCCTTTGCTCGAGGTGCGCGGGCATCCGGCGGCAGCTCGGCGCGTCCTACCCGCGCCGGCCGTGGTGGCCGATCGCCGTCGCGGCCGGGCTGCTGGCCCTGAACGTCGGCCTGGTCGTGTGGGCCGTGTCGGTGCCGCCGGCCGCGCCTACGGTGCCCCATGCCCCGTGAGGCGATCGCCCCGCCAGCGCGTGACCCGCTCGCGTGCCCGGCGTGTGGGCATAGCCCGGTGCATTCGTACTACGGCAAGAGCTGCCCCGATTGCGGGTGGCGCGAAAGGGGCCTCCCCGACGAATGAGCGCAAGAACGCCGGGCGACGCCGATCGCGCGGCGTTCTGACGTTCGGCCCCCGAATGAGCATATATAGAAAAGGCCTGTTGTCTCGGCTGTCGATGTTACACAGGAAAGTTACAAATCGTTGTGCTGTGTGCCCTAGCGGATATGTGTGGTGGCGGATATTATGGGGAAGTCAGGCGAGGTTGTTGCCCCGCCCGGCAGGCCACCACAACCCCTTATCTAAATGGAGGACACCCCTTATGTCTATCCGTACTGCTCACGGGCGCGTCGATTCGACCACCGTCAAGTTCCCTATCAACCCGAGCTTCCAGCTCATGGCCGGTTCCGGCAAGTCGGTTCATTTCGTTCACGACGACGGCGTTTACCTCGCCTGTTGGCTCGACCCCAAGGACAAGCCGCTGATCGTTCGCGCCACCGACGACGGCGGCATGGAAGCCGGTTACGGCGACGACTTCGGCGAAGACCTCGGCCCGCTGACCATCCCCGAGGGCGCGACCGAGTTTCATATCACCGTGACCGAAACCCACATCAAGTCTGAGTGGTACGGTAACTTCGGCCCCGCGCCCGCGAAGGCTCTAAAGGGCCTGATCGCCCCGAGCGGCCCGAGCGCCCCCGGCAAGACCCTCAAGACCGTTGCCGAGCGCGACTTGATCGTGCTGCACAAGACCAAGACCGTGAACGGCATTCCCGGCGTCGATGTGCTTTACGTGCAGGTCAAGGGCCGCGACGCCAAGGGCCTGATTGAAGGCTACATCACCAACAAGGAAACCAAGGGCGCGTTGAAGCGCGGGACGCTCGTCAAGGTCGCCGACAAGGACGTGTTCAGCCACAAGCCCGGCCACTTCAAGCCCGCCCCGGCCGCGAAGTAGGGAGGGCACGACCATGATCCTGACCGACTACACGATCACGCTCGACCTGACCGACACCCGCGAAACCGCCATCAGCGCCACGATCGAGGGCAAGGCGATCGACATGTACGGTCGCCCCAAGCAAACCGGCGCGAACGGCGTCGAAACGTGGGATTTCTTCGGGGCGATCACCGCCATTCCGACGCCCGACGGCGCGGCCGTCACTTGGTACGCGAACAACCAAGGCGCGCAAAACAAGCTATACGAGCTTTTCAGCCACGCGCTTAGCTGGACGATGGACGACCCCACGCAGCCCGCGCCCCACGCGCAGGCCAGCGGCAACGCCCCGGCGATCGCCCCCAAGGAGGCCCGCCATGTCTAATGCCTTCCCCTCGCTGGTCGGCGGCAACCCCGCCGACAGCCCCGTGACCGACGGCGATCGCCCCGTCGTGCGGGGGCCGCTTCGCCCCGGCCGCTTCGCCCTCAACGTCTGGGACGGCCCCTCAGACCCCGACTTTGCGGGCTTCACCGACGACACCAAAGACGAGTACGGCAACCCCCGCGTATTCTACACCCGCGAACAGGCCGACGCGCTCTGCAATTGGCTCGTCGGCCCCGACTACGGCGCAAACGTGCATTTTAATGAGACTTTCGACTTCTACATGGTCGCGCTCGATCCCGACATTGAAGGCTCTGAATCGATCTACCCGCCCACGACCTTCGGCGGCACCAAGTATTACGCCGTCCTGAGCGATTGCGCTTGGGAAGAGAGAGAGGCCCCCCATGCGTAACCCCGCCCTTCCGTTCCCCGAGTGCTACGACGCCGCGCTCGACCAGCTCGGCACGGCCGCGACCCCGGCCCTCGTCGCTGCGTTCAACAGCATCCAGCGCGAACAGCTCGCGCTCAACTTCCCCGGCGGCGACCCCGGCGAGGAAATGGTCGGGCGCTTCCTCGACGACGGCTTCGGTCAGCCCCGGTGGCTGCGGTGGCTCGACGAGGCCGACGCCGCCACGGGCTTCGGCGTCAAGGAGTGGGAAGGCCGCGAGGAAGACCACGCCGAGGGCTGGAACCACGGCAAGGGCGACCACAAGCGGGGCGATCGCGACCTCGACGTGTGGGGGCGTGACGGGGCGTATGCCTCGGGCTACCGGGCAGGCTGGACAGCGGCCGACGAAGCGGCCAAGGGGGCAGCGCAGGCATGACCCCTGAAACAACCAAGGTATGTAGCTGCTGCGAGATCGCGCGGCCGGTGTCGGAAGACCCGGCCGTTTCGGGCTTTGCGCGCAAGGGCAAGACCTATCAGACGTGGTGCCGCGAGTGTTCAAGCATCAGCGCGAGCCGCACCAAGGCCAACCGTGACCGCTCACGGGGCAAGTACAAGCCGATCCAGCGGTGCAACGTGTGCAGGGTCGAGCGCGAATGGCGGGCATTCGACCCTGACCCCTCAGACCCCGCGCAGCTCTTGCCGACCTGTTGGATGTGCGAGCGCCGCGCGGAGGCCCGCGACAGCTTCACCAAGCGGCGACGCTTCACCCGTGAGGAATTGGCCGCGCTCGCCGAGAAGAGGCGGCGCGAGCAGTTCGACGAATCCGCGAACGCCGTGCGCCTCGCCGCGCCGATCACGGTCAACCGGCTACAAGTCGAGGACAGCCCGCCCCGCGTCCCCGATGGGGCGTTCCGCGACGCCGAGGCCCGCGACGTGATCGTGCTTTTGGGTCAGGAGCTTCGCGCGGCCCGTGCCGAGATCAACCGCCTGCGTGACGAGGTGGCCTTTCGTGACCTCCAAATCGAAGAGCTGCAAGCCACGGCCGCGCCGCCAGCGACGACACCAAGCGCGAGCGAGGCGATCGCCGTCGGTCACGCCGCAAGCGAGGCCGATCAGGAGGCCGACCAGGCCGACGACCAGGACGACGAGCCGGAAGGCGACTTTGAAGACGCCGCCGACGCGCTCGAGGCCGAGGCCCGCAGCCTGGGCGTGCTGGAAAATGAGCCGCCCGCGTGGTATGCCGAGGTTGAAAACCTGACGACCGGCCAGCTCCCGCCCAAGCTGAAAGAGGCGATCGTCGAGGCCTCGCGCGTGCTGGTCGAGGCCGGGCGCGACCCGAAGCTCGCCGTCGATAACGTCGTGGGCGCGGCATTCGGGGCGATCAAGGCACTCCCCGGCGACGTGGTGAATCAGGCGCGGGTCGTGAAGGCGCTCGCGCGCATCATGCTCGACCCTTACAACGCAGGGGAGCGGCGTCACTGGCCCTATGAAGGGCAAATGGGCGTCTACAAGGCCCGCGCGGGCAAGGTGCGGATTCTGTACCAGCCCGAGACAGGCATTCAGAAGGTGCCCACAATCCTGAAAATCGGCTACCGGAAAGAAGTTTACGGAGGTTCGACCTATGGGAGCAACTAAGAAGCAAGTCGTCGGGCGCGGCCCCGGCCGCCCGCCCAAGGCCGACGCCAAGCGCGGCAAGAACATGCGCCTGTCGCCGTCGGCCTGGGCGCAGCTCGACGCGATCGCCGACCACTTCGGCGGCAACCGCACCGCAGCCGCCGAGGCCGCTTTCGGCAAGCTCTTCGCCGAGCTTGTTACACAGGGGAAAGGCCCGGCGACCAAGGCTATTACACAGGATTGAGATCCGGTATGATGGAAAAGCACGGCCCCTTAAGCCTTTCAGCCTGTTACACAGGGATAGCCTGTTACACAGGATGGGTGCTTTCCTGACGCTCTTCGGAAAGGAGCCACCACATGACCACGCGCGCGCCCCTACTCGCGGGGCAGGCCGTCAAGGCCAAGGCCACGAAGGCCAAGAAGAAGACACCCGAGCAACGGCAGGCCGAAAGGCGCTTGAAGCGCCAGCGCGCCCGATTGGCGCAAGGCCCGCGGCGGCTCGAGGAGGCTTTCGAGCAGTACCACATGGCCAACCCGGCCGTTTTCGAGCTATTTTGCCGCTACTCGTTTGAGCTGAAAGCCGCCGGCAAGCGGCGCGGCAGCGGCCCCCAAGTCTTTGAGCGCATCCGGTGGGAGTTCGACACGAATCCCGACCTCAAGGGGCAGACGTTCGCGGCGTCGAACGACTTGCGCGCCTACTATGCGCGCCTCGCCATGGACACCTACCCCGAGCATTTCGCGGGCTGGTTCCGCACCAGCATGACGACCAGCCAACGGCGCGTTCACGCGCGGAGGATATGACCATGGAAGTCCTACCCAACAGGGATACAGCCTACCTCGACGCCGCGCTGCTCGACGACCTGGGCCACGTTCGCGTGGTTCCAGCCGCGCAGCTCCACGACCTCGACCCGCTCGACCTTCGGATCTGGGCGCACCGGCACGGGGTCTATCAGTTCCCGACGGCCGAGCTGGTGAGCTGGCTCGCGCCCCTGCTCGAGGGCGTCAAGGCGATCGAGATCGGCGCGGGGCACGGGGCGATCGCCCGCGCCCTCGGCATCCCCGCCACCGACAGCCACCAACAGGCCGACCCGGCGATCGCCGCTATGTACCGGGCCATGGGGCAGCCGGTGATCCAGTACCCGAAAGACGTGAGGAAGATGGACGCGGCCGAGGCCGTGCGGCGGCTCTCGCCTCACACGGTCGTCGGCGCGTGGATCACGCAGAAGTACAAGCCGGGCGACAAGGACGGCAACATGTGGGGCGTGGACGAAGAATCGCTGCTTCGCAAGGTCAGGCGCTACATTCTCGTCGGCAACGCCAAGGTTCACGGCGACAAGCGGATCTTGAAGCTGCCTCACGAAGAGCTCACCTTCCCATGGGTCGTCAGCCGCGCCAGCTCGCCCGAGCTGAACCGCATTTACGTGTGGGAGGTGTAGCCATGCACCTCGCCCGCGTCGCCCCGGCCGACAGGTACTATCAGGAGCCGTGGCCGTTCGCCTGCCCGAAGCCCGTATACGAGGCCAAGCGGGGCGAATGGCTGGAAGCCGCCCGCATCCTGCGCGAGCGCGGCAGCGGCCGGTTCGGCCAGCGCACCGCGCAGATTGAGCTTATGCACCTACGGAACGCCTACTATCGGCCGCCCGCGCGCCCCTACCCCTACGCACAGGAGATTCAACCATGACGCTCGACCTTCAAGCCCTCGACCAGGCGCAGGCCCTCGACCAGGCGCAGACCACCACCAACAAGGCCACCATCCCCAACAAGGCGATCGCCGTCGAGCCGGTAGACGTGGGCACGCGCGCGGCGGCCGACACGAAGGCGTGCCACAGGTGCGGCATCGTCAAGCCGCTCACCGACTACTGGAAGAACGTCAACGCGAAAGACGGGCTGCAAGCCGCTTGCAAGCCGTGCCTGAGTGAGCGCAACCGCAAGGCCGCGGCCACGCGCGGCCCCGGTCGCCCGGCGGGCTCGACCGCTGCCGCGCCGGTTGCTGTCGCGCCCCCGCCCCCGGCTGATGCCGACATTGACCTGTCGCTGCTCACCGACGCGATCGCCCTGCTGCGCGGCCGTGGGGTCGAGGTCGTGAAGCAAAGCAAGCTGCTGAAACTGCTCGACGCCCTCGACGTGCCCGGCCTGAAAGACACGGTGGGCTGATATGGCCCTGACGACACAAGACGCGCTGGAAGTCGCGCGGGGCATTTCCGACACCGCGCGCCGCCTGCTCGAGCAAAGCGGCTCGCTGATGCCCGTGGCGTTCCTGCACAGCGACTACCCCGGCCAAAGGGGGCTCGACGTGATTGGGCTCCCCTTTCATAACGAGCGCGAAAAGGCGCTCGCCGCCAGCCACCTACGCAAGGCCGCGAAGAAGAAGAAGGCGACCATGGCCGTTCAGGTGCAAGAAGCCTGGCTCGCCGTTCTCGACGAGCAAGAAGCCTACTACGCAGCCGCCGAGGGCGTGTCGGCGTCGAGCCACCCCAAGCGCAAAGAGGTCGTCTGGTTCATCGTCGAGCTGCCGGGGGCGCTCTACCTCGGTCAGGTGGATATTGTGAGGGACGAGTTCGGCAAGCCGTCGTTCGGGCCGGTCGAGTTCAAGCCGGTTGAACCCGGCGAAATGGCGGGCCGCTGGATCGGCATCCTCCCCGGCAACGAGGCGTTCAACGAGGTCATAAGCGAGCGCGTCGAGCAGATGGGGCCGGGCATACGCGAGTTCTACGACCAGGCCCGCGAGGGAATGGAGCCATGAGGGCGCTCGAGGACCTGTGGCGGCAAGAACCCGACCTTGCCACCTGGACGACCCGCGCGGGGTTCAAGGGGCACATTCAGCGCGCAGACGTTACCGGCGCGCTCTGTGGATACGTCGAGCTGCCGCCGGGGCACCCGTGGCACGGCGATCGCCACGGGGCCGCCCACGGGGGCATTACATGGGACAGCCCCGGCGGGCCGGGCTCGCCCGCCCCGGCCTCGAGCGCGGAGAGCTGGCTGATCGGCTTCGACTGTGGGCACGCATGGGACTATCAGCCCATGATGGAGAAGATCATGCGCGCGCTCGGCAGGCAATGGCCCATGCGCTGGGCGCGCTACCGCCCGATCGGCTACGTGAAGGCCAACGTCGAGGCCTTAGCGGGACAGGCCAAGGGGGCGCTACGCAAGGGCGACCCGCGCCGGCGCGCGTGGTGCAAGCGCCAGCCCGAAGACTGGACGGCGACGAAGCTCCCGGCGATCGATTGGGATGCGCCGGTGATCGCGCCGCCTCGACATTAAAACTTCACATCGGCATCAGTCAAAAACCCGCATATCGTGCGGCTGGTGCCCGTATTATGATGGCAAAAGGAAGCGCCCATGAACGCTAATGAGATCCGCATCAATCCCGCGCTCGTCTACACGCCGCTTTGCCTCGCGGGCGTCCTGCATTCGCTCAATGCCCTGTTCTCGGGTACGGCGATCGCCTGGATCAAGGGCGCGGCCTGGGTTCTGATGCTCGTCGTTCTCGGCATCATGGCGCACCTCATGTTCAAGATGCACCGCTGGATGGCGAGCAAACTCGACGAAGCCCAACAGACATTACAGGAGACACCGCATGACGACCGCGCTTGAACCTCGCCACTTGCCCCACGCCCCCGCGAGCGCCGCGGACCCCGCCCCCGTCACCCGTCGCCCGCTTGTCGAACGCGCCTCATGGGCTATCGTGTTCCTGCTCGGCACCGTCGCGGGGCTTTTCCTCGCCTGGTTGTTGCGGTAGAATTACACAGGACGTTGTTACACAGGCTCGTTTCGTAGGAGGTGCGCTCATGGCCTGGCCTGCAAGCATCCCCCCGATCGTCTGCCCCCGCTGCGGGGAGCGTGACTGGTTGCGAATCTGCGAGATTCAGGGCGCGTTGTGCGAGTGCTGCAACCGCGTCTTTCACCCGACCGACGAGCAAATGCGGCAGCTCTACGGCCCGGCGATCGCCGTGACCGTGACCCGCTACGAGATAAACGAGCGCCTGGAACGCTGCTTGAAGCTGTAAGGGAGAACGATGGAACCGACACAACTGCAACCGGGCGACGTGGTGCAAATCAGGGGCGACCATGAGACATTCGCGGGCTGCTTCATGCTCGTCACCGAGCCCAAGGCCTTCGGCGCGCAGGGCTTCGTGTCCATGCCAGCCGCTCGAGGGGAGCTGCCCGGCCGCGCGTACCTGCGGCCCAAGTGGGAAGACATGGAGTATGTCGGCCGCGCCGTCTGGGTGCCAGCCGACGAGATCGACGAGGAAGCGGAATGAACCGGCAACAGCAAACGGCCCTCGGCTACCATTGCCGCCTCGCTGGCGAAACGACGCACCCGCGCTTTCGCTCGCTCATTCGGCCGGGCGTGAGCCTGGTTCTGACGGTCAATTCCGGCTGGGAGTGAATCGTCGCGGGATTCGGCGGGCCAGTTTGGCACGCTTCTGTCGCGTCAGCGCACCTCACGGCCCCCAACGTCAGGCAGGCGGCTAAAGAAGCCCTGCAAGGCGTCGGCGATCCGCGCCTCGGCGAGTGGATCGAGGAATACACCAAAAACGGGCTTCGGTTCTGCCACATCAAGCGGCGGCTAAGGCCCAAGGAACAAAGCCTAATCGGCGAGGCCGTGGACATTCGCGGCACCCCCGAGTATGGCGATCGCCTCGCCAAGTGCCCGTGGCTGCCCCCCGGCTACAAGGAATGAAAGGAAACCCCCATGCTGACTGGTTTGGATCTTCAAATGGACGGCGACGGCTGCTGGCCTGACCTCAAGGACAAGCGCGAAGCCGGGCAGCTCGAGGCGGGCACCCTGGCGGGCGTGGCCTTGCTCCAAAACGGCACGGCGAACGGCAACCATAGCGTTACGTTCCGAATCGACATGCCCGACGGCTCGACCGTGACGGCCGAAACCACGCTTTCCCTGTTGTGGATGGCCGCCAACGCCTTCAAGACCCGCGCGGCCATGCAGGGCCAGCACCTCGCATGACGGGCTGCAAGCGGTGCCGGGAGGCCGAAGACGAGCTATCCACGGCCAATCTGATCATCGAGGAAAAGACCGCGACGATCGCCCGCTGGGAAGAGCTGGCCGAAGGCTACCTCGAGCGCGCGCAAAAGGCCGAGGCCGAGGTCAAGCGCATGCAGGCCTGCTTCACCGGGAGCGCGGCGGCGTTCGCCAAGCAGGGCATGCCCGAGCTCGCCGTGATCATGGAGGCAGCTCGCGACGGCCTCATGCCCCCGGCCCTGATGCCCGAAGACTGGCAGGAGGCCCCCGGCGAATGAAGCTCGATCTGCCGACCCTCAAAACCTATCTGTGGATGCCGCGCCGGTGCGCCCCCGAGAACAAGCGCCCGGCGGCCGAGGGCTACGACGGCTGGTTCTGCCCCGGCGTCTACATGAAGGCGCACCCGACCGACCCCGCCCTCGCGCTCTTCATCTGCCCCCATTGCGGCCGGGAGGAATGGACGTATCCGACCTACCAGACCAATGCGAAGCGGTGGCGGCCCGGCGATCGCGACCTGTATTGACGTTCCTGTGTAACGTCGGCCGCGCCTCGCCCGGCTTCCTGTGTAACACGGTGTAAATTCTTGGCGACCGCGTGGCAGAAACGCCGCGCGGTTTTTTCGCGCCTGGTATTGTGTTGTTACCGACCTGACGTTTGGAGGCCGAGAACAAGCAATGGCGCGGAAATACATCAATCCGCTTTTCAGCGGCCAAGCGAACAAGCAGCAACCGGCGGCCCCCTCGATGGGCGCGCTGAACCCGTTGCACGCCCTGCTGCAAGACCCCAACGCCATGGCCTGGGCGTCGCAGGGCATGTACCAGCCAGCGGCCAATTCGCTCCACTGGTCAACGCTTCGCGCCATGGCGCGCACCTGTCAGCCGGTGGCGGCAACGGTGCTGACCCGTCAGGATCAAGTCGCCAACTTCGCCAAGCGCCCGAGCTACCCCGGCGACTGTGGCTTCAAGATTCGCATGAAGGACGAGGAAGCCAAGCCGAGCAAGGCGGCCATCAAGGCCATGCGCGCGCTCGAGGACATTATTCTTCGTTGCGGTGTCGGCCCCAACCCCGGCCGCGCGCGCCCCGGCTTCGACCATTACCTTCGCATGCTGACCCGCGACGGCCTGACCCTCGACGCCATGGCCACCGAGCTGCGGCCCGACCGCAAGGGGCGTCTGTTCGACTTCTGGGCGATCGACGGCGCGACCATCCGGCACGCGGCCCCCTCGTATGAGGCCAACCAGGCCGCGAAGACCGGGTACGGCAACTTCGCGGGCATCGTCGGCGACGGCTACGGCGGCGTCGTGGTGCCGTCTGACGCCGAGATTGCCTTCGTTCAGGTCGTGCAGGGGCAACCGCAAGCCGAGTTCACGCAAGACGAGCTTGCCTACTGGATTCGCAACCCGCGAACCGACCTGGAAGCCAATGGCTACGGCGAATCCGAGCTTGAATTGCTGATCGAGGTGATCACGGGCTACCTCAACGGCATGAGCTACAACACGCGCTATTTCACCAGTGGCAACATTCCCGAGGGCGTGCTGTCGGTCGTCGGCAAATACTCGAAAGACAACCTCGACGCCTTCATTCGCTATTGGAACAGTATGGTGCAGGGCGTCGCGAACGCTCACCGCATCCCGATCATGGGCATGGCCGACGGCAAGGGCCTCGATTGGACGCCGATCAAGGCGAACAACCGCGAAATGCAGTTCTCCGAATGGCTCGACTTCCTCACGACCATCACATGCGCCATCTACCGGATCGACCGCGAAGAGCTCGGCTTCGGCAACAAGGCCAAGGGCGAGGCCGGCGGGCTGGGCGGCGACGGGAACAACGACACGACCCTGACGCACTCGCAAATCAAGGGCCTGCGCCCCCTGCTGATGCGGATTCAGAACGGCATCAATGAGGACGTGATCGCCAAGCTCCCCGGCGCGGAGGACTTTGAATTTGTCTTCACGGGCATCGAGCCCGACCAGGAGGACAAGAAGATCGACCGGGCGCAGAAGATGATCGCCGCCGGCCTCGCCACGCCCAACGAAGAGCGCGCCAAGTTCGACATGGAGGCCGTTCCCGAGGATCACCTGTGGGGCGACGCCCCCGGCAACGCGACGCTCTATCAGGCCTGGTCGATGTGGCTTCAAGCCTCGACCGAGGCCGCGAGCGGCGGCGACGAGGGCGACCCGAATGCTGACCCCGATGCCGAGGGCGACGCCGCGGCCCCCGGCCAGCCGGGCGCAGCTCCCAAGGGTGCCCCTGGCGACGAGGAAGAGGACGACGGCGGCGATCGCCCCGCCGGCCCGCCCAAGTTCCCCAAGATCGCCGAGGACGGCACCGAATCTGACGACGAAGAAGAAGACCAGTAGGAGGTTTGAGCTATGTATGAAGCAGACTTGATCAAGGGCCTCGACGACAACGCCGCGCTGCCCGCCGGTTTCGAGGGCCTGTTGCCCGGCGAGCCCCTGAACAAGGGCGTCGGCCTGGAAGAGGACGAAGAAGAGGGCGACGACGAGGTTTAGGCCTCGCCGTTACACAGGAAGGCCGTGCCAACAGTGGGCGGGCCAGGACACAGCCGTTACACAGGAGAAGAGACATGACCAAGCAGCTCACCGTCGAGGTTTACAACGTCCTGCCGATCTCGCAGGGCCTTTCCAACCTGTTCATGCGCCCCAAGCAGGCGCAGCCCAACAAGCCCGCCGACGGCCCGCATGAGGTCTTCGGCGACAACCTGGGTTCGGGCGTGTTCCGGCTCGAGGTGCCCGACACCGTGGCGGCCGAGTTCAAGGTCGGCGACGAGCTGACCGTCACGATCGCCAAGGCCTAGCCATGGCGATCGAGGCCATGGGCAAGTGCCCGGTGACGGGGCTTCCCATCTACCGCCCGAGGTAGGCTGATGGGCGCGCGAGCGAAAGACTGGCGGCTCAAGCCCGGCGTGCGCGTCGTCCTGGTGGACGACGCCGGCCGGGTTCTTTTGCTGCGTCGGCCTGACGCCGAAGAACTGTACGGGGGGCATTGGAACCTCCCCGGCGGCGGCCGTGAGGCGAACGAAACGCCCCTCGGCGGCGCGCTCCGAGAGCTGGAAGAAGAAACCGGCCTGACCGGCACGCCTACGGGCGCATCGGTGCCGTTCACGTTCCCCGGCGGCACGGGCCGCGCGTTCCTGGTCAGGCACCCGGCCGGGCGGCTCAACGTCGAGAAGCGCGAGAGCGACGCGGCGCAATGGTTCTACCCCGGCGACTTGCCGCATAACCTGATGCCGCCGACCGCCGAGATCGTGACCCTGCTCGCCGGCACCGGCGGCGATCGCCCCATGGCCGACCTTCACCTGACCGCCGATCGCCTGCACGTCGAGCAATGGGTCGCCGAGGCCGTGCGCCCCTGGCTCGAGGCGGCCGTCAAGCTGAAAGCCAAGCGCCTGACCCTGACCAAGGCGCTCGACCAAGAAGGCCTCGACGAGCTCGCCATGCGTCGCATGCGGCAGCTCCGTCGGCCCGGCTATGAGCCGGTCGAGGGCCGCGATCTTTGGGTGTCGGCCCCCACGGGTGACGACGACGAGGGCGAAGAGGTCCTGTTTCGATCGCTCGTTCGCGCCCGCAAGATGGGCATGGCCGAGGCTGCGCGGGCGATCCTGACCGACGCGCGAGCGGGGCAGGTTCCCGAGGGGCACCAGCGCGGCTACCGGAAAAAGACCCTCGAGCGGCTGCGCTCGACGGCCCGGCGCACGGTGCGCCTGGTCAACGCCACGACCGAGAAGCGGCTTGCGCCGCTCGCGCTCGAGGCCGAGGGCGCAGACGTGTTCACGGTCATGCAGAAGCTCTACGACATGAGCCGCGCCGAGACAATCGCGATCGACGTGGTGGCGCAGGGTTACGCCGAGGGCGTCATGGAAGTCCTCGCCGGCCACGGCTACGCCTTCGTCTACCCGCGCACGATGGGTGACGACAAGGTTTGCCCCGTGTGCCGCGCCCGCGAGGGCGTCAAAATGACGATCAAGCGGTTCCTCAAGGCCTATCCCTTGCACGTTCGGTGTAGATGCTACCCGCACACCAGCCCCCTCGCCGAGCCGCGCGCGCTCAACTGGCGGGCCAAGAAGACCGCCAAGGTCATTATGAAAGGACTTGCGACCATGGAAACGAGCCTCATGGCCCTTCGCGCCCTCACGGGCGAGCAGCCCCCCATGGCCGATCTGGTCAAGGCCTTCGGCGGCAAGGCCGACCCCGAGAAGCTGCGCGAGATCGCCAAGAAGCGCACGCGCGGCCCCGGCGGCAAGTTCGCGGCGGGTAAAGTCACGCCCGAAGAGATCAAGAACATCAGGCAGAAAGCCGGTATGGACGCCGGTGCGCCCCCGAAGGGCACCAAGGACCACACCATTCACCACCTCGGCAAGGCCGCGAAGCGCGAGCGCGACGCCCAGGCGGCGGCTGACGCCCCGGTGCCCATGCAGGCCCCCGGCGACCCGACCGACCCCAAGGGGCCGACCGTCGGGCCGCAGGGGCCGAAGGCCAGCACCAAGGGGGCGATCGACGACAAGAACCCGCAGCACCTCGTCGAGGCGGCGAACAAGGCCCTCGAGCAGCTCCGTACCCTCAAGCCCGGCACGCCCGAGTTTGAACACGTCAGGACGCAGTACGAGGGCCTGCGGCAGGCCGTGCGCGGCTGGAACAAGTCGAAGGGCGAGAGCGCCAAGCCCAAGCCCGTCGAGGTGCCTCCCAAGCCCGACCACTTCGACGGCGAGCTGCGAACCCCCCGACAGTTTGAGCTCGCGGCCGCCGCGGCGACCACGAAGGAAGACGCGATCGCCCTCGGCAAGCATTTCGAGGCCGTGGCGCAGCGCGACAACCTCGGCAGCGACTACAAGGACACCTGGAACGAGATCAAAGCGGCGATCGCCAAGCTCCCCACGCGCGAGGAAGTCGAGCATGGGAAGGCCGAGAAGCAAGCCAAGCTGGAAGGCATCAAGGCGAAGAGCGGTGCGCCCTCGACGCCCGCCCCTGGCCCCGCGCCCAAGCCCAAACCCAAGAAGGAAGACAAGCCCCAAGAGTTCACGGCGGCCGAGCCGACCGAGGAAGAGAAGAAGGCGAACGCCGAGGCGATCGCCGCCGTGCCGCACGGCCCCGGTGCCGACTTCGCGAGCGCCCCGCCAGCCGAGGACAAGCCCAAGCCGAAGAGCAAGCAGCCCCACGAAATGACGTTCAGCGAGTACCGCGACAGCTACCACGCCGACGTGTCGGGTTCCCGACCCGAGAACCACAAGGCGATCATCAGCCGTGCGCTCGAGCGCGGCGAAACCGTTCCCGACCACGTTCTCGACGAGCATGGCGGGCACGGCCGCGCGGTCGTCGAGGGCATGAAGACCTACAACGCCCCGCAGACCGAGGAAATGAAGCAGGAAGAGGGCCGCATTGCAGCCGCCGAGGCCGCTGACGGCCGCAAGCCCGCGAAGCCCGACCCGGCCGACGGAGGGGGCGAGGGGGCTGCGGCCGAGCTGCCCGAGGGCGTGACGCGCAACGGCGACGGCTACGACTTGGGGCCTGACGCTGACGCCTTTGAAGTGCCGGCGACGGTCAAGAAGCCCGACGGCAGCGACTACGAGAGCTTTGGCGACCAAGCCAGCGACGAAATGCACCTCGGCCGGTATCAGCCGGGCTACGGCTCGGCGGCCTGGTCGGGCTACTACGATCACGACGAGGAAACGGGCGCGAAGAGCTGGGATCTGGAAGACGCCCGGCAGATCCTCAAGCTCGACCACGCGATCGGCTGGAAGCAGGCGTCGAAATGCCTGGAAGCCGCCAAGAACGACGACGGCACGGTTCACCCCGAGAAGCTGGCCCAGGCCGTCGCCAAGCACATGGACTGGAAGCGGCAGCAACCGGCGGGCCGGCTCTTCCCCGAAGAGTACGCCCACATGAAGCTGCATGACGCGGCAAGCAAGGAGAAAGACCCCGCGAAGGCGCGCGCCATGCGGTCGGCCGCGAGCCTCGCGGGGAGCTTCCCCACGGGCGAAGCGCACCACGACGCCCTGCTCGCGCCCCTGATGGAGGAACAAGCCCACAACTACGACCGGGCGGCACAGGCCGACGCGGCCAACGCCGACCCCGAGAAGCGCGGCAAGCGCGTCGGCAAGGATGCCCAATTCGCCATGCACCACACCGTCGTCAGCTCCAACCTGACGGCGATCGCCAAGCACCGGATCGCGACCGGGCAAGAGCCCTTCCCCATCCAGTCGGCGGGGTCGGTCAAGCTGCACCGCGCCGCAGGCCACAAGCTGCCCGACAACGCCACGGGCATCGGGGTCGATAAGCCGAAAGACACCGATAGCGCCCCGGCCGCAGCTCCAGAGCCCAAGGGCGGCGCGGTCGTTCCGGCGGGGCCGCAGGCTGTCGCCCAGGCCGACGCCCCCGGCGCGGTCGCTACACAGGAAACCGGCTCGAGGGCTGTTACACAGGAAGCCGAGCAGGGTGGCGCGGCCGTTACACAGGAAGACGCTACACAGGAAGCCCCCGGCGGGGCCGTGGTGCCCGCGCCGAAGCCCGGCGCGGTGACGGAGGGGGGCGCAGATGGCGACGCGGCAGACGTTGGGGGCAATCCTGCTGATGGCGGGTCTTCTAGCGACGATCGAGGCGCGGGGGAGGACGCCGCACCCGGCGGGGATAGCGGCGGCGATCGCCCTGACGGCGGCCCTGTACCTGGCGGCGGCGTGAAGCCCGCGGCGGGCAAGAAGGACGACAAGCATGGCCAGCACATCGGCAAGTTCGTCAGCGGCCTCATGGACGTGCTTCGCAAGGTGAACGCCGAGGTGGACAGCGAAAACCTCAAGTCGTAGCGCGAAGAGCTGCGAGAAACAACCGGGGCGCGTGGCAGAAAACAGGCCTGCCGCGCGCCCTTTTCCGTATGCTGAAAACCACCATTTGACACCCCGACGGGAACAGGAGAGTTAGCAGCATGAGCCTCGCCCACAACCCCTTTTTGCGCCGCATGTCGGCCACTATCCTCGCGCTTTCGGTGAACCTGCACCAGGCCGACGAGCAAGACGCCCTCGAAAAGGCGCTCGTCGATGTGAAGCAGCACAGCCGCGTCACGAAGAGCGGCAAGACCGTCACCGTGAAGCAGCACCAGCGCGCCGTTCTCTCGGGCGCTGAGAAAACCGACGTGGTTCACCACCTCGCGCAGGCCATGGCCGACAAGGCCAACGGCGGCCGCGCGCGCATCGACCACCACGGCCACGCGCTCACGGCCGCGCACGCGATCGCCAAGAAGACCGGCAAGGCCGTCCACGTCACCAGCCACAAGGACGGCGGCTTCGTGCTGTCGCACGCGGCCCCCAAGAAGGCGGGCGTCGGCTCGATCGCGGTTCACGGCGACGGCAAGCACGTCATGCACCACCCCGAACACGGCAAGGTCGAGCTGAGCCGCGATCACGCGGCCAAGGTCTTGAAGGCCAAGCACCGCCCGGTTCAGGTGACGGCCCAGGCCCCCTCGAGCGAGAAGGCCCCGGCCCCCGAGAAGCCCAAGAAGGCCAGCGCGGCGCTCGCGGCCGTGCCCGTGCAGCCCAAGAAAGCCATCGTCCATTCCGAGGTGCCCGGCGGGCCGAAGTACGCGAGCCTGCACGCCGACGAGATCAACGTCGATGCCAACGCCTACCAGTTCAAGGACGGCGGCGATCAGCATGGCGTCACCGATCGCTTGAAGAGCGTGACGAGCTGGGATGCGACTTCCGGCCTCATGAACCCCATCCTGGTTCATGAGCGCGCCGACGGCACGCACTACGTCGTGGACGGCCACCAGCGCACCGGCCTCGCCAAGCGGCTCAAGGAACAGGGCCACGACATTCCCCCGCTCAACGCCGTGATCTTCAAGGAATCCGACGGCTACACCGTGGACGAAATGAAGCGGATCGGCGCGCTCGCCAACATTCGGCAGGGCACCGGCACGGCCGTCGATATTGCCAAGGTCATGAAGGTGCGCGCCTTCGACGAGCATGAGCGCGCGACCATCCCCGCCGGCAGCAACGAGGACTTCAAGGACGGCGAGGCGATCGCCAGCCTGTCGAAGGAAGCGTTCGACTACCTGACCACCGCTGGCGTCCACAAGGACCCCAAGAAGAACGCGCAGTTCGCGGCGATCGTCGCGCGCAAGATCAGCGACCCCAAGGAACAGGTCGCAGCTCTTCGCGAGCTCAAGAACGACCCGCCCGCCGGCCGCGAGGAATGCGAAGACGTGGTGGACGAGCTTGCATCCGAGGGGTTCGCCAACAAGCACGTTCAGCGCGACATTTGGGGCAACGAGAAGCAGACCGAGAGCCTGGCGAAGCCCACGGCCGAGATCAAGGCGACCGTGCGCCGCATGCTGGAATCGGAAAAGAGCGCCCTCGGCAACGCCGTGAGGCACAAGGCCCGGCTCGAGGCGGCCGGTAACAAGATCGACGAGGCCGCGAACAAGAAGGGTTACGACGCGGCCGATACACTCTCCAAGGTCCTCAAGGAGTTCAGCGGCCGTAACACGCAGAACGAGGTGAAAGACGCCATCAAGGAGGCAGCGAAGCAGTATGCAACAGGAGAAATCAGCCGGAAACGAGCCGCCGATCGGGTCGTCGAAGCCCTCGAAAGCTTCTACGCCGGGCATGCGGGTGGCGGCAGCGGTCACAGCGTACCACGAAGCGCATCAGCAGGCCCCGAAACTCTTTTCGAGGCAGACACCCCCATCCAAGTAAGCAGCGATCAGCTCGGCTTGCTCGGCGGGGAGGCATCCGGCGCGGGCGTCGGTTCCCCTGGCCCGGCCGGGATGCCCGCCCCGGCCGCGAGCGAGCGCGATCAACTGGAAGCGGCCGTCGCGGCCAAGCTCGGCGGCGCGGTGCCCAAGGAGGTCGGCCACGTTCTCGACATGGCGGGCAACCCTGACAAGGTGTATGCCGCGATCCAGCTCGCCGAGAAGCGCGCGGCCGAGTACAAAAATTCCCGGCACGAAGACGAGCGCGCCATGGTCGATGCCTACAAGCACGCCGCGGCGGCGATTCTCGACACGCCCACGTTCAAGGCCCGCGATAGCGTCATGCGTGCCGAGGACGCGAAGCGCGCCAAGATCGACAACGGCAAGAACGCCCCGGCGGGCAAGCCGACCCCGCCGGCCCCCAAGGGCGAGCCGTCGGTTCTCGACAAGCTGAAAGCCGAAATGGACACGGCGCAGGATGCCTTCGTGGCCAAGCACATGGAAGACCTCAAGCCGCACATGCGCGACGAGCTCGATCACCTGGAAGCCAAGTCGTCGATCAACGCGGCGTTCTCGGCGAACCTGACCGACGCCAAGCGCCATGACGCCGTGGAATCGGTCAAGCGCCAGTTTGTCGCGGGCGTTCAGGGCAAGGGCGCGCTGACCGACGCCGATCACACCGAGCGCGGCATGCGCGCCGACGCCATGAAGAAGCAAGCCGCCTACCACGCGGCCTCGACGGCGCACGACGAGGCCCGCTTCAAGGGCGGCGACGCGGCGGGCACCAAGAAGGCCAAGGAGGACGCTCACGCCGCCTGGAAGGATGCCGAAAACAACCTGACCCGCCACCTGACCGGCAACAAGGCCCCGGCCGCGAGCGAGGCCCCGAAGGCTGGCGCGTCGGCCGACGAGCTGCACGCTGCCTACCAGGCGGCGGCGTCGAAGGCCAGCCGCGCCATGGGCCGCGATAGCGCGGCGTTTGAGCAGCACATCGGCGAGGCCAACAAGCACGCCGAGGCCTACAAGCAGCTCACCGGCAAGCCGGTCCTGCACCATGGCAAGGATGCCGGCGGCGATCGCCCGGCGAGCAAGCCGCAAGGCCCCTCGCTCGAGGGCCAGAAGGGCTCGACGCCCGGCGCTCACGAAATGACGTTCAGCGAGTACAAGAACAGCATCCACGCCGAAATTGGCGGGTCCAGGGCCGAGAACCACAAGGCCTACATCGCCCGCGCCCTCGAGCGGGGCGAGAACGTGCCTGACCACGTTCTTTCCGAGCATGGCAACTACGGCCACGACGCCAAGGCGGCGATCGCCGAGGCCAAGCAGCCCATGAGCGCCGAGGCCCGCAAGGAAATGGAGGCCGAAGAGCGCCGCATGGGCGCGGCTATGCGTCGCGGCGGCGGCAGCGGCCCGCGCAAGCCGCGCGGCGAGGCCGCGAAGCTGACGAAGGCGCTCGGCTACTCGACGCTTTCGCCCTTCACCGACATGTTCCTCGACATGGTGAAGGCCATGGTCAAGCAGCACACCCGCCGGTCGAAGAGCGGTCAGACCTACGTCGTCAAGGAACACCACCGCAAGACCCTCACGAAGAGCGAGCGCGAGGATCTGGTGAAGCACCTGGCCGCGAAGCTCGGCGAGGGCGCTCACCCCAAGATCAAGACGGCCGCCGGTGCGATTCGCGCCGCCAAGGCCCTGTCGAAGCACACCGGCAAGGCCGTTCACGCCTTCAAGGGCGAGGACGGGCATTACCGCGTGTCGCACGACGCCGACCACGCGGGCAAGCACCGCAAGGTCGTGACCGCGCACGGCGGCAAGGCGATCATCACCGACACCCAGACCAAGGAAGCCCGCGAGCTGCGGAAGACCGATTACATGCCCCTGCATGCGATCCACCCGAAGCACCTCACGCCGGATGAGGTCGTGAAGCAGCGCGCCCAGATCCGCGAGCGCATCGAGCAGGGCAAGGGCGTGAAGGCCCACGTCCTCGACGCGCACAAGGACCTCAAGCGGCACAAGGCCCGCCGCGACCAGGCGCAGATGAAGGCCGCGAGCTACCTCAAGGAATCGAAGGCCCGCGCCGCGGCCCTGCGCGCCGAGAAGAAGCAGGCCAAAGAAGCCGCGCAGCTCTCGGCCGAGCAGAAGAAGGGTTTCGAGAAGGTCGCCGAGCAGTTCATGGCCGACGAGCGCAAGGCCTTCCCCGACATGGAACACGACGAGCTCGTTGCTCGAGCGACCCGCTCCCTGATGGACGCCACCAAGGACGCCGATCACCCCGGCATCCATGACGCCGTGGCGCACGCCATCGAACACATCAAGGGCATGAAGCCCAAGAAGCTGACCCCGAAGCCGAAGACGGCCCCCGGCGAGTTTGCTGCGGCCGAGCCGACGGCGGCCGAGAAGAACCGCTCGATGCTCGACCGCGCGAAGGGCGTGACCGACTTGCTCGCCGAGCTGGACAAGCACGGCGTTCGCATGTCGCGCGTCGAGCAGCGCGCCGTCGAGCAGGGGAACGCCGTGGCGATCGCCACCGTGCGCGCCCGGCTCGAGAAGGTCAAGGCCAAGGCCGCGAAGGGCCAGGCCCCGGCCGCGCCCGCCGAGGCCCCCGGCAGCGGCAAGGCGGCGGCCGAGGCCGACAACGCCAAGCGCCGCAAGCCGAAGTCTGTGTCCCTCGCGAACGTCGAGGTCGGCGATACCCTGGTTGCGACCAAAGACAGCATTGCGGGCGATCGCGGCACCCTGTTCACCGTGACCGGAACCGACCAGGAAGGTCACATTTCGTACCGCTCCCACGACACCGGCTCGGTCATGACCGCCAAGCCGGAAGACCTCAAGCGCATTGGCGTCCAACACCAGCAGACCGACGACGGCCCCACGTTTGAGCAGGCGAAGGCCAAGCAGGCCATGACCGGCAAGGAAGCCGCCGAGGCCGACAATGCGGCCGACAAGGACGAACACGGGCTCAATTCGGCGCAGCGCGCCGCCGTCGAGCGCCTGACGGCCCGTGCGGCCGAAATGGGCTCGACCCCGATCGCCCTGGTTCGCAGCAACACCGGGCAATTGCGCTGGATGACCCAATCGGCGCACGGCAACCATGTCATGTCGGTCGTCCTGTTCGACAACGGCGAAACGTCGGGCGGCGGCACCCGCGTCATTGGGCCGAACGACACCGTTCTGATCGACTACAAGAAGGGCGAAGAGCCCGCGAGCGGCAAGAAGCCGGGCGCGCAGCCGGGCAACGACAACGCCAAGAAAGACGGCGCGACCGAAGACGACAAGGCTTTCGGCCCCAACAAGGGCAAGACGCTCGCCGAGCTGCCCCCGAAGGTCGGCGATCTGATTTACAGCGCCCCCGACAACCCCGAAGACGGCGTGCTGATGGTTACGGGCATCAAGCCGGGCGGCTACGTGACGGCCGTCGCCGTGTCGCCGTTCAACCCCAACGATGGGTATGACCTCGGCTTCAACACCAACGTCCATTACAGCACCGAATCGGATCACGCCGTCTTCGCCCCGGCCGAGCTGGCCGACCTCGCGCACACCGGCCGTCAGGCGAAGGACGTGCAAGCGGTTCTCAAGAAGGCCCCCAAGCTCGACCCCGCCGACATGGCGAGCGCCGAGCGTGCCCAGGCTCGCGCCGAGCGCGCGGGCGGTGCCCCCGCGGCCCCGGCCGCGCCCGCAGCCCCGGCCCCCGCGCCTGTGGCCCCGGCCGCGCCGGCCGCGAGCGTCAGCAACCCCCTCGGCCTGGTGCGCCGGAACGAGGCGCTGAACGGCATCGAAGTCCAGTTCTACGAGAAGCCCCACGCCGACACGCTCGCGGGGCTCAAGGCCGCTGGCTTCCGTTGGCACAAGGTTCAAAAGGTCTGGTACGCCAAGCACTCGCCCGAGCGTGAGGACGCGGCGCACCTCGCCACCGGCGGGCAGCTCCCGTCGATGAAGCAGACCCCCACGGCCGCGACCGGCGACGAGGACACCGGCCGCAACCCCGGCGGTCAGCCCGGCAACCAGAACGCCTACAAGGGCGGGCCGAAGGACGAACCCACCTCGAGCAAGGCCCCGGCCGCGCCCGACGAGCCCGCTCACCTGTTCCCGACGCACTCCGACGACATTCCCGCCGCGAAGGGCGTCACCAGCGAGAGCGTGCATACCGTTCGCCCGCGCTACAACAACGAGCGCATCAAGGTTCGCGCCGAGCGCGGCGGCTGGGACTACTACGAGTACCGCGACCCCGCGCACCCGCACGGCGCGACGTTCATGGACGTGGCCGGCGCGGCCAAGGGCCATTGGGAAACCTACGTGCCCGAGGACGTGAAGGCCAAGCACGAAGCCGACCAGGCCGAGAAGAAGGCCCAGGCCGACGAGCGCGCCGCGAAGCGTTTCGAGGTGCATGAGAACGACGGCAAGCACTTCGTCGTCCATGCGCCGTCGAAGACCATCATCGACCGGGGCGGTCACGCCACGAAGGAAGAGGCCGAGGGCCTGATCGACCGCCTGCGCGGCTCGCGCTTCGACGTGGATACGGCCCCCGAGCAATGGATGCCCTACTTGAACGCCGAGGGTAAGAAAGAGCTGGCCGAGCGCATTCGCCCCGGCAGCACCGCGCCGAAGGCCGAAGAGCCGAAGAAGGACGAGCCGAAGGCCCCCGAAGCGCCGAAAGCCGAGGAAGCCAAGCCCGAAGAGCCGAAGGCCAAGGCCCCGGCCAAGCCCAAGGCGAAGGCCGAGGGCGCTGCGAAGCCTGCCTCGAGCGAGCCGGCCGACACCGGCCGCGACGCCGAGCGGGCCAAGCTGAAAGAGGCCGTCGAGAAGGCCGAGGCGGCTTACAGGGACTTCCATTGGGCCTACCCCGGCACCGTGAAGAAAGAAGTCGGCGTGCCCCTGTGGGAGGCGGTCGAGAAGGCTCGCGCCGCGCTCTCGCGCTTCGATCACCCCGAGAAGGACAAGTCGCACCTCGATTACAAGGACGTGGGCGAGAAGATCGGCGGCGCGCGCAAGGACACCTGGCGCTCGATCGAGGCCGGTGATTCGACGTACAGCACGATCGATTGGGATTCGCTCGACGAAGAGCCCGACCAGGCGCAGCGGGTGATCACCCGTAGCAACCTGCTCGCGCACTCGACCCCGCAGCACATGAAGGACGCCGGCCGACACGCGGGCGTCGCGTACCTGACGCACCACATTCTCATGGCGATCGCCCAGAAGCCCGCCACCGACACCGCGGCAGCTCGTCGCGCCTACGCGAAGGGCGTCGAGTACGTGCAGCGGTCGCTTCAAAACGCCAACACCTTCCAAGACGTTGTGAACGCCGTGAGCTCGATCCGCGACCAGGCGCGCGGCTACCACATGGAGCCGGATGAAAAGATGGAGCATGACCGCCTGAAAGCGGCGTCGAGCGAGGCTTACAAGGTCTACAAGTCGTTCGATGCGGGCGTGAACGAGGCCTACCAGGCCTGGCAGGCGGCTGGCCATGCGGTCAACGAGATCAGGTACAACCGCCGTCTGAAAGACGAGGACAAGCGCGCCGCGCTCATGAAGCCGCTCGAGGTCGAAGCCGAGAAGGCCCGCGCCAAGTGGCAAGCCAAGCTCGACGAGAAGCGGCCCGCCGAGGCGGCTTACGATGCGGCTTCCAAGGCCTTCGGCGAGTTCGCCAAGGTTCTGCGCGATCGCGACGAGAAGAACCCCGAGGGCTGGAAGAACGCCATCGGCATGCTCGGCGATCGCTTCGACACCATGCTCAAGGGCAAGGGCGCGGTCTGGGAGAAGCACAGCCCGCACGCGCAGCGCAAAGTCGCGGCCGACGATTGGAGCTGGATGGAGAAGCAGGACGCCGCCGGCAACCCCGAATCGAAGACGCCGCGCGAGAAGAAGGAACGCACCCTTCCCGAGTGGGAGCGGTACGTTCCCGCCGAGGTCGAGCGCAGCGGCGGCGCTGACGTGGGGCCGGTGAAGCCCGAAGACCTCAAGGCGCGGTTCAACCTGCGCGCGGTCGAGTACGGCAACTATGTCTCGCAGGACGAGGCCGCGCACCATACCAAGTGCGCCACCGAGGCCCTTCAAGACATGGCCGACGCCCTCGGCCTCGCGCCCGATCAGGTCAGCTACGGTGGCCGCCTCGCGCTCGCCTTTGGCGCTCGCGGCAACGGCCACGGCCTCGCCCACTACGAGCCGGGCAAGAAGGTTATCAACATCACCAAGAACGCCGGTGGCGGCTCGCTCGCGCACGAATGGGGCCACTTCCTCGACAACATTCTCGCCCAGGTGGCGCATGAGGGCGAGGGCGGTCACAACAGCTTCGGCAGCCACGGCAAGCACGGCCCCGCCATGCCCGAGAAGGTGATCCACGCCTTTGAAGAGCTGCGGAACGCCATGATGGCGGGCGACATCAAGCCCACGAAGGCCGTCAAGCCCGGCAACAAGCAGTACCGCGCACAGGCGGCGATCGACGAGATCATTGCCCAGGCTGGCGGTGACGGGCAAAAGGCCTACGACGCCATGGCCAAGAACCCGCGCTTCGCCTACTACCTGGACAAGCCCAAGCACGCCAAGCAGTACGCCGAGTACGTCGCGACGAAGACCGGCCACACCATTCAGGTTCCCACGGGGGAGCCGGGCCGTTCCGTCTACCTGCACACGGCGACCGAGATGGGCAAGTATTGGGCGCTCGAGCATGAAATGTTCGCCCGCGCGTGGGAATCCTACGTTCAAGACAAGCTCGAGGCGAAGGGCATCCGTAACAGCTACCTCGTCAGCGGCACCGACATGACCAACGACTTCCGCGACCCCGACAGCAAGAAGGCCTCGGGATTCGCGTACCCGCAGGGCGAAGAGCGCCAGCGCACCAATGCGGCGTTCGACAAGCTCATGGACGCGGTGAAGGCGACCGGCATGTTGGAAAAGGCGATCGCCCTCGCCGACGCCGACCAGGAGCTCGCGTGGTTCCTCGCTGGCGTGTAGTGTCAGAAAAGCGGGGAGCTGCCGGGGTCGCCTGGTAGAATGCCCGCACCCCTTTCGGCAGGGCGCAAGCCCGGCCGTGGAGCGAGCGAACCGAGAGCGGCCCGACAAGCGATTGTCGGGCCGTTTTCGCATTTATGAGAAAATAATGGTTGACTTTAGATTATTCTTACGTTAATATGAGCAAGTCGTCAGGACGTGCGGCACAGTCTCAGACGCTTCCCTTTCGGGGCGAGGCGGCGGGGAATGGGCCGGTGGTTCTCTCGACACCCGGCCGGGTTGGTGCCGTTTCCGCTTTCGGGCGGGCGTGGCGACCAGGGCGGGCAGCTCTCTCCCCTTCGGGCTTTTGTCGGTGGGGGCCGGGTTGTTCGCTTGAAGCTTCACCGCTTCCCCTGTCACTGGACCCCGTTTCCGGTTCTTCGGTGCCGGTCTTGGCGGTCCTCCCGATTCGGCCCCCCGTGAGGGGAGCTGAGAACGCCCGCGAGACTTCCGCCAGGTTGGCTCGCGGTGCTACCGACCCCCTCGATGCGTGTTGAGCCGCAAGGCCCGCTGCACCGGGGGGATTCTGGTATCTGTGCCCTTGGCAGAAACGCGGCCTCGTCGCTTGGCTAAGTGCTACGATCGCCCCTACGAGGGGGCGTTGAGCATGGCTGTCACCGAGATCGTCACCGACTTGCAGCTCGCCGACGGCACGAAAGCCCAAGGCGAGCTTTTGGCCGTTCCGTCAGAGGCCGTCACCACGCCCGACGGCGACACCTTCCTGCCCCGCGTCGCGCATTACGACGTGGTGGACGGCGTTGCGTACATGAAGGGCTCGACGACCGAGCGCATGACGCTGCCCTCGACGGCCGTCGGCACGCCTGCGGGCGTTGCGATCGCCCTGTCGTTCAAGGCCACCGGCGATCCGCGCACCATCCAGCTCGGCCGCTTCGTGATTCCCTCGAGCGACGAGCCGATCTTGTTCTCGGCGCTTGTGGCCGAGTAGGAGGCCCCATGGCGCAAACCGAGATCGTCACCGACTTCCGGCTGCTCGACGGCACCCCGGCCGACGGCGTGCTGTATGCAGCGCCCGCGCGCATGATGGCGACGCCCGACGGCGAAACGATCTTGCCGCGGACCGTGACCTTCGATGTGGTGGCGGGCGTGGCCTACAAGCAGGGCAGCACGACCGAGCGCATGTCGCTGCCGGCGACGGCCGCGTGCGACCCCGTGAACACGACCATTTACCTGTCGCTGCACCGCACGGGCGAGCGCCGGCCGGTGCCCCTCGGGCACTTCATCATCCCGCAGAGCGCGACCCCGATCGAGCTGGCGTCGATGCTCGAGGCCGAGCCGGGCGCGGCGATCGTCTTCGACTACGTGCGCGCCATCATGCACGGCGACGATCGGCTCTCGGGCGTGGTTCACTTCGGCGAGGGCTTCGCGCTCGACCTGGACACCGGCACGATTCGGCTCGCCGCTGGCGTGAACGGCATCGGGGTTCACACGGGCACCGAGCCGCCGGAAGACACCGACGCATACCCGCTGTGGGTGGACGCGGATTCGACGCCGAACGGGGCGCTTCGCGGCTGGAACGGCACCGAATGGACCGACTTGCTCGCAGGCCCGACCGGCCCGCAAGGCCCCATGGGGCTGACCGGCCCCGCCGGTGCGCCCGGTGCTGATGGGGCGATCGGCCCGCAGGGGCCGCAAGGCGAGATCGGGCCGAAGGGTGACAAGGGCGACACGGGCGCGGCCGGTGCTGCCGGGGCGCAGGGCATCCAGGGCGTGCAAGGCCCCGCCGGTGCCGATGGAGCTGCCGGGCCGCAGGGTATCCAGGGCGCGACGGGTGCCGCCGGCCCGAAGGGCGACACCGGCGACACCGGCCCGGCCGGGCCGCAGGGCGTGCAAGGCCCCGCCGGTGCCGACGGCGCACAGGGGCCGCAAGGCATTCAGGGGCCGAAAGGCGACCCCGGCGACACCGGCCCGGCCGGGCCGCAGGGCGACCCCGGCCCCGCTGGCGCTGACGGGGCGATCGGCCCCGCCGGTGCCGATGGAGCTGCCGGGCCGCAGGGCGAGCCCGGCCCGCAAGGCATCCAGGGGCCGCAGGGCATCCAGGGCGACACCGGCCCCGCCGGGGCTGACGGCGTGGACGGCGCACAGGGGCCGCAGGGCTTGCAGGGCATCCAGGGGCCGCAGGGCGAGGTCGGCCCCGCCGGTGCCGACGGCCTCGACGGTGCGCCTGGTGCTGACGGTGCTACCGGCCCGCAGGGTGAGATCGGCCCGCAGGGGCCGCAAGGCATCCAGGGCGTGAAGGGCGACACGGGCGACACTGGCCCGCAGGGCATCCAGGGGCCGCAAGGTATCCAGGGCATCCAAGGCCCGGCCGGTGCCGACGGCCTCGACGGTGCGCCGGGTGCCGACGGTGCCACCGGCCCGCAGGGCGAGATCGGCCCGCAGGGGCCGCAGGGCGAGATCGGCCCGCAAGGCATCCAAGGCCCGGCCGGTGCCGACGGCCTCGACGGTGCGCCGGGTGCCGACGGTGCTACCGGCCCGCAGGGTGAGATCGGCC